CAGCACGGAAGTGGCCAATTGGAGCGTGTCCGATCTCACGCACCCAGTCCCCGACGCCGAAGGGATCTTCGTGGAGGTTCCCGGGATTGGCCTTGAAGATCCGATCGTCGCTGCCGCCCTCGCACTTCTCGTCCAGGAGGATGGGCAAAAACCCGTCGGTGTCGAGTAGGCCAACCAGGGTGCCCTTGCCGCCGCTGCACCACACGCGATCCCCGACACGATAGTCGTGATGGTCCATGTACCATTGTGGCGTGGGCTCGGCGCTGCCTGGGGCGACCTTGCGGAGGCCTATCTGGCCGTCTTGGACGCCGATGTCGAGATAGTCGACGACCCAGCCGGCAGGCTCAGCGCGGAGCACCTTGCCTGGCTTGCCCTTCGGTGCGTGCGGGTGCCGCACCCAGTCCCCCACGCCGAAGGGCTCGGGGGTGAGGTTACGGCTCCATGTTTCGCAGGAAAGCTGCGGTATGTTTGGGCGAGAGTCCCACTCGACCAAAGTATCGTTGCCCCTAGACTCCGGTCTGAGGGCTACCTTTTGGACCGTCCCAGCCCACCGATCGTTTACCACCCGATCCCCCACCTGATACTCGCTCATTTGATCCTCCTCTACTAGCTCGAGCCACTCGGGGGCCCAGCCGCATCTGTAGGCTCGCCCCGGACCGAAGCGCTCGCTCTTGGTCTCGACGTAGCGCCCTTGCCCTTCATCGAGCACATCGCACACGGTGGCGATCGCGCCCACGAACTTGTCGCGCCAGGGGTTCCAGGGGCATATGCCGTCGCCGCGCTTCACATCCCGCCCCTGGATGATGCACACCTTGTCGCCGATCTTGAACTCGCTCATGACTCGTTCTCGACCGGCTCGAGCCAGGCCACGGGCCACCAGTTGTCCTCCTCGCCGAGGAGGCCCACCGCAGGGTAGCCAGCCGGATGCGCGTCATCGACCTCGAAGACTTGGCCGATGAGTTCGTCTCTATCTGACCACGGCCAGAAGTGGCACGCGCCCTCGGGCCTGATCCGGCGCCCGTCCAGGATGCGCACGCGCTGGCCTGTGCGAAGCCCCCCCGGCATGGGCCTCTCCTCGGGCTCGGACTCCGCTGGCTCGGGCTCTGGCATCTCGTCGACGAAGCGTGCTGCAGCCAGCCACGCGTGCTTGGCCGGGGCGCTCCAGTCCCGCTCGATCCCGACGACGTACAGCCGCATGGCGACCTCGAGCTTGATCTCGTCCTTGGTCTTCATCTTTCGTCCTCCCCGCAGACGTGCAGGCAGCAGCGCTCGTGGACTGCCCACGGGCAAAAGTCTGGGCCTGGGTTTTCGCATGTGTGCTTGGGGCACATGTCGTGCCTTTTATCCTCGCACCAGTGGCACCCTGGATCTGGCACAGCGATCGCGTCCCAATATGCCTCCACCGTCTCGGCCAGCTCGTCCTGCAGCCTGATGACCCACGCCGCCCAGGCTAGGTCACCAGCCGTAGCCCACAGGAGATCCACCCCCTTGCGCAGCGCAGCCACTAGCGCGCGGTTGCCGTCGCCGATCGTGCTCGTCGTGACCTTGATGTTCATGGCCCGGCCTCCTTGACCTCTTCGATCTCGACGTCGCAGCAGTCCCCGATGTCGATCTCGCCCGAGCAGTGGTAGCACAGGCCCGCCCACCAGTCGCCTTCCTTGTAGGCCTTCTCGACCGCAGCTCCCTCGTCGTCGGCCTCGAAGGTGCCTATGAACTTGCTCGCGTAGTAGAGTCCGTAGATCCTGAACTTCGGCATCTTACTCTCCTTTCGGCAGCGCCCCGGCTGCGCGCAGAGCCTCGTTGATCGCCTCGCTTCTGGATGCAGCGCTGGCTGCGCCGACGTACCATCGGCCCCCAGCGCACCACATACGCAGCTCCGCTACGCCCGTGGGCGCGCGAAGGACGAGCACGCGGCACGCCTGCCGCTCGCAGCTCACGGTGCCTGGCGCGCGGTACGGCCCCATCATGACTCTCCTTTCGGTAGCGTCCAGCCGCGCCCGTTCGGGCCACGCGCTACAGCGCCCGTGGTGTGCAGGTCCACGAGTACAGAGCGCAGGCGCCGCATGCCCACACCCAAACGCTTGCGCAAGGTATGCGTCGCGATGGGCTCGTCCCTGGCTGCTAGCGCGTCTATCACGGCCTGCTCCAGTTCCTCTATGGTCTTGGTCGCTTTGGGCTTGTCGAAGCCCGTAGCGCGATCCGCGAAGGCGTCGGCAAACGCCCAGGCATCATCAGCAGCCTGCCACGGGCTAAGGCCCTGGTTCGCGCAGTCGATCATGACGGCCTTGGCCACCTGCACGCGCGCCTTCTCGAGGTCGCTCGGTTTCATGACTCCTCCAGCCGAGCCAAGCACTGTCGGCAGGTCAAGTAGTTGCCCCCGCTCAGCCCCTGCAGCGTGTTCACCAGGTGAGGGGCGATGCGGTCGACGTGCCTGGACAGGGCCGGACCCTCCATGTAGTCGTCCGCGTCGCTAGGTACCACTCGCCCGCAAAGGGTGAAGTAGCCCCCAAGCGCCGAAACGTCCACGGCGTCTGCGCCCACCACGTAGTGTCGCGTGCTCCAGCGCCCTTGGCGCTTCCACGACACATAGCCTCCGCTGATTCGATCGTCCTCCGGCATCAGTCGTCCTCCCCTAGCCAAGCGCGCAGCTCGGCCAGCACGGTCTCCTCGTCTCGCATCTCGTCCAGGGCAGCGCGCCCGGCGCCTCCGCCCTCGGTGTCGGCCCCGACGTCCTCGACCACCGCGAGCTTGTCGAGTAGTGAACGCCGAACCTGCTCGTCGATAGTCCCTTCGGCGACCAGATAGTGGATCGTGACGGGCTTGCCCCCTAGTCGTCCCACGCGCCCCTCCATCTGCACGAGGTCGTGGGGTGTCCACGGGAGCGCGCACCACACGAGCCCGTCGGCCTGGTGCAGGTCCATCGAGGTCCTGACGCTGTCCGCCGTGGCGATGAGCGCGGCCGGGCCCTCGTAGCGCTGGAACTCCTCGGCGATCGCGCTGCGCGGCCTCGAGTCGATGTCCCCGGTCACGCTGCGCAGCCACACGCCGTCGCGCACTGCCTCGCGGCACTCCTTCTCGACTACCTTGCCCAGGGCCAGCGTGAGGTGCGCCACGAGCTTCTTGCGCGAGGTCACGAGCACGACCTTGCAGCCCTGGTTGAGGTACTCGAGCGCCGTCTCGCACGCGAAGGGCTCCTTGGCCTCAGCAGCGCGCGAGATCGCCATCTCGACGCCCCCGCCCATGTAGCGGCACTGGCTGTAGTCCGGGGTCACGAGGCGTACGTCGCGCTGGACGGCAGGCAGCTCGTGCGCCACGTCCGCGCGGGACGCGACCATGAAGAGGTGCCCACAGCGCGTCCCCAGCTCGCCCAGGTTGCTCGAGCCCGTGGTGCAGAGGCCGCCCCAGTCGTTTCGGTAGGCGGCACAGTAGCGCTCGAGCCACTGGAGGCGCCCCAGGCGCTCGTCGCTCTTGCGCGTCCACATGGGGTAGCGTGACGGCGAGGCGATGTGCATCTGGGCCCAGAGGTCGCGGACGCGATCGCGCACCGGCGTGGCCGTGAGCTGGATCACGCGCCCCCTACGCCTGCGCACCTGACGCGCCAGCTCGACAGCGTGCTCGAAGCGGCGCTTCTTGTACCCGCCGCTCTGGAGCTTGCGGGGCGGCCTGTGCCCCATCTTCAGCTCGTGCGCCTCGTCGAGGATGAGCCATTGCCAGGGCACGTGCGCCAGCTCTTGAGCGCGCCGTCCGATGACCTCATAGTTCGTGACGACCATCGAGGCGTTTTCCAGCGCGCGCTCGAGGCTCGAGAACGTGCCATCACGATGCACGCCCTTTTTGCTGTACTGCTTGCCGCCCCAGAGGACGGACACAGGCTGCTCGAGCATCCACTCCGCGTCCCTGGGCCAGACGTGGCGGCCGATCGCGCGCGTCACGATCAGCACGGGCGCGCGCTCGTCCTGAGACCACGCCGCGAGGGTCGTGGCTGTCTTGCCAAGGCCCGCAGCCCACCAGAGCCCTGCCCACCGCGGATCGGCCAACGCCAACGCGGCGCGCTCTTGGTAGGCACGTAGCTTATGCCAACCGGGGCAGGTCACCGATCCAGCTCCCTCCGCCCGACCACGTGTGAGATCCACGCTAGCAGCATGACGGCCGCGCCTATCAGCAGCCCGCAGATGAACGACGCTCCATCGTAGGTCTCGATCGCGTTCATGGCGATGAGCGGCCCTGCGATGGCCAACAAGGTGTACGCGAGTCTGAGGACGATCTCTACACTCAGCATGGTCTTCTACTCCCCCGGCCACTCCGGGATCACGCGCCGGATCTCTCGCGCTTGGAGCAGGCGTTCGTGCGCCAGCTTATCTATGGGCGCGGCAGCCTCGGCATGGTCCATGGCGGTCAGAGCGAAGCTGCTCGCTTCCTCTGGGGTTGCTAGGCACGGGGTTGCTAGGCACAATGTCTCCGCTGCGCGTGTGGCCCAGCCGACGCCAACGCGAGGCCCCTGGGCAACTGCAACCCACCGGGGATCGGGCATCTGGTGCTTGCCGTCCAGCCACTCACGCGCCCAGCGCCGCCAAACAGTAGCTCTCGGGTCGCGCACGCCCCGCATGATCTTCTGTGCGCGTCGGATCGCTCTCGCTACCGCACTTTGGGCCGCGCCAATCAGGACCTGCCCATGCGCAACGATCAACTCGTGCGACAGTCGCTCGAATTGCCAACCCATCCAGTCCCCGCGCTTGCACAGCCGCCACGCGTCTGCTTGCGTCGCTTTGGGCCCGAGCGACCTGCGCCACTCCATGGCCTCCTCGCACGAGCCGTGCTCCTCCCCGAACTCGACTGCTAGCATGCTACTCCTCCTTGATCCCCAGGGCTTCGGCGCAGGAGGTGCAGTAGGCCACGGCGTGCGTCTTGGGCAGCGTTCGTCGTCTGTAGTCCACCGGAGTCTCGTCCCACGAATAGAGGACTTCGGGGGCTTCACCACATTCGTGGCAGGCCTTCATGTGCTGGCTCAGGAACCGCGTCGGATCGATCCTGAGCGCCCGATACGTCCCCCGCTCTGGCGCCCAGCGCGCGGGGTCTAGAAGGGTGCCGTCGGTGGCGGTTGTGAGGGAATGGTGACGCCGCCGAGTGCTGTTCCCCTCAGCAGCGCGATCCCACAGGGCCTCCAGGCGCTCTTGCAGCTCGGCGTCGGTCTCGTCTCTCATGCGTCTTGCCCTTCCCGGGCGCGCCACTGGGGGCAGCAGGATGTCTCGCCCCTGAGCCGACCGACGTGGCGGTTCCATCCAGCTCTGGCTGCATCCTGATCGCGGCAGCGCCCGTACAGGCCGCCCGGCAACTTCCTCTCGTCGTACCAGGCGGCGCAGCCGATGCAGCGCTTTCCTGGCATCGCCTCCCTGAGGAACTCGTCCAGCCGGATGAATACGTCGTCGTGCAGGCGCGGGTCGCGTAACGTCTCCGCGTGCTCCTCGTCGGTCAACATCTCCATCTCTGGATCGTCATAGGGTCCGACCGACGGACAGTACAGTGTAGGCACCTTGGGCGGTGTGTCTCTCATGTGTCTCTCCCGAAACTCAGCCTACGACAGCGCGATCGCCTGGGTCAAGCGAAATCGACCCCGAGCGCGAAAGCGGGATCACTCCCCTTGCGCCGCGCCCCCGCACCGTGGTATCACAGATCCATGGGAGAAGATGGGGCGCTCTCGGCCGAAGAGCGAAAACGAAGACTAGCCCAACGCGCCAAGAGCCTACCGCGCATGGTTCAGGCGGCCACGCCCGTCGAGTGGCTGATCGAGGGCATGCTCGCCAAGGGTGCGCTGACCGTCGTTGCGGGGCCGGCGAAGAAGGGCGCGAAGTCGATCATCACGATGCAGCTTGCCGTGTGCACGGCCTACGGGCAGCCGTTCCTGGGCAGGCCAGTCCCTAAAGGTAAAGTGATCTACGCGAACCTTGAGGACGGCGCCGGACGCGTGGGCAGGCGGCTGAAGCTCCACGGCGTGACCGCAGAGAACCCCGAGGGCGGCGAGATGCTCGGGCTGTACTACCAGGAGGACGTCCGCACGATGCTCGAGGTCATGCCCCGGGACTCCGCGTGCGACCTCTTCGTAATCGATCCCCTCGCGCACATCGCTGCTGCCTACGGCGTCGAGTCCGAGAATGACAGCGTGCAGATGACCCCGTTCATGGCAACGCTCCGCGAGTTCGCTCAGCGACAGCGCTGCGCCGTCGTGCTCGTGCACCACTACCGCAAGGCCGGGGACATGATGCGCGGCTCGACGGCCATCGAAGCGGGCTCAGACGGCTGGTGGGACGTGGCGCCAGACATCGAGGACCCGAACAAGAAGCTGATCAAGTGGACGCTGCGCGATGGCCCGCCGGGCGAGCAAGGCGCCCTAGTCGAGTTCGGCGAGGGGACGTCGCTCAAGGCGATCGACGCCGACGAGGTCAAGCCCAAGATCGAGAAGGAGAAGCGCAAGCGCGAGAGCGATGAGGAGCTGCAGGAGCGCCTCGCTGGGTGGTGGAAGGACAACCCCGGGTGTTACTCGCAGAGCAACCTCCGCGCAGTCATGAGCGTCGGCCAGGAGAAGATCCGGCGCGTACTGACCGCCATGGAGGTGGTCGGACTGGTAGTCCGGGGGGAGGACAAACAGGGCTGGCGCTTCGTGGGACATAACTCCTTCGAGGGAGATAACTCACATGAAGGGTAGTCCGGACTGTTTGCGTAAGTATGCGAAAGCTGGGTCGGACCGGTCCGACGGACTGGTAGTCCGGACTGATAACGCCCGTACCCCGACCAGTCCGGACTGATAGGGCCCCCTACGTAGTAGGGGCCCCAGTCCAGTCCGGTCTAGGGCAGGGGCAGTCCGATGAGGGGAAGATGAGAGGCTCGAACAACATAACCCCGCTGAAGCCGCTGTCAAGCGTTACCGTATATATAAGGAGGAAGATCAATGGGCAGTAACACGCAGTGGAGCGAGTACCGGGAGTTCGAGGCCGAGCCCGGAGCGACGATCGCGTCGTGGTACGAGGCAGGCCTGGGCGTGGGCATGTCGAGCGGGTGGCGTGCGGCGCTACGCATCTCAGACGTCGTCCACGCCGAGAGCAATCTGATGCAGGACCGCACCAGCGCGATCGCAATGGTCGAGGCCGAGCTGCACATCATGCGCGAGGAGGGGCTGCGGGATCTGCCCAAGGGGCCGTCTGAGGAATAGGCACGCGCCCCGAGGCGTAGACCATAGAGGAGGGACAGCATGAACAAGACAATCACGCGGGACCAGCTCCAGACCACGACCATCAGCAACCTGCTGATCGAGTCGTACCGCGAGCGGCTCCAATGCGACCCGTGGATGTTCGACGGCGCCCCCGTGTCGGCCATCGACACAACTCGGTACCGAGCAGTCGCGTGGGTGTGCGGGTACGAGGTCGCGGTCGGTCGCGGGAGCACGCGCAAGGAAGCAGTGGACGTGGCAGCCCAACGCGCACTCAAGCGGCGCGAGGTCGATCGCGAGTGGCGCGCTAGCCTGAACATCGAGGAGGACGCGATCGAGGAGGGGCGCGATGACCGGTGACGAGAAGAAGGTGCTGTGGGAGCTGTGCAAGCGCGCGACGCCTGGGCCATGGGAGTGGGACGCGCAGTCGAAGTACATCACGGCTTACGCCGACGGCTCAACGGTCGCGGCTGTGGGCTGCGCTCCTGCCGACCGCGAGTTCATCGCCATGTCGCGCGAGGCCGTCCCCGAGCTACTCGAGGAGATCGCGCTGACACGCCAGATGTTCGCCGTCGCTGGTGCGCTCGCGCTGCTAGCCCTGGACGAGCTACCCCCGGCCACTGCGCTCCAGATCGCCAACCTGCCCCTGCGCGATCCCGAGGAGGCGATCAACGCGTACCGGCGGAAGATCCGCCAAGTGCTGGGCGACACGCCCGAGGAGGATGCGGGATGAGTCCCTACCGAGGCAGCGCGCCGCCCGAGCCCCCAGCCCGCGAGCCGTTCCGCTTCGTCAAGGGGACGTGGCTGTACTACCTGTGGGCGCTGGTGTCCCTGTGGCCCTCGATGATCGCTCGCGTCTACGGCAGGGGCGGCGAGCACCCGTGTTGGGCGCCGGCCATGTGCGCCTGGGTGCACGCGCTCATGGGCGTAGGCATAGCGATCGCGTTCTGGGTGGATGGCGTCCCGGTGGCCGTCGCATTGATGGCCGTCGCTGTGGTCCTGTTCGACACAGGCTGGGCACTGATCGGATGGCCCAGAGGTGCGCCCTTGCTCTACGGCGTGAGAGCGCGTCCGGAGCCGAAGCCCTTGCCATGGGAGGACGAGCGATGAGCCGGGGGATGTGGCTTGGCGTCGCTATGGTACTGGTGCCCCTGATTGTCACGATCGGGAGCATGGCATACATCGACACGTTCTGCATCAGGTCCTACCTGGCGGGAGGAGTGTCAACCGGGGCGTACGTCACGCTGCTGGCGTGGATGGGGAGGGAGCGATGACCGACGACATCTACCCCGTCCCCGCACCAAAGCACAAGGTCATCGGCTCAATCCCAGCGACCATCCGGAGCGACGGCGAGGCCGAGGTGCCGGTGAACGTGGAGGCCGAGCGCCAGCGCAAGATCAAGCGGCGCATCGCAAGCCTCCTGGCCGAGGAGCGCGAGCTGTGGGCGTTCGTGCGCAAGCATGACGAGGTCGGCGACCTAGCGCGTGACTGGGGCGAGACGGTCCAGGTGTTGCGCAAGGTGCTAGGCGCCCTGCGCGAGCACGAGTCGCCCGACATCGGCTCGCTCGCCGCTACGTGCTACCAGGACTTCGGGGACGAAATCGCGCTGCTCGAGGAGCACCTGGCGCGATACGAGAGGAGGGTACCGAGATGATCTGGCTCGTGACGAACGCCAAGGGGCAATCATCACGTGTGATCGCCGCCGATCGCAAGGCCGCGCGGGCCAACTCCCGGGTCACGAACCCGCACGGGAAGCGCTCCAACCTCGATGTGCGCCCGGTGAGTTGCGAGGCACCTGGACACTACGACCGATGGGGGAATGGCGCAGCCAAGCCCCTGCGACAGGCGGTTGCGTACGTGCGTGACGTGCCCATGTGCCCCGTCTGCATAGCGCATCTGAGCAAGCCCTTGGACGAGCGCGTCGCCGAACTCGAGGCGCGTGTCGCGTCACTGGAGGATCAAGCATGAGACGCAACCTGTGCAGTACCGAGTGCTACTTCTGCGGGGACGAGCCCAAGCTGGTCGAGAAGCCTCGACTGATCACCCAGCGGGATGCAGGTCGGTTCTTCGACGAGTACGCCGGGATGCTCGTGGCCGACGCCGAGTGCCCAAGCTGCCGCGCCCAGTACCTCGCGTGGGTTGACATGCGGGGGTGCAAATACCGCACGGTTGACCCCTACATCCACGGCGACCCCTACTTCGACCTGTCGTTCCGCAAGACGTTCAACGACGAGCCGGCCTGTGGCGATCAGCCCCCGTGGTACTGGTGGGAGGAGCGCGAGCGCAAGCTGCACGATGCACTGGCCGTAGCGCTGGACTACATCTCGCCCTTCGAAGCACGGCGCGTCGGCTTGGAGAAGTACCGGAGGAACCAAGATGAGCGATAGACCGACCAAAGCGCCGCTACGCAAGATCGTGGAGCGGCACAAGCCCAAGGGCTGGTACGGACGAAGGCGTCCAGAGCGCCAGCGCGTCACTCTCGAGTGCGGGCACGACAGCGACATCCCGTACGGAGCCCCATCGATGCGGACGCGGTGCTACGGTTGCCTCCGCGAGGAGCAAGCGGCCTGGGAGGGCGAGCACACCTGCGCTCATGGCGTGCTCGTAGTCGATGGCCGCGTGTGCAAGGACTGCGAGATCGAGCGGCTGCGCGCTGCGCTGTTGAAGTACGGGGGGCACGAGCGACGTTGCCTACGCGCACCCGACAGCACCATGACCGTGCTCAGCGGCCCTCCCCCGACGTGCGACTGCGGCTGGGAGGCGTTGTACCGAGAACTCGCGGGGGGATCGTGATGTCCGGCCCGCACCGCACGCTTGTAGGAGGCCAAACCGCTCGTGTACCAGAGCGCAACATACATCGGTTTGTGAAAGTCGGCGAGCTTGCCATAGGCGCGACAATGTTCGCCGAGGAAGGCTCGCTATACGTAGACTCAAGACGCTGCTTGTACATAGCATCAGATGCCCTCTGCCGTCCGTACCGCTTCTATCGCGCCGACGGACGCTGCATCCGCGTCGAGCGCCAAGAGCAGGGGATCGTCGTGGCGATCCGCCCCGGCGCCCGCCTCAAGACTGCCTCGCATGTCCCGGGCAGCGCGATCCCCGTGATCAAGATTTGGTGGGAAAAGCCCTGAGGGTGTGCTATTATCCCAAGCGGAGAGACCATGAGCCCCGAAGCAATCGCTGACCTGCTAGTCGCTGGCGCTCAGTACCTAGGCGCTGCGATGGCGCTCTACGCGCTTGTGAGCACGGGCGTGTGGGTCGCGAAAGTGTGGCTGGGACGAAGGAGAAGAGACGATGAAGGCTGACTACGGCTGCAGCGACATCCACTGTGTGCTCAGGGACAACCCCGTCGGCACCAATGGCGGATGCTCGTGCCTCCGGGGCCTCGAGCTGCGCGACAGGGTCGTGGTGCGCCGGCGGCTGCTGGAGTGGCGACGGCTGCAGGATCTGCTGCGCACGATTGCCAAAGGAGAGGACGATGAAACCGCGTGAGTGCGAGTTTCGTAGCGAACGTGGCCTGTGTCCGCGTGTCACAGAGGGCGCACCGTGGCACCCCTGCCAGCAGGACGGCTGCCCGCGCCCCTCCATCGACTGGCCCGAGGCCGAGGGGGACGAGCGGGTGCGGAGGGCCCTGATCACGCTGAAGAAAACGCGCCCGCATGACCTAGCTCTCACCAATGAAATGGTGGACGCGCTGGACGACATGCTGACAGTCCAGATCGTTTCCTGCGTGATGGAGCTGCAGCGGGAGGTGGCCAAACAGCTCTCCCTCCGAGACGTTGAGGCCGCTGCGTGGGCGGCCGAGCGGGAGGCGCTCAAGACCGAGGCGAAGCGGCTGCGGGCCGAGGTGGAGCGCATGAGTGGCGCCTGTCCTTGCGAGCACCGTAGGTCGGCGGAGGCCGACCGTGACCACTGGCAGGCCGAAGCCCGAGGCCTGCGGACGGCGCTGGACGAGGCGGAGGAGGACGCACTAGACGTCGCGGAGGCGCAGGCCCGGCTCGCAGATCCCGACCAGGTCACGATCCCCTACAGCGAGGCGCGGAGACTGCTCGGCCTGCGCCAGGAGAACGAGGACGATGAGCGATAGGCGAGAGGTGGTGACAATCACGCGTGAGGACCTGGAGCGTGCGACCAGCCGGCGCATGGACGGCGACGAGCACGAGGTCCTCGAACTGGTACGCAAGCGGCTCGAGAAGGGCCACGTGGACTACGGCGACCTCGACGTGTGTGATGGGCGTGACTGGGAGGCCGAGGCACTAGACGAGGCGCTGGACGGCGTGGTGTACCTCGCGGCCGCGATCTTGGAGATGCAGAAGCGGCGCGAGGCTCCGGAGAACTTCGCGACCCTGACCGCGGGCGCGCCGTTCTGCCCTCTGATGTCCTACGGTGGGTGGTGTCGGCACCCGCACCGCGCGGGGCACAGGTGCGACCGACGCCCGAACTACTGTCCCCTGCGCCAGGGCAAGAGCGTGCTCGTGAAGTGGAAGGAGATGAGCGATGAGCAATAGGTACTTGAGTTGCGACGAGATCGCTGAGTTGTTGGCGGAAGACAGCTCGATGTGCTGTAAGACGTGCATTTACGCCGACCCCACCAATGCGCTGTGCTGCTCGAAGGACGTGGAGTACGCCTACCCTACCGACGTGGGCTTCTGCCCCGAGTGGACGGGCGTCGCGTCGGATGGCTCCCGCGAGTGGGGCTACCTCGACGAGCTGCTGCGCCTAGCGCAAGAGCGAGAGGCGGGCGTGTCTACGCTCGAGCAGAAGTACGAGTGCGCCCTGCGCGAGATCGCGGCGCTGAAGGACGGGTACGAGCGCCTGCAGGATGACTTGCGCTTCCTGAGCAGGCAGAAGCACGACGAGGGCACCGCGGAGCTTGAGCGAGTGCTGACGGACCTCATGCAGCCCGGACACATGAGCTGCGCCACCTGCTGCCACTGGCAGCGGGCGCACAACCACGCCTCGGGCGACATGAGCGTCGAGGAGCCCGTACCCGAGGGCTGGTGCGCGCTGATTGGCAAGGACCCGATGCCGCCGGCCACTGGCTGTGCGTCGCTCTGGCCGTACGAGGACAGCGAGATGGAGTTCATGTGCAGCGAGCGCTTCGGCTGCATCCGCTGGGAGGCGAAGACATGCAAGTCCAAGTAGCCGTGTGCCCCAAGTGCCTGCGCGTGTGGTACGTGCCTGACCAGGCGACGCACCCCGATCTGCACATTCGCAAGGGCGTGTGCTGTGACTGTAGTTTCGGTCAGGCCGTGCGCTACGTGGCGCTGCTCTTCCGCGACCTCGACCTCACCGACAAGCGCCGCGTCCCCCAGGACGTGATCGACCGGCTGTGCGCCATGGTCCGCGAGATCGTGGGGCCAGACAGGCGCATCGCGTACGGCTACGAGCCCGAGTACAGCGACGCTCAGTACCCGGACGTCTTGATAGTGTGCTGGGAGGAAGAGGAGTTCAGCGAAGCCTCATGGGCGCGATGCGTAGCTGTCAAGGAAGCGCGGGTAGAGCAGGACTTCGAGCCCGAGTGGGCGTCGATCGTCGTGATGGCGCAGCACGGTATCGAGCACGTGCTCGAGAAGGGCTACACGCTCTATGAGCCGTAGGCCACTCACCCAGGGCATCGCTGCCGGCGTGCTCCTGTATCTCGGCTGCGTAGGCCTCATGGTCCAGCAGGTAGCAGCCTGGGCAGAGCTGCTCTCGCCCCTGTGGTGGGTCTTATCGCTCTCGGGCGTGGCTCTCTTCTGCGATGCCGTGCGGCGCACACTGGAGGACGAATGAGACTGGGTCAGCTATCAGAGGAGTGGCTCCTAGCGCTGCGGCGCCACTACCGGGGCGACGTCGATTTCAACGACCGCGTGGTCGAGCTAGCGGAGCGCGAAGAGATCGCTGACCTCGTCGCAGCCGTCGTGGTCGTCGCCAACCGCCTCATCGGGCGCTACAACCAGGTCGCTCGGGCGCGCACTTACGACGCGATCCTGACGCTCCAGTCGCTCGTGATGCTCGCCGAGCAGGACGAGGCCAGCTAGCGTGTGGCATGCACTCCAGGCCATCGCAGGCGCGTTCCTGGCAGCCATAGGCGCGACTGGCGTGTTCGTCTACATGACCTGGGGGCACTACGGCCACCCCGCCCTGTGGTCCCTGGCGCTCGTGCTGGGCATCATCGCGTACGTGACGGCGGAGTCGTCGCGGCCGGCGGGCTAGGGCAGGTCGCACGTGGCCACCGTTGGTCGCCCGCTTTTGCCCCGCCGCGCGGAATGCTTATAATGTTAGTGATATGTCGGGTCGCAGACAGCTCGTTATCCTGCTCCGATCCTATCCAGCCATGGACGGGCTGGACAGCCGACTCGAGCGGGTAGTGGAGCTACGCAAAGCATCCGCGGCGGCTCTGGAAGCGTTTGCCGACCTCGCTGCCGCGCTCCGGGAAGTCGACCCGGAAGTCGAGGTCGCTGATCTCAAGAACGCCATATCCCCCACCGTCATGGTGACAACCACCGACGCCGGCCAACGACTCATCGAGCAAGCCAATATCGTTGAGAGCGTCTCCCCCGCCGTAGAGGCACGCGCGAATTGAGCATCTTCGCGAGGAACAGGTGCGTGCCAAACACCCGAGCCGTCCCTCACACCCCCTCCCGCAGCACGCGCTCGTACTCCTCGACGGGGATCAGGACGCGCCGGCCGAAGCGCACGCTCTTGATCTTCTCGCTCCTAATCCAGCCGCGCACGGACGCGGTGCTCATGCCGAGGGCCTCGGCCAGCTCGGCGATGCTCCTGAACTTGATCTTCCTCTGGTCCATCGCTTTAGTCCTCCTCTACTATGCCCATGCCAGGATTTGCGCCTGGAGCTGAAGCACCAGCTCTACCGCCGCAGTCGAGAGGACACCTGCGGCGGCCATGGGCGGTTGGGCCTAGTCCTCGTCGTCCACCACTGTAGCCACGCCGTCCACGTCCACGCTCACGCGGTCGCCGACATCGCCGAAGGGCAGGGCGACGATCCGGTCGGGCGTGGTGTCGGGGTACAGGGCGCGCAGGGCGCTGTCGTCCGTGTCGCAATGCAGCAGCACGATCTCGGTGACCATGTCCTGAGCGTCCAGGATCGCGTAGCGGCAGAGCTGGCACATCACGCTCTCGAGCGCCTCCTCGTCGCCGTCGATGGCGCGATCGATCAGCATGGCCTGCGCGAAGTCGAAGTGGTTGATGGCATCCTCACGCGCCCCCTCCAGCTCCTCGCCCTCGGCCGTGACGTCCAGCTCGTAGCGCTCGTCGTCGCGGAGCTGCCTCAGGTAGCTCTCGACGTCGTCCTGGTCCAGCACGACCTCGGCGTCCTCGACCGCGCGCTTGGCCTCGGACTCGATCTCGGCGTCTGTGCTGTAGGCCGTGAGGCCCAGCTCGGCGAGCACGTCCGAGACGGGCTCGTAGTAGTCGCAGGCAGCCCAGGGCTCGTAGACCTCGTAGGGCTCGGGCTGCAGGCCCTCGACCGTGCCGTAGACGTCCTCGGCGGCCTCGCGTGCGACGTAGCTCAGGCGTCCCACGCGATTGCTCCCGTCCCAGTCGACCGTGGCGCTGTCCAGGATGGCCTGGCAGGCGGGCGTGACCTTGCGCATCAGGTCGGCGAGCGGGGCCATGCGCAGCGGCGGGATCTCCCACTCGATGTCGCGGCCGTAGAAGGCTCGCATCGACTGGCCGCTACCAATGATCGAGGAGTAGTGCGCGCTCAGCTCTCCCGTCTCGAGGTCGAGGCACAGGAGCGCGGGCTGGCGCTCGGTCTGCCCCTGGTAGTGGCAGTACAGCGCGTCGTCGGACTCGGTCGCGATCGGCGTGACGGTGGTCTTGTCGGTCATGTCGTCTCTCCCTCAGCCGGCGTTGCTCATCAGTGCAGGACTAGCCGGTGTACCTGCAGACGGGGCGCTGGGCCCCGTTTCGCACCGCCTACGGGACGACCCTCGCGGACGCGATGGCGTCGTCGTTGCCGTCCTCGTAGTACCGGGCATCCGGCCCGATGTCGTCGGCGGCGCATCCGGAGTCGTGGACGTCGAGGTCGGCCGGCTCCATGTGGCCGTCGGGGCGGACGGTCTCGAGCGTCTCGGGCAGTTCGTTGACGCCGTTGTAGACTTCGCGCGCCTCCTTGACGCCCCACCCTGCACCGGTCCACCAGTAGCCGCTCGTGGACTCGATGGCGAGGCGGTGCACCTCCGTGATGACGAGGTCGTCGCGGTACTCGTCGATGGCCATGATGTCGGCGTTGCTCAAGCACTGGGCGGGGCCCAAGTCGGTGATGACGCTGTGGTAGTAGTCCCGGTAGCCTGCCGCCTTCGCCATGGCGTCGAGGGCGTCGTCCTCGGTCTCGCCCTCGTAGACGCCGAGGTCCTGGCCGCTGGTCGTGTTTTCGATTCGATAGGGCTTCATGGTGTCCCTCCGTGTTGCCCTAGGGTGATGCACTCTGCGTGCCACTTCCTGCGCTGTGTGATACTAGGCACTTACTCCTGCCACCCCCTGCGCCCTGTGTACTCCCGTTGACACACAGCGTGTCAAATTGTGTTCACACCCGCTCCCTGCGCTGTGTGTCGTGTCGTATACCTCTATAGCGCGTGGCGCGTGCTGGCGGGCGTAGGGCTCCGGGCGCGCGATGTCGGCGAGCGGTGACACTCCAGCCGATGTCACCGAGCGATGTCACTGCCGGGAGCTGCCGGAGGGTGCCGGATACTGCCACTGGATGGCCCGATTCGTGGCCGGATAGCCTCCTGACGCCCCTCAGAGCTGCCGAATCAGGCCATGATGGCCCGATTCGTGGCCGGATGGACGTTATTCTGCCCACTGCGCCCCCCTAATGGGCAGAATATGATCCATGGGTCACTGGGGACCCGGAAATAGGTGACCAGTGGTCCCTTATTGCTCCCGTGTGCGCTCCCCTCTGCTACGCCCTCCAGGATGCCGGGGGCCGATCGTTAGTGACCGGCGGTTGACAAAGACCGTCGGCCGCGTTACTCTCCTGTCATGCCCGATATCTCGCACCCCCCCGCAGCAGACGAGCGCGATGAGTTTGAGGAGGCCCGCGACGAGGCTGGTCTGAGCGTCCCGGCGTTCGTTATGGCCCCCGATGGCCTGCCCATGCCCGACGTCCCCCACGAGGTGCTCGAGGACGAGTCGCTGCCTCCGACGCTCGAGAACCTGATCTGCCAGGCCTGCCTCAACTACTGCGCCGTGCTCACGAGCAGCCAGGACCTCGGCGGAGGCCGCCAGCTCCGGCGCTACTGCACCCGGCTCCAGGCCGGCTCGGAGCTGATGGAGCTGACCGAGGCTTGCGTGTTCGCTTGCGACTACTTCGAGTTGGCCGAGTACAACCCGCTGGGCGTGGACCTGGACGAAGCGCGCGAGATCGTAGCGCGGTCCAGCGTGCTGTTGGAGGAGGCGCACAGGACGCTAGCCAAGCGCGCCAGCCCCGAAGACGCACGCGAGCCCAGCGACGGGATCGTGGAGCTATAGGAGGCAAGAGTGAGTAGCGAGGCGCAGAAGACCCTTCCGATCCCGAACGCCCTAGGCAACCGCGAGCGGTTCGATCGGAGCGACATCATCTATGACTGCCGCGAACGGCTGGTTCGCCAGCTCGTGTACGCCATCGAAACCGAGGACTCGGACCCGCACCTGGCTGGCGGCACCGTCTACGTCTGTCGCGAGAAAGACGTAGCGACGCTTGAGGAGTTGCTCCAGTTCCACATGCATCTGGACACGTGGCGCTACTTCCCGGGCTCTGGGACGCTCGGCAGGTACGTGCATGACACGGGACGCTACGTCATGCTCAGCACGCACATCACCAGGGGGGACGGAGCCTGTGCGGACCTCTATCTCGACCCCGCGTGGCTGCTCGAGCCGGACGAGGCCGAAGAGGCCTGATGCTCTACCGCATCCTAGACGCCATACTCTGCTGGCTCCACACCACGTGGCGCCGGCTCGTGCCCGTGAGGCGTGAGGGCCTGGACGTGCCCCCACCGGAGGAGACCGATGAAGTTTGACCGGGAGGGCTGGAAGCGCGCCAGCGACTCGAAGGTCCTGAAGCACGTTTACCTCCAGCTGGAGAACATCTTCCTGCGTCACGAGGAGCGTGCCGACGCCTCCGGCCCCTTCAACCCCGACTCTGGCCCCATGCGCGATCTGATGTTCATCATCAACGGGCTTCACGAGCGCGCCGACGAGAAGGGCTGGAAGCGTAGCCTCGAAGAGCGCAGCGCGCTGCTGGTGGGGCGCTGCAACGGGCTGGGACTCATGATCGAGGTGCCCTGCGCTGTGGGCCTTCGCTGGCTGTGGGAGGGGCACCACTCCGAGCTGGCCGAGGAGATGGCCGGGTACCTCCTGGACGAGGGCGCCGAGGTCCGCGTAGAGAAGTTCGACAGCCCCAGCCACGAGGCCGCCGCCGTATCGGGTGCAGGGGGACCCTACCGTAGCGCTCCCGAGGAGGCGCCTCGTGAGAGCTGGGAGGGCAACTACCGGCTCGTTGTGCGTGACGTGGACACCGAGGACTTCGTCACGATCTTCGAGTGGGAGCGGTACATGCGCAAGGGACGCAAGGGGACGACGGCGGGGCAGTCCTCTCAGTTTGTGCTCCGCGCGCTGGGGCTAGCTGACTGGCTGGGCCCCCTCGACGACCCGCACCGAACAGACCACGAGTTCTCTCGCTGCTACGAGGAGCGTGATAGCGACGCACTCGGCAAGTGGCCAGGCCTGGGAGGGTCTACGGAATGATCCAGGTCCTGCGAGAGTGGGCGAAGCGGCGCGTGGGCGTCCTGATAGATGCTGCCGTGGACGCGATAGCAGACCGAGTCGAGCAGCGGCAAGCAGCGCGAGAGGACCCCATCGAGGTCGCGCCTGTAGACGCTTGGGAGCCCTCGCTCGACGAGCGGTGGGAGAGCCTGAACACGCTGATCGAGGACGAGGAGGGCGTGGAGTTCTACTCGTACGGCACGCACGTGGTCGCTTGGCTGGTCCAGCGGGACAACTACGACTTGGCAGCTCGTGCAGCGGCGCTTGTCATGGAGGCCGGAGGCGAGGCTCGCGTGGAAAGCGACCACGGCGTCAGCCTACACATGCGCGACACGTCAGAGGACAAGTTCGAGTTCGTCTGCGGCTGGGACCGTTGCCTATCGGTGCCGGACGTGCAGCGGGAGGGCCAGGAGCCCTACTGGTGGTCGCCCAACGCTCCCGCCGGCCTGCTAGACGCAGTAGGCATTGTGGAGTACTGCGACCAGTGCCCGAAAGTGGAGGAGGCCGAGGGCAGGTGGGGGACGTTCACCCGCTGCTCAGTGACAGGCCAGAAGATACAAGACCGCGCTATCTGCACAGAGAAGGGACTGACGGAATGACCGTGTTTGGATTTGACGACGACAGAGCGATCCTCCCCGAGTTCGAGGCATCCTTCGGTTGGATCGAGGACGACGAGGGCGATCCTGAGGTCCCTTGGGCCGAGCTGTCGCCTGGCGAGGCTATGGCACGCATGCGTGATCGGCTAGACGCCATCTTGCGTCCAGCGCCAGTAACGCTCTGTGGCACGCCTATCGAGCCGGTCGACGATGCCGTCCGGCTGCGCGCAGCAATCGCAAGTCTATCCGAAGAGCTTCCATGTGGCGTGCGGGACTTCACCCAGCGCTGGGAGCTTCTCGCCCGCGAAATCGAGCACGAGGAGCACATTGACGTCGACCGGCCTGCTGCCTACTACGTCGGGTGGCTGATGGACCGAGCGCAGGATGAGATGGCCTGTGAGATGGCACGCCTCGTCCTCGAGAGCGGCGGCATGGCGCGCATCGGGTTCGTGCGCAGCCCGATGACGGGTGTGGTGGTGATGGGCCTCCAGATGCGCGACCACGACGACACGGAGTTCGAGACCGTGTTCGAGTGGAAGCGCACCTTCGCCCAGTACCCTTACGAGTTCCAGCGTGAGCGAGACCCCACGCCCTTCTGGCAAGAGCGGGGCGCGCCCCATGAGCTGCTAGCAGCTGTAGGGCTATCCGAGGGGTGTCGACACTGCCCCCACACGAAGGAGGAGCCGCGCGAGTGGAAGCATAGCGGCGGCTCCGGGACGTACAACGCGACCGTCTGCGCCAAGACGGGGCAAGTGATCCGCGACTACGCGACGTGCACAGAGAAGGGACCAACGGAATGACAGAGCCGACCATCGACGACAACGAGCTGCTCACCCTGATCGGTGACATCGAGGCTGCAGGCAAGCGCGTGAGGGCCGCAGGCAAAGCCGGAGGCAAGGCGGTCAACCTGCCCATGCTGATCGGCGGCGACCTGATCCCGATCCTGCTCCAGCTGGCCAAGCAGCTGCACGAGCGCGACGCAGACCACGACGAGCGGCTCGAGGCGATCGAGGACGCCCTTGGCTACGCGCTCGAGGACGACGAGCAGGGCCACCCCTTCGCGGAGGTCCCGGCCCTCGCGGCGCGTGAGCTGCTCCAGATGCTCCAGAGCGTGCTCGGCAAGGTAGCGGCGCTCAAGGGGGCTCCCGACGAGCAGCTCCTGTACGAGGTCGCGTCCGTCAAGGACATGGTCGAGCACGTGCTCACCGGCGGCGAGTCTTCGACTCCCCAGGCGCCGCCCGAAGAGCCCGAGCCTGAGCCAGAGGCTGCTGAGCCCGAGGAGACCAAGCCAGAGCCCGAAGATCCCCAGACGGAGGACACAGATGGCGGGAGCTGAGACCCTAGTACCAGGCGGCGATGTCGAGGAGGTCTTCGGCGAAGGCGCCTTCATCAACGACGATGACGAGCTGGATCAGTCCGAGGTAGACGACGAGCCCAGGCACGAGGCGTCTGCCTCCGAGAAACTCGACAGGGCCATGGCGTCGGTCGAGTGGGAGACGGGCGAGTACCACGCTGAGATCAACCGCAAGCAGCCTAGGCAGTACAAGGGGCAGTCGTGCGGCGGGCAGGTGGCGCAAGTCGATCACCCGGTCGACGTCGCGTGGATCGCCAAGTACTTCGGCGGCGGGACCTACTCGGTCTCGATCAAGGGTCCAGGCAAGACGGCCAAGTCGCGCAACATGACGAACGTGATCCACAAGAGCGTGTTCGGCATCGTGATCGCAGGCCCGCCGAAGCTTACGGAGCCCTGGCGCGGCCCCGGCGACGAGCCCGAGGAGGCCAAGGACTCCGCGCCTGAGGCCGGCGGTAACGGCGTGACGCCTCACGTCCTCGAGAAGTTCGTCGACAACTCCATTGAGGAGGGGCGCTGGGCGCGCCGCAAGCTCATGGAAGGCCCCAAGCAGGAGAGCGACACGCGGACGCTGCTCGAGTTCCAGCACAAGCAGGCCGCGCTCGCCCAGAAGCAGAACAGCGAGCTGATGCAAGCAATGCTCATGGGAGCCCAGCGAGACGACGGCACGGGCGCGATTATCGAGAACATGCGCTCGGCCATGGACCAAGCCACGCGGGATCACGCCCGCGAGGTGCGCGAGCAGGCGGAGCGCCACCGCGACGAGGTCAACCGCCTCCAGCAGGAGTACTCACGCGAGCGCGAACAGCAGCGTGACATCCTGGCCAAGGCGCAAGCCGACGCGCGTGACGAGATGGCCCGGCGCGAGCAGGCCGTGCGCGACAACATCGCGAGCCAGATCGTGTCGGTCAAGGAGAACGCCGAGGCGCGCGAGAAAGCGCTCCAGGACCTGATCGCCGACCTGCGCGAACGCTTGCGCTCTGCCGAGGGCAAGCTCGAGGCGGCCGGCCGTGCCGAGCAGGACGCACGCTTGAAGGCCGTGGGGCTCGAGGCGACGCTGCAGAACCGGCCCGAGCCGAAGGAGCCGCTGACGCACTTGCAAGAGTTCATCACGCTCGGCACGGAGGTGTCGAAGCTCACTGGCAACGCGCCTGCCGAGCCCACCGTGATCGACCAGGTCACGGGCATCCTCGCCTCCCCCGCCGCCTCGCGCGTGGGAGAGGGCATCGCAGGCCTGCTGGGCAACCTCGGCTCCCGACTGGGTGGCGGCGGTGCGGCGGCCCCTCCGCCCCCGAGCGTGGGCATGGAGGCTTGGCAGCAGCACGTAGGCGCGGGACAGCAGGTCCAGCAACTGCCCCAACCGCCTGCAGCCCCGCCCAAGCGCCGCCGTCGGCGCGTGAAAGTGGCCCCGGGCTCGGAGCCAGAGCAAGAGGTCGAGCCCGAGATCCCCGAGGGCGTCGAGCAAGAGCCCCCGGTCGAGCAGCCCAGCGAGTTCGACCCGAACCAGGTGCTACAGGCTATCGAGCAGGCGGCGATGGAGGAGATGGACCACGACGTGTTCATCGGCCAGTTCGTCGAGATGCAAGGCGTAGAGCCGGCCATCGCCGACGCCCAGCTCATGATGCTGGCGAGCGCGCCCGCCGACCAGGTCATCGCCGAGATCGAAGGCGCGCTAGGGCAGATGTCCTCGGGCGCGAGGATGTACATCCGACACGTGCGGGCGCACCTGCGCCAGCGCTTTCAGCTACCGGCGGAGGAGTAAGATGATGGAGTACCGATGTAAGGTCGAGAAGGTGCATGCGCTTTCGACTGACGTGACCGTGAACGGCGAGGGGACCATCCTGCCCGTGAGGTTTCCTAACGAGGCAGAAGGTGCAGCCTTCTACTTCAGACACGAACCTGGTGAAGAGGAGACGGCCATTTTGCTTGCTGGCACGCTCCCAGGGCAGCTATCGATAGACGACGTCTTGCGTGTCTTCCGTGCGATGCAGGCGGCCATCCAGGCGGCGCCCGGCCCAATGCGCGCAGTGTGTGAGCAGAGCGATGGATGAGGAGGGCACTTGGAATGCTCTCGTCTACGCTGTCGGCGAGGCGATCCGGGGCGAGTTCCCCGACAACTTTCGCATCAACATGAGCGTGGAGCGCGGGGACAGCCACGTGACCTACACTCTAGCTATCGACGGTGACGAGGTCCTGACGAGGTCTGTGCCTAGGCACGAGGGGTCGATGCCTGATGGTTCTGGCGGCAAGATATCGCGATCGATCAGCGAGGACGGGACGCGCGTGCGGCTGGAGATACGTCCGTCCCCGAGCCCCGGGCCCCTCGCGCTCCCAGGAATGCACCACGTGGTCGAGATGATCACGCATGCGCTCTTGACACTCACCCGTCCCTCGGGGTAGTCTAATACCATCGGCCAGAGCTTCATAGCTCATCTCGATCTCCTTCTTCCAACGAGGCCCCCCGCTGCCCCGTCTCTCCCGGCGGGGGGCCTCACCTCCTTCAACCGCCCTTGACACGCGCACGTAAGACCTGGTACTACTAGAGAGCAGTCTCGTGTACCCGGCCGCCTGCCTGCCAGGAGTCTGTGCATGAGACTAGCGGCGGTCCCCTCGTACCATACCCAGCGATATCAGGGCACAACCAATACCGTCCGTCACATGGACCAGCTGGCGCGAGGGCCCAGGGGCGAGCGCTCCATGAAGCTGCGCATGACCGTCGAGGACATCGTCTCCGGCGTCGAGCCACGTGATCGCGTCAGCCAGCTCGCGGCCATCTACGCTTGGTTCAACGATCACTTCCACTACATCAACGACCCCGTCGAGGTCGAGCTGGTCAAGGACCCTGAGCGCCTGCTCGAGGAGATCGAGCGCCGCAACGTGGCCATGGGCGACTGCGACGACGCAGCCACCTTTCTGTTCGCCGCGCCGCGCACCATTGGCATCCCTACCGAGTTCCTTCGGGTTGGCTTCAAGGCCAACGCGCCGATGGGGGGGCGCCTGACGCACGTGCTCGTGTGCGCCACCGACCAGTACGGCCGGCGCGTTCTCCTGGACCCAGTGGCGGGCAAGCGCGTGCCCAACATGGTTGAGCGCGTCAAACACGCCGTGAGGGGGTACTGATGCCCACGCTGCTCCGCACCACTGCTGCGCCCGTCGTCCCCGTCCACAAGCCCGAGAAGGCCGAGGCGCCGCCGGACGTGCGCCAAGTCCGCAGGCCCAAGGTCACCTCGCGCTTTTCAGTCGCGCCAGTAGTCGCGCCAATCCACAAACTGAAGTCCTCCGCGGCGTTGGCTCCGGTCGCGCCAGTAACCGCGCCAGTTCAGCGAGCGCCGGCCAAGTCGCCCGACCCGCTGCCGCCGGCGATCACGACGAGGACGGCGCTCATGCGAGCGGCACGCGCCGCGCGCCCCGCTGCCGCGCCCGACCCGCTCCCGCCTGCGATCAGCGTCCAGGCGCCAGCGCGCAAGATCTTTGCCAGAGAGGAACGAGAGATGGTCCCATTCATCAGCCAGACCCCGCCGCGCGAGCAGATGGCCCGTGAGGAGCAGTACGCCACCGAGCGCATGCAGAAGGTCCCGGCCACCCCATTCGTCAGCAAGAAGCAAGCGGCGGCGGCCAAAGCCGAGCGCGAAACGATGCTCGAGAAGCCGCCGGAGGTCTCCCCGGGCGAGAAGGTCCCGATCGTCGAGGTCGAGAAGGCCGACCCGGTCCCCGCTGATGTCACGCCGATCAAACAGCCCGTGTACGTCCCGGCGGCGACGATGACCCCCCGCGAGGTGGCGATGGACGCGGCCCGACAGGCTGCGGCGCGCGGCGAGGGCCTGTTGCAGCAGCCCGAGGCTCCCGTGCAGCGTCGCGGATTCCAGCTCATGCACCTCTTGCCCTTTGCCCTGGGTGGCCTGGGCGGCTACCTCGGGCATCGTTACGCCAAGAAGCGAAAAGTGGCGGGCGCGGCCGTAGGGGCCGTTGCCGGTCTTGCGCTCCCAACGATCGTGCTGTACCTGCTGATGACCATCGGCCACCGGCAGTAGGAAAGGAACAGAGTCATGAAGAAGCAGTTTGAGCTGGGCATCTTCCAGCCCCACCGCAAGAACGGCCCCAAGTGCGCCATCTGCTACGAGCCCCTCCAGGGCGGCGAAGAGGCAGAGGGCCCGCCCGAGGAGCCCGCCCCCGTCGTGCAGCAGGCTGGCTTCGGCCTGCCGAGCTGGTCGGTTTGGATCGCCCTGGGCATCGCCGGCTACTTCGGCCTGAAGCACTTCAAGGTGATCAAGTAGCGTGGCCACTCTCGACCAGATCGCCTCGACCCTCGAGCGCATAGACGCACGCCTGGACCGGCTCGACGCGCGCCTCCTGGTGATGGAGTCCAACATCACCATGATCCGTGAGGCGTACGTCAAGTGGGGCCAGCGCATCGCGTCGCTCGAGGTCGAGGCAGAGAAGAGAGCGGACAGGCTCACGCCCGTCCCCGAGCCGGAGGTGCTAGATGTTCGCGCGATTCGCTAACCGCAACGCGCCCTGGAAGCGCTGCTCGCTGTGCGGGCCCTCCTCGGGCATGGGGCTGATCCCGCCGCTCACGAGCACGTCCGACCTGACGCGCATGATCCGCGACCGGATCGCCATCTACCGCAGCGCCGAGGGCGCCGAGTGGTCGGCGGCGCACGCGTCCTTGCGCGAGGCGGTCCTCGCCGGACGCTCCCGCGTCGAGGAGGGGCAGCCCCCCGTCGTGCCCGACCAGGAGTGGGCCGCACTCAACGCAGCCCTGCGTGAGGCCTACGCGGCCGGGCGCGAGCAGATGGGCCAGAAGGGTGAGGCGCCGGGCGTGCAAGCCTACGTCCCGCCCATCCCGGAGCCGCCCGGAGGGGCTGCCGAGGGGGGGAGCGTGACCGGCAGCTCGAGGGCCTGGATGCTGGGCGGCGGCCTTGCGCTTGGTGCGCTCGCGCTCGTGTTCCTTGCGACGAGAGGAAAGTGACATGCGACGAGGATGGCAGAAATACCCGCGCCGGCACGTGTTCAGTACGCCGGGACTGAGCGACCTCCCGGCTGCGCTGGCGACTCTGCAGCAGCAGATGAACGGGCGGGCGCACACCGTGACGACGCGCCTTGCGGCACTGCGCGCAGGCTCGGGCACAGAGGCCTCGGTCGTGCAGGCGCTCCAGAGCCTCGCGTCCGTGCTAGGTCAGGCCCAGACGGCCGCAGACGGGCCGGCTCCCGCGGGCGCGACTCCGGCCGAGTGGCAGGGCTTCAAGGACACGCTCCGACGCAAGCGCTACACGTACACGTCGGCCTCGGCCGAGCTGGGACGCATCTCGGCAGGGCGCCAGGCGGCTGCGGGCGTGACCCCAGCACAGGCGACCGTGACCTCGCCGACCACGGGCAAGCAGGCGACCGTCACGACTCGGACCTCTGCCGGCGCCGCGATCCCGCCCGAGATCCAGCAGGCAGCTGCCGAGCACCAGACCGCGGGCGTGTTCGCTGGACTCCAGGGCTTGCCCTCGTGGGCGTTGCCCGTGGGCGCGGGCCTCGCTGTTGCGGCCGTGGCGTACTTCGCGACGAAGAAGAGGTAGCAAATGGCCACCGCTGCGTCATGCAAGACGAACATTCAGGCTGGGATTCTATGGCTCGAGGCAAAGCGCAACGAGTTCATGGAACAGGTGAGCGACTTTGCGCGTCGCACTGGCCGCGTGCTCTCCTACGCGACGATCTTCCAGTCCCAGAGCTTGGCAGCCGGCCTGGTGGACTACTACACGCGGCTTGAGGCAGCCCGCACCCGACTCTACAACGATGCACAGGCATGCGTGCCTCTGGCTGGGTCGGACCCAGATGTGGCTGGACTCGTGCGCAGCGCCGTCACGGCAATCCGCGAGGCCGAGACCATCATGGAGGCGTACCGGGGCTCGGCGCTCTACCAGGGGCGCGCGGATCGCGTGTCAGAGGTAGCTCAGTACGCCATTGAGCGCCCGCAGGAAGTGGCAGCAGCCACAACGGCACGCATCGAGCGCGCCCGGGTGTACCTTGACGCAGCTGGGAGCGTGTACGGGGGCGTGCAGGACATTGTGCGCGGCGAACAGCCGGAGCCGTCAGGCTGGGACCTGCCAACAAGCGCGCGCATGGCTCTCATGATCGCAGCCGGCGGCGGCCTCGGGCTCGGTGCGATCTACGTGATGAAGCGATTCGGGCTCCTCGGGGCCTAGAGAGGAATACGGCAATGATACCGAGATGGGCAAGTGCTCACATCCTGTCCAGGCCAACCGAGGAGCTGATCTACACGATGACGCAGGGCGCGTTGGAGATCAACGCTGGGTTCGATGGCCCGGTCACTTACACAGCTGGGGGCCGATCGGCGGCTGTACCGAAGGTGGAGCTGGAACGCGCTCGCTACCGAGCACTACGGTCACGAGGAGTCGACGTGGACGCGGCGCTACGCAGCGGGCTGAGGGCGTCGGGCAGTTTTCAGCAAGGGCCGGTTGACCCAGCGATCCTGCGCCAAGCGGGCATTGTCGCAGGTCCACTGGGCATCCCGACCCGCTACTACCTGTACGGTGGGCTGGGTCTGGCGGGCCTGGCGCTGTTGCACATGATAACGAGGAGATAGGTATGCCAGGGATCACGGACGTACTCAGCCAGGGACCGATCGCGTTCCTGCAGACCTACCGCGGGCCATGCACCGACACTGCCCAATGCTGTGCGTTGGTACGCGCCGCCTCGGAGGGCGGGCTGCAGCAGATCCTGTCGGGCGAGGCGTCTCCCTCGTTGCCTCCGATCTTCTCTTGCCACACGGCTGCCCGAGAGGCGTTGACAGAGCGGCAGACCAACAGGAGCATCCGCAACGCCATGATGATCGGGGGGGTTGCTGGCGCGGTTGTTGGCGAGCGTTTGGGCGGCGGGTGGATGCTCGCGATCTGTGGGATCGCCGGATCACTCGTCGGGCGGGCTCTGGCGTGGCCTAGGGGCTGATGATGAACTACGCAGAGCTGATTTGGCGCGCGGCTGGACTCGGTGTGGGGGCCCTTGCCGGTTGGCTGGTTGCTGGTAGAACGGGCGCTCTAGTGGTAGGCGGCGCGGGGGCGCTCTTTACCCCAGAGTTGATTGCTTACGGAGCACGCGCGAGTCGTGCGGCTCGCACGATCGCACGATAGAGAGGAATACGATGCCACAGTACGTAAACGGGAAACTCTACAACATGCACGGCGAGGGCTCGGTCCCGATCGGCCCGGCCATCCCCTGGCGCGGGGGCGTCTTCGGACAGCCGCCGCTCCCCCAGCCGCGCGCGGGCATCTTCACCGCCCACTGGCCCCTGCCCTGGCAGGCCCAGACCGACAACACGATCGGTCCGCGGCACAACCTCCTGCCCGATCGCTACATGCGCTCGAGCGGCTGGCCCGTCTACGGCTTGGGCGACAACCAGAACGTCGAGTACGGCGCGGGGCGGGGCATGATCTCGCGTCTCGTCGCAGGTGGCGTGGCGCCCCTGCGCACGGCCATGTCTGTCGAGGGAGCGACCTCGATGGCCGCAGCCAACCCGGCGATCCTCGGTGCGCTCATCGGCGCGATCGGCGCGGGCAAGGGCAAGCGCCTCAAGGGCGGTCTGCTCGGCGCGTTGCTGGGCATCGGCGGCAAGATGACCGCGCAGGCGGTCTCGGGCCCCACAGCCATGGGCGCGCAGGCGGGCGGCGCTGCCACGGGCGGCCTCGCTGCGGCGCTGTTCCTGCGGAGGTAGTCATGCCCAAGATCACGGCAGGCTCGAACCTGTACAACGCGGACCCGCCGCGCCAGCCCGGCCCAGGCGGCCGTAGCTACCCGGCGTACGGGCGTGAGTGCCCCCCGGCGGCCCTGCGTCCCATCTCGAGCGGCTACAACACGATGATGTCCACCGGCTACCCCACGCGCTCGGCGTGCCTGAAGTGCGGCCCTCCTACGGTCGCGCCATACTGGTCGGGCGGGGGGATGGCAGGCATGGGCGTGGGCACGACGATCGCTGCGTTGCTCTTCACGGGCATCGGAGGCGTGATCGCGGCCTACATGGCCCCAGACGGCCGCCGGCTCGTCGGCGCGCTTGCGGGTGGCATCCTCGGGTGGGGCACCTCCTATGCCGTCAACGAGATGACGGGCAGCGTGGGTGCAGCGGCCGTGTCCCAGGTTCCGGCAGGCATCCTGGCGGGCATGCTCGCGAGAAAGCTATGAACCGCGCCCTCTACAACCCAGCCCTGAGCGATGGCTTCCGCATCGGAGGAGGCTTCGGCGCAGGCATGATCGCTTTCCTCGTCATCGGAGGCGTGGTAGTCTTGTGGCTACTGGACCACGCGATCGGCGATCAGTCGGTCGAGGCGAGATGGAGGAGGACCCACAGATGATCCTCTCAGCACGACGACCCGACGGCACGTACGTCTACTACCAGGCCGCCAAGCACCCTGGCCGCGCCAAGGGCCCCAGGCCCGGCGCTATCGGCCTCGGTGTCGAGCAGGCCGTGCCCACCTGCCCCTGGGGCGCGAAGCGTGTCGGCAGCGGCAGGCGCGCTCGTGGCGTGGTTTGTCGGCAAGGCGGCCTCGCGGGCCTGGGCGATCTCGCAGGCATGAGCGGCCCCATCGCGGGCATCCTTCTCACAGCGGCCCTGTTCGGTGCGGTCTGGCTGGCCGGGCCGATCCTGTCGGGGCGCTGATGACCCTCGCCGCCGTCAAGAACCGCTGGTCGACCTTCCATCAGAAGGAGCCGCGCGAGCTGATCGAGATCGACGCGCCCTGGCCCAAGGCCTGGGGCTACGTTGGCGAGGCCGTGCGCGTCTACTACCTCAGCGACAAGTGGAACGAGGACGGCGACTTCATCCCGTACTACCACGACCACGACGGCGGGGTCGAGCTGTGGGAGCCCTGGGGCGCGCAGGACGGCATGACCGACAAGTGCAAGAGCCCCGCGCGCGGCATCCCCTGCAAGCAGGCAGCGGTCCTGGGCTACTGCCTGGGCTGGTGGCTGCTCGACGAGGACGACCCCAAGAAGGTCGACGCGGTCGAGTTCGATGAGGACGAGGCGCTCCTGTGCTCGACGGCATCGGGCAAGGCGCTCTTCGTGGTGAGCTTGAGCGATGGCAAGGTCATAGCGGCGTTTACTGGTGGCAACCTGTCCGTCGAGTCGGCGGGCATCGACGGCTAGAGGTGATGAAATGGCGTTCATGATCCCGGTGTATAGCAAGGCGGACTTCGTAGAGGTTGATGGCAGCTACGGCGACACGTTCCTGGTTCCGTTCGAGTACTACGACGAGGATTCTGGCGAGATCGTGGAGGAGTACTCGGGCAAGTGGTTCTGTCAGCTGAGTGCCCCCGGCTACATGGACCAGACCGACTGGATGGGGCCCTTCGACACACTCAAGGAGGCGAAAGCCGAGCTGAGCGACGTCTACGAGGTCGACCCGGAGACGGGCGAGCAGTTGGAGTACTAGACGATGGCACGGCGATCCGACTATCAGTGGTCCCGCAACTCCTCGGTGGAGGCGCGCGAGCTGGCGATCTTCATCGACAACGACGGGCAGCTCTACCGGCAGATGGTGGTGCCCATTCAGAAGAACCTCGTGACCAAGATGGCACGCGGGACGTACGACAGCGAGAAGGCCCACAAGGCGTTCTACAACCTCGCCGTCGAGGGCGCCAAGCGCTACACCAATACGCACGGCGGACGAGGGGCCGTGTGGCACGAGATGTTCTCCGTAGCCGACCGCAAGGCCGCAGCCGCCGAGCTGCTCGCGGGCTTCGAGGAGGAGGCCGAGCTGGGCAACTACGACGACCTCCTGCCGAAGAAGTACCGGCGAAATGCGGGCGGATCGGATATGGTCCCCCACCCCAACGTCAACTGGTGGGATCGTGAGGATCTGGAGCGCTACTTGGTGTGGCGTGGGTTTGCGGTGTACGCCAGAGAGACCGACGACGAGCTGCGGAACGCTGTGCGAGAGGATCTGCCCCAGGCTGAAGCTGACGGCTGGATCTAGCCCTCGATCGACCGCCCCTTCAGAGCAGCCCCCTTCACCTTCTTCGTCCGCGAGTAGCGTATCAGCGCGAGCAGGTCCTTGCGCATGATGCGTGTCGTCCCTCCCACGCGCACGCAAGGCAGCACGCGCTTCTGCAGCCAGCGCTTGACCGTCGAGACGTCCACGCGCATGTACTGGGCGACCTCGCCGATCGTGAGCAGGTGGTGCGGCGGGAGGCGGGTTTGCAGGGGGCGCATATGGTAGCATCATACTAGATCGTAGAGCGTCGGTCAACGCGCGAAGATCATTGCACCCGACCAAGAAGACCACCTTCCTTCTGGGCGCGCACGCCCGCGAGACGTATTGACTCCCTCCCTCCAGCGCGCGTACTCTTGATCGCGTACCCACCGATGCGCCGCCCGGCCTCATCGGCCAACGAAAGGGCGGCTCTATGGCTCGAGTGACCTACCGCAGCAGGCGCCGGACGGCCAAACCCAACCCGGGCTTCCTGACCCTGGTCAATCCGGGCAAACCCCCCCGCAAGCGGAAACGAGCCAAGCCCAAGAAGCGAACCACGGGGGCCAGCCGGCGCCCGAGAGCAAACAGCACTGGAGGAACAATGCTGAGAAGGAAAAAGCGGCGCGCAGCCCCGAAGCGTCGGCGCAAGGTCGCCAAGCGCAACCCGATGTCGGCTGCCAAGCGCAAGGCCGCAGCCAAAAAGGCTGCCCGGACCCGCGCTGCCAACAAGCGGAAGCGGTCCCTCGCGGCCAAGAAGGCCGCCCGGACGCGCAAGCGCAAGTCGCGCAAGCGTGCAGCCCCGAAGCGCTCGTACCGGCGCAATGCTTCCAAAAAGCGGAAGCTGACCGCGGCGCAGAAAAAGCGGCGCGCAGCTGCCCTCAAGGGCATCCGGCTCAAGAAGGGCCGCAAGGGCAAAAAGCGCAAGGTCACCAAGGGCGTCAGCCCCCGGCCCAACCGCAGGCGGCGCGTGACCCGTCGGCGTAGGAGCTACATGCGCAACAGGCCCGTCCGTAGGCGGCGCATCAGGCGCAGGGCCAAGCGGAACGTCGGGCTGGAGATGCTCAAGAGCGTGGGCGCTGGCTTCGCCGGCTTCCTGGCGGGTCGACTGACCGCCAACATGCTTGCTCGGGCGACCTTCCTGCCCGCAGCTGTGCAGCCCTACGTGCCCCTCGTCGGAACCGTCGGCGCTGTGGCGCTGGCCTACTACCTCCCGAAGAAGGTCAAGGCCCTCAGGGTCAAGCCGGCCACGCACACCGCTCTGGTGCTCGGCACCGGCATCGCGGCTGCGGACGTGCTCTTCTCGTCCCTGGCCCCCGCCAGCGTGCGTCAGTACGTCGGCGCTCCCCCGCCTGTGGCCATCCCCGGCCTCTCGGGCGACCTGAGCGTCTACGAGGCCTCGCTGCGCGGCTTCGGCACCCCGCCCGCCTTCCTCGACGAGAGCGGCGACTGGGGCATGCAGCCCATGTTGCCCGGCCGGAGCTACCCCGTGGGCAAGTCCATGGCCGAGTACGTGCAAGAGCCCCTGGGCGCCACCGTACACGAGGCGATGGCCGAGTACATCCAGGAGCCCGGCATGGGCGAGTACGTCGTGGACGAGGATGGCGCAGTCCTCTCCGGCCATGACGAGCTGGACGCAGGCGTCGTGAGCGACGGCCTGTTCGGCGACGACGTGGACATCATGGCTCTCGATGGGGACGAACTCCCTTTTGAGGGTAGCGCAGCTGCCGGCGCCGCCGCGGCTGCAGCGCGTCGCATGGCTCAGATCGGCGCAGCCAACGGCCGCCCCGAGGCTGAGGTCCACCGTGCCGGCTACGGCGCAGCGTGCCAGGCCATTGGCGCGGGTCAGCTCTCGAGCGCCCTGCGTGCGATGGTCGAGGCGGAGATCCAGAAGGCCATGGGCCGCGTGCAGGCGTTCACGCCCGTGCAGGACCCGGCCGCTGGCGCCCCGATGGCCGTCGGCCCGATCCGCGCCCCCCAGCCCGCCAAGTGGACCTACGGGTCCGTGAGCGAGGGCGGAGGCGTCTTCGGGAAGTCGAGCATCGGCGGCTAGCAACTGAAACGACCGGCGCCTCTCCTCGCCATGGAGGCTAAAGAAACGGCGTCGGCAAGCATAGAGGAGGCAGTAATGCCTAAGATTCGCGGAGCAAGAGAGAAGCGCCACCAGCCGTTCTGGGATAGCCTGATTCGCGGCACGGCGGGCAGCTACACGTTCGCATCCGGCGCAAACGCGCTGGGCGCGACCAACAACCTGTTCCAGACCCAGTCGGGCGGGAACCTGGCGATCACCAACATGGAAGGCAGCGGCGTCTTCCCGTCGGATCAGACCTACCGAATCCTCGCGATGCGCGTGGGACTGCACTTCCGCGGGATCACCGGCGGCGGCCTGACCGATCACATCATGTACCACCGAGCCGCCTGCCAGCTCTTCTGGGAGCTGTTCGTCGCCCAGAAGTCGGCGTTCCAGGCGTACACGCCCTACCTGCCCCTCGGCGGCGGGCTCTTCGGTGACGTCGGCAACGACACGACCGTGTACTTCAACAACGGAAACCCGGGCATGGACGCGACCATGGTTCTCGCCCGCAGCATCGCCCTCCCGGCGAGGCAGAACTTCCGCGTCGTGAACACGATCGTGGCCTGCGGCGCCGCCAACTTCCTCACCGACATCGGCAGCGTGACCGGCGGGGAAATCTGGATCTGGTACACGGTGGACGGCTTGCACGTCCGCGACATCCTGTAGCAGCTGCTCCCACGCGGGAGTTTCGACTGCAGGATAGTTCGAGTTTCATACCCCCCACCGTCTGGCGTGACGCTGGGCGGTGGGGGAGTGCCCCTGCCAGGGGGCTACCCACTGCCCCGGGCAGTTAGGAGAAAGCAAAAGATGACCATCCCCTCCCTCAACAACCTGGCCAAGGCCATCCGCACGATCGATGGTAGGTTCAAGGCGCTCCAGCAGAACATCCTCCAGCGCCAGGACAACCTCGACAAGCTCCTCGTAGGGCGCGAGCCCACCGAGTCAGATCGCTTGGTTGCGTGCGCGGCGAAGATCATCCCCTTCCACTACGTGATCGACATCGACTTCGACGCGGCAGACACGGCCAGAAGGCCCGGCACCGTGACCATCACACAAGAGGGCTACTTCTTGATGGATCGGCTGTACGCTTGCTGGCGCCCCACTGACGGCGCATTCATCGGTCGTTACCAGCCGATCTCGAGCGACAGTCCTGCTATCGCCAACGCCGAGTTAGTCAGCGGTGGTCAGTTCGCAAACAAGGTCGACTTCACCTGGGAACTCGTCGAGGGCGCGGCCCAAAGGGGTCGTCAGGACTTCGCAGTCCCCGGCGCGATCCTCTACCGGACCGATGACGACGGCTACACCCAGAAGTGCAGCGACATCTTCATGCCGGCCTCGGTCGTCACGCTCTCCTGCACCCCGCTGTACGCGACGGCCACCGCAGGCACCTTCACCTTCGTGCTCGCTGGCCGCCAGCTCCTCAACGTCGTGGAGGGCGGAGCGTGAGTGTGACTCGCCCAAACAGGCGGCTGCGCGCGGGAGACCCGGCGCCCGCTGTGGCCGGCAAGCCCTCTGCAGGCGGCATCATCCGCCCCGGCGCGCCCGAGGCGGAGGCATGCGGCTGCAACTGGAATCGCAACGTCTTCTGGGAGGACTTCCCCTGGGAGAAGGTAAGTTGGTTCAGTCGCGAGGCGCGCGTCAGTATAGCCGCCGGGCCTGGCCAGTATGTCGTCGACACATTCACGATCCCACGGGGACAAGTGCTTGCCCTGACGTCGGTCTTGTTCCGCGTGGTCGTCCAGCTGGGGGGTGTTGCGGGACCTTACTTCTTCCTGCCGGATGACGGTGTCTTGTTTCAGTGCGCCTTTGGGTTCATGATCGGCGGCACGTCTCCATTCGATCGCTACTTCAATATGGGGCTAGGCGACCAGAACCGCTGGGAGGTACTCAACCGGAACATTGCAACCGCTGGCGTTCCGTGGCGCACCTACGCTTTTGAGGGGCAGGATGTCGTCTCGGTCTTCGACGCGCCTCTCCTTCCAGCCAACGCAACATTTGCGCTTGTCGAGTACCAGGGCGTCTGGATTCCCAAGAGGACCTACGACATGTACCGAGAGAAGTTCACCGGGGGGCGTGGCTGATGGCTGCTGCTGAACAGGTCGCCGGCCGAGCACCTACCGAAGTCGAGAAGCGCGATGTGGCCGCGCGCCTCGAGCGCCTGCGCAAGTCCATCAGCGCGTTCCATCGGGCGCGCCTGAAGACCGGCGAGTACCTCATGGGCATGCGCAAGATGCGCTACCCCCAGGCCCAAGGCATCGAGGTGGCGCGATCGCTCCGTAGCCCCGTGGACGAGGAGCGCGCCGTTGGCGGCCTGCGCTCGCTCAACCAGCTCTTGCTCGGGCGCGATCCTACGGTCGCCGAGATGGAGGCTGGCGTAGCGGTCCAGGAGACAGGCCTCGGGATCATCCCTGCGCTGCCTGCCACTTGGGTCGCCGTCACGGCCATCGCAGGCGGGGCCTGGTCCCTGTCCTCGATCTTCGACGCCCTGACCGAGCGCGAGCGCCGCATCCAGCGCGAGCTGAACCCCTCGGCGGCATTCTGGTCGGACGTAGCCAACACCGCAGCGACCTGGGTCTTGCCCGTGCTCATCGTGGGGGGCGTGGTCGTGGGCGGCTGGTACCTCTGGTCCAGGATGAAGAAGGGCAAGGGCCGCAAGCGCAAGGGCAAGCTCCAGAGCAAGCGCCCTGCCAAGAAACTGCCGCCGAAGCCGGCGGAGAAAGAGAAAGAGGAGTAGCCAATGCAGACTCCTGTCAACGACTACATCGCCCGGCTTGCGACGCGGCTGGCCAACAGGACCTTGCGCCGGCTCGCGACGATCCCCATGGCGCAGAAGCGCGCGCTCTCTCTCCGCGGCATCCTGCGCCAGCTGAACGTGGAGAAGGTCTACGAGGCGGCTGTCTCCGGCGGCATGAACCCCAAGACCGCCCTCGTCGCAGCCTACGCCGAGTACCTACGCAGACAGGGCGGCCTACCCCAAGGCGGCCTTGCTGACTTCGAGGAGGACATGGCCCAGGCCGAGCAGATCATGGGCGCCATCGAACAGGGCGCGGACACGCTGGAGCACGTCGTCGACACGGGCACCTCCATCTACGGCTCGATCGCCGGGGCCATCCGCGGCGAGACCACGGGCGAGTCCCCGCCCCAGCTCACCGAGGAGGGCGCGCGGCGCCTGGCCCAGATCCGCGCGGGCGGTATCGCCGTGGGCCAGCCGGTCGCGGCGCCTGGCGTGCTCGATTCCATACTCGGCGGCGGCCCGGGAGGCATGTCGACATCCATCCTGATCGGCGGGGCGGCGGCTGGCGCAGCGCTGCTCTACTTCCTCGCGACCAAAAAGAAGAAGCGGAAGTGATCACCGATGAACGCCGGCAACGCCCGCTCGCTCACGTGGCTCGAGTACTACGGCATCCTGCGCGCCCAGGGGAAGTCCCCTCGGGCCGCAGCCGTCTTCTGTGAGCAGCCCTCCGAGGAGGCAGCCGAGCGCTTCACCCAGCTCTCCGAGATCGCTAGCCTCATGCAGCAGTCGCGCTCGGCCGTCCGCGACGTAGCCTTCACCACCCAGGCCAACATCATCTCGGCCGTGCCTGTCGTGGGCAACTTTGCCGCGCGCGTGCTCGGCTGGATGCGCGACCTCGTCTCCGCCATCGAGAAGGTGCAGCGTCAGGCGTGCGAGGACGACTGCCCAGGCATCAACAGCTGGGCGCGACGCAACATCATTGGCATCAACCCGGGCCCCGGTGGCATGGAGGTCATGGGCACGCTCATCTGGAGCCTGCACGACGGCCTCGTTGTCGACGGGCTCGGGGGCGGCGCCGACGCGCTGGGGCGGTACGTGGGCGTGATCACGCGCGTGGGCCCGGCCGACTCCGGCAGGACGACCTCCGAGGGCGTGTGGTCCACCGACTCGCGCTATGCCTCCCTGCTCGACCCGCGGGTGGCGCGAGAGGGCCGCTACGCCAACTGGCCGCCGGCTGGCATCCCCGAGGGCAACTACGCCCACCCCGAGGCTGCCCCCGGCAACAACTTCTGGTACAGGGCCTGGCGCGTCCAGCAGATCCTGAACTGGATGGAGAACAAGATGAGCTGCCGGGACGCCTGGTGCTTCCGCGAGCAGCTGCGCACCTTCTCCATGGCGATCAAGGGCGCGCTCAAGGAGGAGGGCGTCGCCGCTGAGCAGGCCGACCGCGTCGCGGACCAGGCCACCCGCCGCAAGGGCTCGCGCTGGTACGCGTCGATGTGGCAGCTCCACAAGGACGTCTGGGACCTCGCCGCCGGCCGCCCCGAGGTCGCAGACGTGGCGCAGGCCCTCGGCGAGACGACCTTCGCGAGCGAGTACCGCGCGGCCATCGCCGGCAAGACGTACCCCGAGCGCGACCTGCGCATGTGGCCCTGGTGGCCCATCACGAAGAAGCTCTCGTGGGACGGGGCGCGCGCTCTGCTCCTCGAGATCGCTCCCGTGCCCCAGCTCACGGCAGCGGGCGCGGCGCGCCTTGCTCAGATCCGAGCAGGCGGCATTGCGCTCCAGCAGGCCCAGGCAGCGCGCCCCGTGGCCAGGGACCCCGGACTACCCTCCTGGGCGCTCCCGGCCGGTGTGGTTGCCGCTAGCGGCCTTCTCTGGTACCTTCTGAAGGGAAAGTAAGAGGTAGCATGCCTACGTTCGGAAAGAGTGTCACCGTACAGGCCGCCCCTGGGACGACCACGACCACCACGCAGGCGCCCACGACGGCAGCCGCGCAGTCGGCGTCACTGCCCACAACCTCGGGCACCACGGCCCTGCTCGCAGGCGTGGTCACCGTGCCCGACAGCGAGCGCGGCGGCTACATCGCTTGGAAGGGGCGCTACAGCGGTAGGTGGCCGACCCCCGGCCCTGACGGCAAGGTCACGGCCCAGGCCATCGACCTCTCGGCCTATCGCGTGGCGCGTGATCGCGTCGCAGCCCTCCTGGCGCGCGATGGCGCCGTGGCGGGCCCTGCGGCTAGCGCCGAACGTGCTGCGCTCGAGGCCCTTTGGCGCGAGGCCGACCCGCACGGGCTGGCCGCCTTCGACCGACGCGTCGTGGCCGCTGCAACCTTCCAGGGCAACCGGGGCAAGGCGTTGACCTTCGCCCCCCGCGCCTTCAAACAGTGGTTCGACGGCGCCGTGCATCAGGAGGCCGAGCAGCTCGGGATCAACCGAGACGCCGCCCGCGCGAACATCGTCGCCAAGGGCGTGCCCAACACGGACAAGCAGCGCGTCTTCGGCTTCGACCTGACCGCGGCCCAGCGCTCCTTCGCTTCGGGCGGCGCGACCACGGGCGGCGAGCCCGAACCCCAGGTGTCGGTGGGCCGGCGCGAGATCTACTCGCCGACCGGGCGCGTGCCCTCGACCACGCCCCCTGCCACGGACATGACGATCCCCCCTGGCGCGCCGGCGCCTGATTATGTAGGATACGGAATCTGGGGCGCCCTCGGGGGCGTTCTTGGCGGTGTGGGCGCAGCAGTGCTCAAACAAGACGCGAAGATCGGGGCGGGCCTGGGCGCGCTCCTTGGCCTCGGCGCGAAGTACGTGACCGGGAGGAGGTAGATCATGAACATCAGGAACTGGCTACTGTCGCAGGTCGACGAGACCGAGGAGCTTGAGGACCTCGCCTACCACGGCGCGGCCTCCGGCGCGTTCGGTCCACTGACTTACTACAGGGACACGATCGCGTTCTACGACGAGCACGAGGACGAGATCTGGGAGCGCGCCTCCGAGATGGCAGACGACATGGGCGCCAGCAGCACGCTGGAGTTCATCGCGAGCCTCCAGGGCGCGCGGCAGGTAGAGGACGACGCCACCTTCAAAAACCTCATGGCGTGGCTCGCTGCCGAGGAGGTAGCGCGCGAGATCGTGGAGGAGTAGGATCATGACCAAAGAAGAGCTACTCGAAAAGATCAGCCGCAACGACTTCATGTCGGGGTATTTCGAGGCGATCTTGTGGGCTGAGACGGACGACGACGGGGAGCCCTTGGAAACCTACCATGGGATCGAGGACTTCTACGCAGGGGATCTCAAAGAGGCTCACTCCGAAGCGCTGGTGTTCTACCGTCAAGCCGAGCCCATCCTCGACGAGATCGACGGCGATGACGCGCAGGCTGGGCATGACTTCTGGCTCACGCGCGTAGGACATGGTGCAGGCTTCTGGGATGGCGACTGGCCCGAGCCAGCAGCAACGAAGCTCACGGAGCTGGCCGAGGACTTCGGGGAGGTGTGGGTGTACGTAGGGGACGACGGTAAACTCGGATTCAGCCGCTAACCAACGAGCCCGTTGCCAACGCCCCCGTTGGCGTGATATCCTCCCCACATGCCTGGTCCTTTCGATCGATCCATTCTCGACGCGCTGACCGGCTCCCTGGTTGACACCGTCAAGGGCGCCGCCTACTCCGCCATCCCCGAGTGCAACTGCTGCGACCAGAAGGCCGTGCCCATCCCGTGCGTGGCCTGCGGCGAGTACTCCTGCATCGATCATGGGTTCTTCAACAAGCGCCTACAGGCGATCTGCGGCCAGTGCGCCATGGCGCTCGAGGTCGACCTCGACGAGGACGAGCCCCAGGTGGCCGACGTCGACGCCGAGCGCATCGACTGGGCGTTCTCGATCCTGGGCCTGAGTAAGAGCGCGACAAGCGACGAGATCAAGGCCGCGCACCGCAAGCTGGCCATGCAGTACCACCCCGACCGTGGGGGCAATGAGACGGACTTCTCGCAGGCGCAGAAGGCCTTCGAGGTCGCGTCGGAGTACGCAAAGCAGGAGGGACGATAGCGTGCAGGACTCGTACAAGGGTGTCAACCAGGTCTCGCAGATAGCGCGCGTGCCCGGCCGCAAGGTCTACCTCTACTACCGCACGGGCCAGGTCTACCTCGAGTGCGAGCTATACGACAAGCCGCACCAGGACAGCGAGGGGAAGGTCCCCCCAGAGCTGCACATCCAGTGCCCGGCCTGCGGCGGCGAGTCCATCATCCCAGGCTCCAAGGTCAAGAAGACCATCCACGTCGAGTACCTCAAGCCCCCCCGTCGCCTCGAGATGCCCGACAACGGCGAGGTCGTCCAGCAGACGGCGCGCGTGACGGTTGACGAGGTCTGCCAGTGCGGCTATCCTGACCCGGCTGGAAAGGGGAAATGTGGATGGCGCTTCAAGCTGACGGACAACGTGGTCGAGCGAGTGTAGAGGGTCGATGGGAGCCGGCGGAGGCGCGCCGGAAATACTGGTGGGGGCGCTTTGCGTTCCCGAAAGGAGAGACACATGATCTACTTCGTGGCGAGCATCCTAGGCAGGGGCGAGTGGGCGATCAGGGCGAGGGAGTGGGCGCGGGCCCTCTATCCACTCGCCGACTGCAGGCTCTACTCGACCGATAGGCAGCCCCTCCAGTCCGCCATCCTGCCGCGCTACAACCCGACCATCACCAAGGAGCACCCCAACGGCAGCTCGCCCTACGACTTCCTGCTCGAGATGGCGACGCGCGAGCCCAAGGCGGCGCACTGCACGATCCGCTTCGGTCCCATCCAGACCCTGATGAACATCACCGATCGCGCGCCCTACGAGATCGCGATCACGGACATCCCCGAGAACCTCACCGGGCGCCAGCGGCGCGTCCTCGAGCGCTTCGACGAGGTCTGGGTTCCCACTCTGGCGATGCAGGAGCTGTACGGGAGTGGGAACTGCGTGGCGTGGGCCGAGCCACACGCGGGCGGGGGTTTCTGGGGGGCGATCAAGCCGCTCAGCATCGACGACGAGGGGCGCGAGATCACGGCCGCATTCGGGACGTGGGAGGAGATCGAGCCGCGTGCCGCGCGCTTCTTTGCTCAGCACCCGCCCGACGGGCCCCACCGCTTCTTGGCCGTGTGCCCCGACTGTCCGATCACGACCTCGGGGCAGCTCGTCAAGGCCTTTGGCCTGGGCGATGTGCGCCTGCCCTTCTCCCTCAGCCCAGCGCTGCCAACGGACATCGAGACCCTGATCGCGATCCGCAAGGCGTGCAACAACGTCTCTGAAGTGCCCCGCCCCATGGGCCCCTCCTACTGGGATCGCATGAGCTGCTACGCAACCCCGCCGGCCTGGAAGGTGCGCAACCGCCTCGCGGAGATCCCCAACGACACCGTCGAGCCCGAGCCTGTGCAGGCGAGCGGCCCGGCCTCGAGCGGCACCGACATCTGCTACGTGATCCCCTTCCGCGACCGGCCTCGGTACATGCTCGAGGACTGCCTGGCTGCGATCCGCGAGGGCGAGCTGCCCAAGGGCGATCGCATTGTGGTCTCCGACCAGTCGCCCGAATTCGACCCCGAGGTCCTCGCGCTGTGCGCCCAGTTCGATGCGACGCTCGTGCGCGACATGGCGCCTCCGCACCGCTGGAACGCAGCCAAGTGCCGCAACATTGGCGTCAGGGCGTGCCCCGAGGCGGACTACTATGCGCTCGTGGACGTGGACTGCACCGTGCCGCCCGACTATGGTGATCGCATCCGCGAAGAGCTGGCCTACGCGCCCGGCACGCCGATCACGCCCATGGTCTCCGACCTCGACGAGGAAGGTGCCCCTGCTGACTCGCGCCCGGCGCCCGGCTGCACGGTCTACCCGCACCACCTCTACTGGGCGGCGAGCGGCATGGATGAGGGCTTCGAGCGCTGGGGCTCCGAGGACATGGACTTGCTCTGGCGCCTGCGGCAGGGCGGGATCGAAGCGAGCCTGCTCGAGGACGTGATCCTGGAGCACGCCTACCACCCCCCTCAGGAGGGCAAGGCCGAGAGCGGCGAGGCGAACCTCGAGCGCATCAACAGGCGCCAGCGCGGCGAGCTAGGCGCAGCCAACCCCGACGGATGGGGCGAGGGCGGGGAGGTGGTGGCGTGATCACCTTCTACGGCCACTTCAGCGGCTACTCGAGCTACCCGACGGTCTGCCGCGCGATCGCCAACTACTTGCACTCGATCGGCACGAAAGACTTGCAGCTGTGCGACCTGCGGCCCCAGGGCGCGTACGACGGCGTCCCCGGCATCTCGCGCGTGCCTTCGAGCACGTGGCGTGCGGTGCAGGAGGGGCGGGCCGACCGATGGAACAAGCGCCCAGGCACTGCGCTCGTCTTCGGCTTCCCCGAGTGGGTGCGGCGCGTCGCCCAGCACGAGCGCATGGTAGGCTACCACGTGTGCGACGTGGACCGAATCCCCCGGCACTGGGCGCACATCATAAACACCGAGGACCTCGTCATCACGCCCTCGCAGTGGTGCCACGGCGTGTTCCGCAACTGCGGCGTGACGACCCCGATCGCGATTGTGCACCACGGCGTCGATGTGGCCTTCGGGGCGGTCAAGCGTCCGAAGCTCCCGCGCGAGCCCCTGACCTTCCTGCACACCTGCTCGGCGGGAGAGCCCGATCGCAAGGGCACCCTGCAGCTCGTCGAGGCGTGGGAGCGGCTGGCGTCGATGGGCGAGATCGACGCGAAGCTCACGATCCTGTCGTCCTTCCCCGAGGCGCACGCTCCCCTGGCCAAGAAGAGCTTAGGCATCAAGGTCATCAGCGGCAAGGTGGCCCGGACGCCTGCTGAGATGGCCCAGTGCGTTGCGGGCTTCCACGGCCTCGTACAGCCGTCCCGCGCCGAGGGCTTCGGCATGCTGCCCCTCGAGTGCGCCGCTGCAGGCCTCCCAACGCTCGCTACGGACTGCACGGGCCACGCAGAGCATGACAGGTACTCGACCTCCTGGAGCATTCCCACGGGCCCCTTGGCCCCCTGCGGAGGCGCCCAAGCACCTAGCCTTGACCTTGGCCACGTTGCCAACGCCCTCTTGTACATGATCGAGAACTACGATACACTCCAAGACGAGGCCAATGCCCGGCGCTCAACCATCATGGAGACGTGGGCGTGGCACAAGGTCCTCGAAAACCTGCCGGAATTGTTGACACCCTCCTGAGCGTCAGCGCCGGTCTGCTCGCCCTCCTCCTCTTTCCTCAGAGGTAGTCAATGCCCGGTGAGCAGGGATCGCATCCTATCCAGCAACTGGCGCCGATCGTAGCGCAGGAAACGTCCTACTCCGTCTCGGGCGTGGGCGCGAACGAGACCCGTACGGTACTGTGTGACGCTACAGGCCGGCTGGTCGTCGTAGCGCCCGCGGCAGGCATCGGCGTCGACATCCAGTTCGTCGATGGCAACCCCGTCCAGAGCGATGGCGCCGGCACCATGAACGTCGCAGTCCAGGGCGTCGAGGGCGACGACACGACCCTGACCCCAGTCCCCGCAGCGCGCTTCTCGCCCGTCGACAGCGAGGGCGGCTCGCAGGCCGTGACGAACGTGAGCGCGCGCATCGGTCCCTTGACGGTCAACAAGGCCATCCAGTTCTTCTGCGACGAGATTTGTTGGTGCGCCAAGGGGAACAACACCGTGGTAGCGACCAACAACGACACGCCCATCCAGGCTGGCGTGGTCTACGAGTACGTGCCCACGGCGGGGAACGACTATCTCGCGTTCATCCACGACGCGAACGACGGCGACCTCAAATACGGTCGGGCGGAGGCGTAGATCATGGGCTCAACGCTCTGGGGCACGACGCTACCGAGGGGCGGTGGTGCTGGTGGTGCGCTTTCACTGCCCGACATCCAGCAGATCCTCATCGTGGACAAGACCGCAGGCACTTACGCGCCCGACGGCACGCAGCAGCGTCCCTTCAACTCGATCGGTGCGGCCGTGACTGCCGCAGTAGCGCTTGCGCCCACGACGACCAATCGCATTCTGATCTACATCCACCCGGGCATCTACGAAGAAGCCGTAGCCATCACCAACGACTTCATCTACCTCCAGGGCGAGGATCGGGACACGACGATCATCACGAGCGACACGGTGACCCTGGGGATCACGGCCGACGAGGTCTCGGTTTCGGACCTGACGATCCACAGCGAGGATGCGTTCTACGCGATCGGCCTCAATGGCTCCTTCAACGAGTTCGTCCGGTTCTTCAACTGCCTGATCGATGTTGGTGACCCTGACGGGTACGTGTTCATCGAGGGCGGCGCCTCTGCGTGGTTCGAGCGCTGCGATTGGATCGTGGACGATGGTGCAGGAGGCGACCCTGCGCTTGCAACAGACGATGACGCGTCCAACCGCGTGGTCCTCAACGACTGCACCATCTCAGGTGGCTATATCGACTTCGACGGCGGCGCGCTCACAGTCCGGGACGGCTCGATCTCGTCCGACTCCGCCAACGGCTGTGTGCGCCTGACTGACGCCAACGTAGGCGTAGTCACGCTCGACAGCGTACACTTCATTGGCTTGGCTGCTGGGGCGCGCAAGATCTACGTGACCGCGGCGCCCACTCAGGGAATCGTGCGCAACTGCCTCTTTGACTCGGGCGCGAACAACCCCGACATCGACTCGACCGTAGCACTCACCGGCTGGATCATTGAGGGCAACGTGATGGAGGCAGGGATCGACTCCAATGTCTCGCACGTGGCCCCGACGCGCTACGTGGGTGCGGCAGGGGACGTCGACTTTTATGCAGCCATCCAGGACGCTCTCGACGCGTGCACCTTCGACGACATCACCGTGCACCTGCTGCAGGACTTCACGATCGCCGCAGCGCTGACTCCGCCTTCAAGGCCCGTGATCATCGATGGCCATGGGTTCACGATAACGCGCGCGGCAGGCTCTCCGGCCATAACGATCGGCTCCAGTGACGACCTCGAGACACGGGACGTGAACATCGTTGGCAGCATCGACTTTGCTCCCGCGCAAGGAGGCGCTACGCTGCTCCTGGGCCCCGGCACGGTTCTTACGGGCATGCTTGACGTGCAGAGCGGTGACGCTACAGCCACAGTTGACCTGGACGGAGCTACCGTGAACGGCGACGCGAGCGACAACTACTGCATCCGTCTCGCCGACGCAGACCCGGTCGTGACGATCAAGCGCTCCTACCTGAAGGGCAATAGCGGCAACGTGGCCATCTACTGGGATACGGTCACGAACGACGACCTACAGCTCGCGTGGTCTACGGTGATCCACGGGAGCGTGGGCGCCAACAACCCTTTCGGGAGGTCGGGTGCGCAGACGCCAGACTACAAGTCGCACCACGACGCGTACAACAGCGATCCCGAAGCAGGGGCGATCTGGACCAACCTGGTGGCTGCTGGGCAGCGGTTTGACAGCCTAGACGTGAACACGGACTACTAGCATGCCTGGAATGCACATCTCGACACTCCCCCGCGGCGCAGTCGGCCTTGGGCGCCTCTCCCTGCCCGACATCACAAACGTTCTCTTCGTGGACAAGTCCTCCGAGGTGGGCTCGCAGGACGGCACGCAGCAGAACCCCTACCACACGATCCAGGCGGCCATCACGGCAGCCAACGCGCTCGCCGCTGTGGCTACGCCGTACCTGGTCTACGTGTATCCAGGCATCTACGACGAGGCGATCACGCTCTCGACCGACTACGTGTACCTCGCTGGCGCGAACCGGGACACGACGATCGTAGAGAACTCGGGGGCGAACGTCGTCACGATCACCTCTGACCTGACGAGCATCAACGACCTCACGATCAGGGCAAGCAGCACGCGCCGCACGATCAGCATGGGCGTGGCTGCCAGCAACTACGTCCCGGTCTTCAACTGCATTCTGGCTGGCGCGACAGCGAACAACTACGTCGACGCTTCCCTTGGCGCGATGCTGCGGTTTGTTGACTGCGCCTTCGTCAGTGACGTAGACGGCGTGGTCCTCCTGACTCTTACGGCTACTACTGACGTGCTGGTCGAGAACTGCGCCATCACAGGAGGTCTGCACCACAGGCAAGGGAGCTTGCTCGTACAGGACTCCAGCATCCTTGCAGAGGCAGTCGACGGCATCCTGATGAACACTGCCGCGGCTTCTTTGTCCGTGCGAAATAGCCACATTGTGAGCACAAACAACTCGGCGATCATGGTGAACTTCGCGCCGGTGTCGATCGTGCTTCAGAACAACCTGATGTCAGCCAACGCGGCATCCTACGCGATCGGAGCGGGGGTAGCGGTCACGGGTGCCGTAGTCGAGGACAACATCCTGACCACAGGGCTCGGCATCGACCCGGACGTCTCCCATGTGGCGCCCCACCGGAACGTAGGATCTAACGGGATGCGGGACTGGTACGCAACCACACAGAACGCGCTGGACTCCTGCACCTTCGACGGGATCACGGTGCACCTCCTAAAAGATGAGGCTACTGCTGCGCTGCTTAGGCCGCCTGACTTCTGTGTGATCGTCGACGGACACAACCACACGATCTCGCGCGCTGGGGGCGTGCTCACCATACTGTCGGGAGAGTGCATAATAACCAAGCGTTTGGGTTTGGTCGGTAAGATCGTCGTAGCTGGCACCAACGGCCAGTTGTATCTGACAGATAGGAGTTCAGTTCTTGGTGGGATTCAGTTTGCTGTGACGTCAGCAGGCGCGATGCTAATACAAGACACCGAAATAGTGGGCTCTGCAGTGTGGAACTACCCCGTGCAGATTGACACTAACCCAGGCTTCTCCATCCTGATCAACCGCTCGAGGCTCGAAGGGGTATCTGGGTCCCCTGCAGTCTACTGGACGAGCGCGAACGACGACCTATCGATCAAGTACAGCACACTGTGGCACGGCTCTGGCGCGGGAAACAACCCCTTTGGGCGTAGCGCTGCTCAGACGCCCGACTACAAGAGCTACCAGAGCGCCTACAACTCAGACCCCGAGGCTGGAGGCATCTGGACAAATCTGGTTGCGGCCGGGCAGCGCTGTGACTCGCTCGACGTCAACACGAACTACTGAGAGGACTCTGATGGCCAACGCTTTCTCCGATTCGTACACCGCGATGATCGATCAGCTGCGCGACATCGAGGAGGCGCTGCGCGGCGTGCAGGAGGTCTGGGACGACCTAGTAGATGAGCAGGTCCCGCACCTGGCGGCGCTGGACATGGACGGAGACCCCAGCCCCTTCGACGCCAAGCTCGCTGAGATGGGCACGTGGACGAACGGAGTAGAGCTACGCCCTGCGGATCTTGCCGCGTCTGCGCGTTCGCGCTTTGCTTCCGAGGCGCTAGGCATTCGCGCAGCGTCGATCGAGGTGATGCGAAAGCGCGCTCGCAGCATGGCAGAACGTCTAGCGCGGACGGCGCGGGAGCAAGCAAGAGGCGTCAGCCTTGTGACGCGCGCTCATGCGGACGCAGTAAAGGACCCGCACGATCTTGCTTGGGTGGCCAAGCTCCTGCTAGGCCTCCACGCGCTTGACCAAACGGGCGTGCCGAAGGGCGTCGAACCTACTGCGGCAGCCTTGATCGACGACGGGATGAAGCTGTGCGTGACGCGCGGGGCTACCTTGGCTCGCGTGGTCCGCACTCTGCTCCGCCAGTACCCGGATCACGTGCAGTCCCACGAGGTGCTGAAGGCCGCGCGCTACGCAGCGGGGTTGCAGGATGGTAGCTAAGCTCAACCACCACATCGGAGCGCATGCGGGAGATGCAGCAGCCAACGCGTTCATCGCGGCAGCTGGTTGGACTGTCGAGAGCGGCTGGATGTACGACGACACGTCTTCAGGAAAGCTCAAGACCTGGGACGACCAGCAAAACGCTTGGCTCTTCTTCGGCGGCGCGTCGGGCGAGTCTGGACAAGAAACGCTTTGGGAGTGGAACGGCAACGACATCTCGCAGTTCGATAGTCCGCTGTCATACGGCGGAGGAAACGGCACACTCTCGGTGGCGACCTATCCTGCAGGTCTAGACGTGCCGCGCCGCAACCGCTTGGTGTACACCCATGACGGAAGCCCTGCAGTGCGCGCCGGCCGCCTGTACTGGATCAACGACCTCCCCACGCTGCCTGATGCCTACGTAGTGGAAGCCACGCTGGGCCCGCGCAACGAGCTAACCCTCGGCGCCAACACGGCCCCAGGTGTAGCTGTCCTGGGGCAGGATACGGCGCACTTCTTGCTGTTTGGCCGAGGGGGTGCCGGCTTCCAGGACGACCTCAACCTGGAGATCACCAACGGGGTGACATACGACGTTGGCGCACGGTGGACTACCATGCTGACCGGCGCGATGGATCGCACGGACGAAGGGTACCGAGTTCGGATGCTTGTCGATCTCCGAGACCCCACGGGCTCGACAGACCCTGGCATCAGCCTGTACCTGCTTCGCCCTGGCATGGAGGCCGTAACACGCGCCAGCTCGGTCGGCTGGACTGGATCTGGCGGTTCTCCGCCCCCAGACCCCTCGTCGTCCTGGGATGCGGGTTGGCAGTCCGGCGGCACATGCAAGAACGTAGGGCTGAACTTCCTGCATGACGCCACCGCCGCCGGCTCTGCGTACATCACAGACTTCCGTGTTCTAACCGTCTAGGAGCAGATCATGTCAGGACTCATTCCACACTACCTCGGGCCCTTCGACCGGCACCACCTGGGTCGCGACGGGGTTCTGATGTCCCCTGGACAGCGCCTCGCCTAGCGTGATATCATCCCCCCATGCCTGGTTTGACTTACGGCGTCATCATCCCTACCAGCGGCAACCGATACGTCCCCTACCTCCAGAACACCCTGGGCGCGATCCGGCGCCAGCGCTCCGAGGTCGGGATCAAGGTCGTGTGCCTCTACGACGAGCTGGAGGACTTCAAGCCGCTGGCCGACGTGTGCTGCGAGCACGACGCCGACCTGATCGTCACCGCGGGCAAGCACCCCGCCTTCTGCGCCCCCCGCGCGCGCAACATCGGAACGCGCGCGTCAGAGGCCGACGTGCTCCTCCACATCGACAGCGACATCGTGCTCCACCCGTCCACTTTCGATGAGCTGGACGCGCTCTTCACTGCCGAGCAGGGCATCGCGGTCATCCTGTCCGTGTACCTGATGACGGGCTGCTGGCCCGCCGACCCGATCTTCCAGATCACCGACCCCGCCGCCTTCGACTCGGTGTGCCGAGGGGGCAAGTTCACCCCTACGGGCTACGGCGCCGTGGCGGTCAAGCGTGCGGACGTTGAGCACATGCGCGGCCATGACGAGCGCTTCTACGGGCCCTGGGCCGACGACGTGGACTTCGTCCGGCGCCTCGAGCGCATGGGCCGGCGCGTCGTGCGTACGCAGGACGAGTGCAGGATGAGCATGATGCACCAGCACCACAGCTACCCCGGCGGCAAGATCCCCAACGCCTCGAACCCCTTCACGGCGCGCAACCGCAAGATCCTTGCCGAGTCGACCGACATCATCCGCAACCCGGACGGGTGGGGGGACCAGGACTGATGCATCCCACAGTGGCCCGGCGCATCCAGAGCGGCGAGATGAAGGACCCGCGCACCGGGGGCTTTTGGACCTTCGTACCCTACATGCCCAACCGGCCCGTGAGCTGCCTGACGCGCGCGCTCATCGCGCTGGACCGCGCCGTCGTGGACGCACGCCACAGGGTCGAGGTCGTCGTCCAGGGCCCCTGCAAGCACGAGCTGCCCGACCCCGACGTGTTCGACTTCGACCTGCACTACGTCCACAACGAGCGCAACGAGGGCAACGCCAAGCCCCCCGCGGACTCCATCCGACGCTTCCTCGACAGCGACTGCGCCTGGTGGTGCCGCCTGCAAGACGACATCATCCTCGCCGATCGCGCTTGGCACCAGCTCGTGCTGATGATCCAGCAGGAGGCAGACAGAGGCGTGCGCATCGCCTGCGCGCAGGTCTCCACCGGCAACGCCAAGTGGATGAAGCCCTGGTGCTTCGAGATCAAGCCCGTGCCCGGCGGCGTCCCGCATCTAGCCCTCGTCGAGCACGCGCACGCCACCCACTCGGGCGGCTGGATGCAGTGGCACGTGGCTGAGTGCGTCGGCTTTGGTTCCACCGTGATCCGTCGCGAGCCTCTCGAGGAGGGTTGCATCCCGGACGAGCGCTATTTCGTCGGCGGCGTTGACACCGACCTCGCGCTGCAGTTCCACGCGGCGGGCTATCGGTCGATCCTGACGGTCGACCCCGTCTGCAAGCACATCCACAGCCAGTGCTCCACCGAGGCCTACGACAACGCGCGCTACTCGAAGGAGCGGCACATGGAGGCGTGGCGCGTCTGGCGCGACAAGTGGGGCATGGACTTCGAGTTCCTCAGGACCTTCGGGAGGTAGGAATGAACCGCAAGACCCTCGAGTTCGATCGCAGGACGGTCGAGACCAACCAGCGCGAGTGGACCGGCGAAGGCCTCTGGGAGGCGATCTGGAGGGACCTGCTGCCCCCCGGCGCCGACGGCCATCTCCTCGACATCGGCTGCGCCGTGCATTGCTGGTCCTGCAGCGACTACAAGGTGATCCGCTGCGACCAGTACGCCACGCGCGATCAGGGCGGCTGGACCCACTTCAAGACGGGCGACATCAACGGCCGCTGGCCCTACGGAGATCAGTCTTGCGAGGGCGTGATCGCTGTCGAGGTGCTCGAGCACATCGAAAACGTCTGGCACTTCTACCGCGAGGCAGCTCGGGTCGCGCGCCGCTTCGTGCTGGTGACCACGCCCAACGTCGAGTGCCAGATCAGCCGCCGCCTCTTCGCCAAGACCGGACACTTGTTCAACTTCTCGCCCGAGGAGCGCGAACGCCACCGCCACATCAGCCCGATCTTCGGCTGGCAGATCGAGCACGCGGCCGAGGCTGCAGGCTGGCGGATCGAACACATCGGCTACGAGAGCCCCGACCTCGCGAAGGAGCCCCTCGTCAAGTCGACCGTCGATGCGCACCCTGAGCTGTCGCACCTCGCGCCGGCGGGCATCAACCAGAGGACCCTCGTTGCCCTATGCGTACGCTAGCGATCATCGGACAGGACCGCTGCGGCAGCACGATCCTGGCGCGCATGCTCGACCGAGTCCCGGGCCTAGCGTCCGCGGGCGAAGTCCACTGGCTTGTCGACGCGCCCCCTCACCGCCCCCTAGCAACGCGCATTCGGGGCTGGCACATCTCGCGACGCTGTATGCGGCACGGCGCGTCCTGCCCCGTCTTCGATGAGCCTTTCATCACGCAGCGCTTTCCCGAGGGGGACTTGTATGCGATCGTGGCCAAACGGCTCGGGTGCGACACGCTCGTAAGCGCCGACAAGTCGCCCCAGCACTTCGAGCGCTTTACCGAGCGGGGGCAGCCCTTCGGCGTGATCTTGTACAAGCGGCCCCAGCGCGCGATCTACTCGCACATGGTCGGCGAGGCGAAGACCTTCGAGGAGGCGCTCGAGGCCTGGCACCGATTCTACGCGCTCGCGATCCGCTGGGCGCCTCAGTGGTGTAAGGAGTACGTCGCGCTCTCCTACGAGGACATCGTGCGGTCGCCGGGCTGGAGCGTCTACGCGATCACGCGCATGCTGGGCGCGCCCCGCACCGAGATCCCCCTCGCGCTCCCCGACGAGTACCACTTCATCGGCGGCAATCGCAACGCGCACCTCTGGGGGCGCATCAGCGAGGACCGCCGGTGGGAGAAGAACCTGGCCGCGCATCTGCAGGCCCAGGCAGACAAGGACCCCAGGACCAAGCGGATACTGCGCCACCTCGAGCCCCTGCGACGAGAGAGTCTGCATGGCTGGCGACGCGCACAGGAGGAAGCTGATGCTACCGGGCGTGACGATCGTGATCCCGATCACGCGACTGACTGAGGACTATGCGACGCGCCTGGGCTGCTGCCTGCGCTCGATCTCGCGCCAGACGCTAACCCGCGAGCGACGCGACACGATCATCTCGCTCTGCCTGCAGCCCAGGTCGATCGAGGAGAAGGCAGACGTGCTATCGGCGCTCCTAGGCGAGGCGATCATCCACCAGGCCTCGATCGTCTGCACCAAGCACATGCTCAACACGGACTACCCCACCGCGCTCGTGCGCAACATCGGGGGCAGGTGGGGCCGGCGCGAGTACCTGACCTTCGCCGACGTAGACGGCGTGCTCCACCCTGAGGCACTCGAGGTTTCGCTGGAGCGCCTGGACGCAGCCCCCGAGACGTCGCCCCCCGCCGTGACGTGCATCCAGACGGCGATGACCAACTGGCCCCTGGGCTCGGCTAACTACGAGACGAGCGACCCTGAGGTCTTCGAGCACCGCTGCAACCAGTTCCCTCTAGCCATCGGCACGGGCTGCTGTACCGTGACGACCCAGCGCGTCTTCGAGTACGTCCGCGGCTTCGACGAGCGCTACACCTGGTATGGCGCGTCCGACGTCGACTTCACCGACCGACTCGTGCGTGGGGGCTACAGAGTCGAGAACCTGACCGAGACCTGTGGCTTGATGAACATGCACCAGCACCATGACAGAGGCGATCGCGACAAGGGCCACAGGCTCAGCGAGAAGCGCCGGGCCATGCACGACATCCTCGAGTCCTCGAAGGGCCAGCTCGTCCGCAACGAGGGCGAGCCCTGGGGCGGGATCGATTTGGCCGCGGATGCGCTTGATGGCTGGCCAAATCCAACGGAAGGATCATGAGAGTCTACATCCTAGGCATCGACGGGTACATCGGCTGGGCGCTGGCCCAGTACCTCTCCTACCACGGGCACGACGTCCACGGCATGGACAACGGCGCCAAGCGACGCTGGGCTGCGGGCCTAGGCGCGCGCTCAGTGCTCAAGACGCCGCTAATGTCAGAGCGATTCGCCGCTCTCGAGAGCGCCACGCAGAACCGCGGCATGCGTCCCTTCTCCGCGCTGAGCTATCACATCCTGCGCAACGAGCTGGCAGCCTTCGCCCCCGACGCGATCGTCAACCTCGCGCAGCAGCCGAGCGCGCCCTATTCGATGAAGGGGCCCGAGGAGTGCGCCGAGACCAAGCGCAACAATGAGATCGGCATGACCAACGTGCTGTGGGCGATGCGCGAGGCCTGCCCCGACGCGCACCTGGTCGCGATCGGAAGCATGGGGGAACTCGGCACCCCTCCCTGCCCGATCCCGGAGCCCCCTTTCTCGCTCAGCGTCCACGGTGTGGACTGGGAGCCTCAGCACTTCCCGCGCTGTCCCTCGAGCCTGTACCACAGCGCAAAGGTGGCGAGCACCCACGACATCGAGCGCGCCTGCGAGTGGTGGGGCCTGAGCGCGACGGACATCATGCAGGGCGTGGTCTACGGCGTCGATCACCCGGGCAGGTTCGGGGGGCTCTCGGGCAACCCCTCCATCTGGGCAGACGAGTGCTTCGGCACCGCGCTCAACCGCTTCTGCGCCCAGGCTGCGATCGGGATGCCGCTCACCGTCTACGGCGCCGGGACGCAGCGGCGCGGCTTCTTGCCCCTGCGCGACAGCCTGCAGTGCCTGCGGCTCGTCCTCGAGAACCCCGCTGAGGGCTACCGCTGCATCCACCAGTTCGATCGGGCCTACCATGTCCTCGAGCTGGCCGAGGCGGTCCAGGGCGTAGGCAGGCCGATGGGCCTCAACGTCCGCATCGAGCACCTCGACAACCCCCGCTACGAGGCCGAGGAGCACGTCTACTCGCCCGAGGTGCGCTGGCTCCCCGAACACGGCTACGACCCCGCGGGGGACCTGCACGGCGAGATCGAAGAGATGCTGCGCGTCATGATCGCCAACCGCGAGCGTATCGAGGGGATGCGCGGCGTGCTGGCTCCGACGACGCGCTGGCGCTAGCCGCCTTTCACGCGCACGACACCTTTCGTGATCACGAACAGTCGTGGTACACTCGGAGCATGGGCGAGCGCCGACTAGCCGTCATCATGATCTACGCACGCAAAGGCGAAGTCCAGGAGGTGCGCGGGATCGTTGGGCGTGCGATCCGCTCGTCGCTGGGCGTGCGCCGGTGGCTCGAGGACGACCACTGGGTGGCGTACCATCGGCGCGAGGGCGATCAGTCCCCACGCTACACGCTCTACGTGACCGACGCAGAGATGGATCGACTGGTGGGCGAGATCGAGGACCTGGAGGTCGGGCTGGGCTGGCGCCTCCCCATCGAGATCTTCCACGACTGAGGTAAGCGATGGCCAAGTACATCTTTCCGAAGGAGAAGAAGTTCCCCGTCGGGGACAAGGAGCACGAGCGGCGGGCCTACGCCTACGCGCTCGCTGGCCGCATCTCCGAGGACCAGATCATGCCCGTGTTCCGCTACCTTGCCAAGCACGCCAAGGACGAGGACACGAAGCTCCGGGCCTTGGGCGCGCTGCTCCAGTGGCGCAACTACCAGACCGGCGACGTCGCCAAGGCCTACGGGGTCGTGCGGCGGAAGGGGGCGCGGCGGAATAGCAGCAAGACCGACTACATGAACTACAAGGCGCGCCTGTGGGACGGCGTAAGAGCCGCGCAGGAGCTGGATCGCTTCACCTTCATCGTCCTGTTCGTCGCTCGCATGACGCGGCGCAAGGTAGATCGGGACGTGACCGAGGGCTACATGGTGCACCGGACTCGCGGCGGCTGGGTCTACGGTTGGGGCACGCGCCCCGACGATTGGCTCAACCGCCCCACCAAGGACGCCTACCGCCTGTACGATATGATCCGTAGGACCCCGCTGAACTTCTACGTGCGACAAGCCGAGGAGTTCAGGATCGATGTTCACGAGAGGCAGCCGTTTGGCACGGCTGACGCGCGGAAGCGGCGCGCGGTCGAACAGGGAACGGAGGGCTGGTGAAACTCCTCTACTCCCTAGGCCTGGGCGCCCTCGTAGCGGCTTTGCTCTCGCGCCTGCACCGAGCCCGCGTGTCCATCAACAACGGCATCATGGCAGGCCCTGGGGACGTCCGCTACCGCATCACGCCCACGGACCTGCTCTGGACCAAGCGCATGCTCGCAGGCGAGGTGGGCGAGAGCCCCCCCGAGCGCTCTGCCGCCGCGTGCCTCTGGGCCATGACCAACTACCACATGCTCGTGATCGGGCCCCGCGGCGCCCGGCCCAAGTTCAGCACCTTCACCGAGCTGCTCCGCGCGTACTCGCAGCCCATCAACTCCGCTTGGGACTCCGCCTCCGACAGCAAGTGCCAGGCCTACCCCTCGAGCTGCACGCCCGAGCGCCTGGCCCGGCGCGCCCGTATCACGAGAATGACATTGTTTAGTTCTGTGATAGAGAGGGTCGTGTCCGAGTGGTACGCTGGCCGCCTGGCCAACCCGGTCCCGGGCTTGACCGACTGGCACGCGCGCCACTGGGAGGGGGCGACGGTCGAGGTCGGCGGCAACTGGTTCGGCGTCGGATCGACCCGGAGGCTTGCGTGACCGAGCTGCAGCACTACCGCTGCCTGACGTGCAGCCACGAATGGGACTGGGCCCCGCAGAGCGGCGATCCAAAACAGGTCCTCCTGCCCTCTTGCTCCCGGTGTGGCGCCATCTACATCCTGTGGGTGGACTCCGACGGGTGGCGCGAGCGCAACCCACTCAGGTACTAGTGCTTGCGTAGCTGTCTCACCTGGTGTATCATCCTGTCTCAGGAAAGGAACCGTGTACATGCCCGAATCGCCCCTCGTCCCAACCCTGCGAGCCAACCTCGGAAAGCGCGTCATGATCATGATGCCTGGAGCGCCGCCGGTCGACGTCCTTGTGCTGGAGGAGACGCCAAGTGGCGCCTGGGTCCTCGAGCTTCAGATCGCAGGCCCCCAGGGCGTCAACAAGACCGCCATGACCTTCGACCCGACATTCATCGGGGGGATCAGCACCAAGGATGACGAGCTGATCCAAGCCCCTACGGCCCCGCCCCTCATCCAATAGCACGCCCCCGGGCCCCGTGGTCTGGAGGGGGCGTCGATTTGGCCTGCCGAGAGAAACCGGTAGGCGCCGGGCATGAGATCGACGTCCCCTTCAGGCCCCGGGGTCCTCCTCGCCCTCCCCCAAGTCCCATAGATCTCCAGCACTTGTAGAGCGGTCCAGCTTGTCCCCGTGGTACAGGAGCGTCGTCTGGACGTCCCGGTGGCCGTGGTAGCGCTGGACCGAGGGCAGGGGCGCCCCGGCGTCGAGGGCCTCGGTGATGGAGGTCGCTCGGAGCGCATGGGGCCCGACAGGCCGCCCCAGGGCCGCTGAGACGCGCTTGCGGACGATCTTGGTGACCGAGGACGTCGAGAGCGGGAGCGCTCTGTGGACCTTCCCAGCGCCACGGATGACGGGGAACAGCACGTCGTCGAGGTCGAGGGTGGCCATGTACTCCGAGAGGGCTCGCTCGAGGTCGCGGGGGACGAGCACGATCTGGCGCTTGTCGCCCTTGCGCCTGAGCGTGACCTGGAGCCCCCCGTCTGGCGCGCGATCGAAGTCGCCCACGGTCATTTCGGCCGCCTCCTCGCGTCGCAGGCCCATGCGCACGATCGTTCGGATCAGCATCCAGTCGCGGTAGCCGATGGGTGTCGTGCGGTCGATCGCGTCCAGGACCTCGCGCACCTGCTCGAGCGGGAGCGGCGGCTGGTGGTAGGCGCGATCGGGGCGCTTGCGCGTGATCTTCTCGGTGGGCTCGTCGGTGCGCTTGCCTAGCTCGATAGCCTGGAGGAACAGCGAGCGCAGGGCCGAGAGGCGGTTGTTGATCGTCGAGCGCTCGAAGCCAACCTTCTTGTTGCCCCGCTTGTCGACCATGGGCTTGTTCAGCAGCGCGTTCTCGTAGGCTTGGATCTCGACGGTCGTGATGTCGCCGACGTGATCGTCCAGCCACGCCAGCGCCTGCTCGGTGACCTCGATGCGGAAGGCGCGCTCGGTGTTGGCCCAGTCGGCCAGGGGGCGCTCCTCGCGGAAGGCCTGCAAGAACAGCGACGCGTCGACCCAGTTGCGCCGGTAGCGCGCCGCGGTGCCCGCGGGCGCCTGGCCCGTCATGGCCTCCCGGCGCGATCTGCGGCCCACCTGGGCGTGCTCGGCCTGCTTGGTAGCGCTCTCGCGCAGGGGCTTGCGCCGGACGATCGCGCCCTGGGCTGGGGCAAGCTTGTCTGTCACTCGGGGAACCTGCATGGGGTCTTCTTGACGACGGGGCGTCCGCTGTGGCGCGCTTGTCGGCTGTTGGTGACCAGGTTCGGCATCGCCTGAACGTGCCCGGACCAGCGCGCATTCACCCTGGGGCCATCGTTCGGTAGGCATCTACGATCGCGAAGGCCCTTGTAATTGGGCGATCGCGCAACTGTAACGGCCCGCCGCACCTCTGCTGTGTCCTCCGCCAGCTCCTCGATCTCGTCGAACATCAGCAGTCCTCCAGCATCACGTCGGTCTCGTCCGAGCACCACTCCACAGCGGACCAGGCGCAGTTGGGCAAGGCCTCGACGCAGTTGTAGTAGTCCATCGTGGCGTTGCGGCATTGCCAGCTGGCGGCCTCACGGTACTCCTCGGGGCAGCGTCCGACGCAGCGCGCCTCGTCGATCAGGCCGCAGCTCGCGTCGCGCCTGCAGCGGTCCTCGCACGCGTCGATGAACGCGGCCTCTGATGCGCACCCCGTGAGCGCGGCTACTAGCAGCAGACTAAAGGCTTTCATGATACATCTCCTCAATGATCTCGCGATCGTGATCGGTCACCTCGCCCAAAGAGTCAAGCGGACTCGACATGATACTGCGCAGATCGACTGTCACGGGCGGTCCAGGATCGTCGTCGAGGCCGAGGGGGCAGTGGCCCAGTTCGTGACGCAAGGCCTGCAGGGCCGTTGCGCGATCATACGCGTAGTCGGACGCGATGGTAATGACACACCCGAGGATGGCGCCATCGCGAGCGTAGTCGATGTCTGCCCGACCCAGCGCGTCCGGGTTGGGAATGTACCCCACACCCACGACAACGTCGGAGGCACCCAACGGGGTGTACTCCATGAGGGGCAGACCTACTTGGTCGTTCCACCACTCGGCTGCTTCCTCCGCAAGGGCGTCCGACATCGTGCCGTCGGTAGTTACGTAGCGCGGGAACGTGCCTGAATGTAACTCGACACCGTCCCGCACAAGGAGTCCGTTGTCCATCCAGTCGGGGGCACATCCCGCGAGCGCGACGGCTAGAATGATGGCGGCGGTTCGCATGGCTTTGCCTCCTCCTCTTTGCGCGGGTCCTCGGCGAGTTCGAGCAGCGCGCGCAGCACATCGGCCAGGTACCCGGCCTTCTGCTTGAAGATCGCTTCCACGCCGTGGCGCTCGTTGTGCTCGTCGCACATGCCGAGCGCTTGGGTCCACTCCTCGGTCTCCAGGAGCAGCGTGCAGTGCCCCTCCTCCTCGCGGCGGAGCGTGATCGTCCCGCCCACCCTAGTCCGGCTCATCCTTGGCTCCTTTCACAGCGCAGCTCCTTCCTGATCTCGGCCTGCAGCAGCTTCCAGTTGCACCAGTCCTTCTTGTCCGCCTCGAGCACCTGCTGCAGGAGCGCCTGTCGCGTCCCTGCGCACGCCTTCCAGGCTGCAGCGGCCCACCGTGCGCTGTCGGTCTCCGTGCCGTCGGGCAGCTTGTAGATCATCCCTCGTCCTCCTTGATCAGCCACTCGTCGGCACTGGCCCGAATGGCCCTCGAGATGTTTTTGGTGATCGCGACGTCACGCATGATGAGGGTGGCGTCCCGAACAAGCCCGGTCAACGCGCGCACCTTGGCGAGGTCCTGGTCATGCCGCTCCAGCAGCGTCCTGCACAGATCTATGGCGTCTCCCCACGGACCGGAAGCCCCGAGGCTCGTCTCCAGTCCTCGTAGGACGCGTAGCGTCGGGCGTGCGAGGCGCGCTTCGTTACCGCCGCGAGCCTCCACGAATGCTATGCAGTCCCGAACGGCCTCCAAGGCCTGCATGCGCTCTTCTTGCTCTCGGGTCATGTCTGGCTTGCTCATCTCCCCTCCAGTCCCTTCTTCGCCTGAATCAGGGCGCGATACTCCGGCGCCCCGCCAGCGAGAAACGCGGCCAGCTCGGCCACGGTCGAGTCCTCCTTGAGTAGGCGCTCGATCAGGCGGCGCCGTGCCCGGTTGACGATCTCCTTGGCGCGCTTGGTCGGGTAGTAGCGCATCAGCACGCGGTCGACGAAGCTCGTGACGCGCAACTCGATCGCCAAGTCAGTCGCCCTGAGCAGCATCGCTCCCCTCCTCTTGCTTGCCATGCACGGGACAGTCGCCTCTGACGTCCCAGCCGTACTTGGTGCCATCGCCCCAGTACCCGCGGCCGTAGTGGTTGTCCCACACAGCGCAGATGCACCCGGCCTCTACCGCCTCCTGCGAGCCTGGCGCGCCCCTGGGCCACTGCGTCTCAGGCATCGCGCACCTCGATCACGCCGCTCAGGCCGCGCGCTTGCGTCAGCTCGTCGATGGCGCGTGCCATGCCCTTGTCGACCTCGACCCACACGCCGCGCTTGAGCTTCTCGACACACACGCGATCGCGCCCGTAGCGCAGCCGCCGCCGGCCCTCGCCGCGTGTCTTGTCGACGTAGTCGGCCATGGCGTTGACGATGCCCTCGACGTAGTCCATGGTGCGGTAGGTGCTGCCCTCCCATCTGAGTCCGCGCGTGACGTCGTAGGGGGCCATGTCGCCCGCGTGATGGCAGTCGAAGCCCTCCCAGTTGTACTCGCAGTCCTCCTCACAGACACCTGCGCCGGGCTTGAGACGGCCGCCGTAGGTGAGCCCCCCATGCGCGATCTCCTCCAGCCCATTGCTGTCGTAGCGCACGCCCTTGGGGATGCCCACGTAGCCGCAGAGGTGCCCGCCCTTAGGCATGCGGAGGATCAGGCACACCAGCCCGTGACGCACCCACTCCTTGCGGTCGGGCTCGTCGTCCCAGGGCCCTGCGATCCACTTCCTGGCTTTCTTGACGTTCATTGGCTCTCTCCCTTCCCCCCGAGCATACCAGCCAGGGCGGCGAGCGTCGAGGGGCCCAGCTCGATCACCTTGGCGTTGCGCTGCGTCGCTAGCGCCTTGTACTCCTGGCCCCAGCGCGAGAGCAGAGCCAGCGCCTTCTCGACCGTGACCTCCTTGGCGCCCTCGCACGCGGGGCAGGGCGCGGCGTCGAGGGGCTCGGGGGCCTTGGGCGCGCTTCCCGGCTCGTCGATGATCCAGGGCTGGAACACGGCGTAGTGCTCGCCCGTGCCGTGGCACCGGGGGCAGGCGATCTTCTGCTTGGCGAGGGGCGTGGCCGCAAGCGGCGCGCTAGGCGGCCCGGAGTGCTCGTCGCACTGCATGCAACGGTCCGGCGTGGCCGTGTGCCCCTTCTCGCAGACGCCGTTGTCGGGGCAGTAGTGCGCGCAGCTCTCGGTCCCCGCGTCGAGCGGCAGCTGCGGCTGGAGCATCGGGTGCTCGGGCTTGAGGTAGAGGAACATGGCGTGCTTGCGCAGGGGGCAGTCCTCCTGGGGCGGATCGCCGGGCTTGATGTCCGTGTCGTCCCAGGCGCAGTCACACAGCGGGCACTCCCCGCACTTCACGATCTCAATGCTCTTCGTCTTCATCACTGACCTCCTCCAGCTCGACAGCCGTTGCTTCGCCGCATTCGATGTTGACCATTGGCGGGCCTCCGAAGTAGGTCATGTGCGCCAGTTCCTCCCCGGCCACCAGCTCCGCATCGGCCCGGCTCCGCGCCCAGACTCTGACCTGCACGGTGACGGTGCCCCGGAACTTCCTGAAGCCTCGCTTCCGCCACTCCGTCGCACAGATTGCCATCTCTAGCCTCCTTTCAAAAGGTGGGCCCCGGGCATCGAGGCGTGAGCGCCCTGCGCGCTATGAACACACGCCGCTCGACCTCGATTCGTCAGGCACTGCGCGAAGGATGGGCACGCAGCCTGAAGCCCGGGAGCCCTGGGCGCGTCTACTCGCCGTCCTCCGCGTACTCCATGATCGTGACCACGATGCGCTCTTCCCCGTCCTGCACCCACACGCGCGCTGGACCAAGGACGCAGATCTCCTTTCGTGAGCCGCGCTGCACGAACTCGTGCCGGGGCAAGCCCGTCGGCCCGTCGAGTTGGCGCTGGATCTTCTCGAGCGCGTCGGCGATGTGGCAGTACACGGGCGTGACCGGGAGCGTCTCGGCGAGGCGCCTGATCTCCTGGCAGTGCTCGATGACCTTCTGTCCTGTCGGTGTGCGGATCATTTCGTCCCTCCCGGCCACTCGGGCAGCTCGCGCCGGGTGTCTCGGGCCTGGAGGCGTAGCTCCGCCGCCGCCGCCGCCGCCCTCGCCGCCGCCCACGCCGCCTCCCTCGCCGCCCACGCTGCCTCCGCCGCCCACGCCGCCCTCGCCGCCCGCGCCGCTGCCTCCGCCGAGCGGTCCTCGCCGCTGATCCAGCGCTTAGCCCAGCGCCGCCAGTCAGCAGCCCAAGGCTCACGGACGCCGCAGATCGCGCGCACGCCGCGCTCGATGGCCCGCTCCACGATCCTCTCGATGGCCACTTTGGGGATCGAGATCCCCTCAGCTCGAAGGGCCCAGATCATCCAATCCCCGCGGGGACAGACTTTCCAAGCGGAGGCCGTCTCGTAGCTCTCCAGCCACTCGACGGCCTTGCGGCAGGGCTTCCTACCATTGAGGCGAGCAGTTGAGATCCAGTCACTCGGTTTCATCGTCCGCCTCCCGTTCCAGCTCGGCAACTCGCGCCGGATGTCACGGGCCTGGAGGCCCAGCTCCGCCTCCCTCGCCGCCCTCGACGCCGCCCACGCCGCCCACGCCTCCGCCTCCCACGCCGCCGCCGCCGCCGCCGCCCTCACCGCCCACGCCGCCCCCGCCGCCCTCGCCTCCGCCCTCGCCTCTGCCGCCGAGCGGTCCTCCCAGCGACGGGCCCACCGCCGCCACTCCGTGGCCCAGAGCTTGCGGACACCGCGCAGCGATTTCAGGCCTCGAGCTACGATCCGCTCGACTGCTGCGGGGGGCACTTCCAGCCCCTTCCACTCGCTCGGTTTCATCGCCACGCCCCCATCCGCTTCAGCTGCAGCTGCGCGAGAGCGCGATCGAGCCGCTGGGCGACCTTGCGCGCCTCCACTGGCCCCTGCCCGGGGTAGTGCAGCGGGACGTAGTCGCCCTCGGTGTAGTACTGCCCACAGACGCACAGCACAGCTCCGCCGGCTGGGATGCGCGAGCCCGAGCCCGCGCAGATGTCCTTGTTCCTGTTGCTCATACCTCCATCCTCCTTATGGACACAGGCGGGCCCCCACGCAGGTTCTGCTGGGACTGGCTCTCGTGCCCCAACTGCAACGCAGTGAGCGCCGCTGTCTTGCCCCCATGTCCGTTGAGTCGGTAGAAGTCCCACTCGAGGTTCTGCTGCAGGAGAAGGCGCAAGGTGACGAAGTGGTCCGTGGAGTCGAGGGCAAACCAGCACTCGGCATACTCCCGCAGGCGCTCCTCGGAGATGGTCGACGGCTCGTAGCACTCGAACACGAGCCACCAGCGCTCCGCCTCGTCCTGCTCCCACACCGGGCGGAAGTCCTTCGGCTCGGGCACGTGGTGGGGCATCTCGTCATCGACGAAGGCCTCCCACTCCTCCGGCGTCGTGCCTTCTTCGATGGGCTCCTGGCGGCAGCACGCTTCGATCGCGCACCAGAGCGCTTCCTCGAGCGTGTCGGCATCCAGGATGGCGTCCACGGTCTTGTCATCATCAAGTGGGTTCATCTCGTCTCTCCTCTCTCTGATCTACGCCCGGGGGGTGGCGTGGTATTCCCAAAGGTGAAGTGAAACTGGGTTTTTCAGAGCCTACACGTGTAAGTACTTGAAATCATTGAGGAATCCCACAATCCGCGTGTGAGATCCCCCTGCAACCTCCCGTAATCACTCAACCGCCGTTCTCGACGGCAGATCACCCCCGATCCGCGTGCCGTATGCACACCGGAACGTACTCTCTCAGGCTCGCCAGCATCTGTCGGCGAGCCCGCTCGACAACGCCCTGCGTGGTCTCCGGACGCTCCGACGGCCACCTCCCCCCAGGAAGAGGCGCCACAACAGGGCTCGGGCAGCTCGCCCCACATGCCTTCCACGCTACCCCAGCTGATCATGCTTCGATCCTCTCCCGCTCGAGGTCGACTCGGTACGTGTGGCGCTCTCCCGTCTCCGGGTCGACATACGCGACCTGGCGATCGATCAGCGGCGTGCGGGCCTCCCACAGCTCGTTGTAGTCGCGGCACGCCCGGCCGTACATGTGGATCGCCTCGATGGTCATGGCGCGCCAGTGCACCCTCGCGTGGGCGTAGCCGTAGGCGAAGCCTATCAGGAGCGCCGCTACGACGAAGATGGCGCTGATCAGCAGTGTCATCTCACTCCTCCTCGCAGATCACGTGGTACTCGGCGCCGTCGGGCAGCAGGCACACGAGGTGCCCGTCGCACGTCTCGACGACCTCGCCGACGCAGTCCAGCTCGCAGGGCTCGCGGGTCTGCGCCACGCAGTAGCCGAAGCCGAACGCGGGCGCGAGCAGGACGAGCACGGACGCGATGGCCCTGGCCCAGGTCATGACACTCCCCCCACGATCTTGCGCAGCAGGCTCCTGTCCTGCATCTCCTGGGCGATGACCGCGTCGACCATCACCTGATCGATCAGGTCCCCCAGGCGAGCCTCGATGAGACGCTGGAGCACCTCAGGCCGCAGCGCGTCGACCTCCCAGGAGTGGTGCCCGTGCTCGGCGATGTACGCCGCCGCGCGCGAGTCCTTGAGCTTGGTCGGGTTGGGAGGCGGCCCATACTTCGCGACCTGCTCGGGCGTGATCGCGATCTTCTCCACGCGCACCTGGACCGGGAGTGCGTCGCTCACGTCGATGAACCATCCCGTAGGCGAGATGCGCTCGTCGCCGTCCTGGTAGCCCCACAGGAAGTCGTTCAGCCGGCTGCGCACGTCGCGCACCATGTCCTCGCCCGACGGGTCCAGGTCGCCCAGGTAGAGGATGATGGGCTCAGCCTGCGGCACGCCGTCTGCGTTGCGGCAGGCGTGGTCGATTCGGCACGCGGCCTCGTACATGGCCGACTGCGAGGAGTACCCCCGGTTGACCATGAGGGTGATGTGCCAGTGCTTCGCGATGGGGGCGAGCACGCCAGCCAGCGCGTCCTTCTCGACCCACAGCTCGACGTAGTTGGGCTGCCCCTCCATGCGTGGGCGCCGGTAGGAGTCCAGCGCCACCTTCACAAGCTCGTCGAGGTCGGCGAACTCGTTCGGGCGCTCTGGACGCCTGATGCGATCCTCGATCGCGTCCCAGTCGGTCAGCCCGGCCAGGCGCGCCTTCGACAAGAGTGACGAGAGCCGCTTGTACTCGCGCTCCTCGTTGGCGATGATGTTCTGTGTCACGAGCTGGTAGTAGAGCTGCCGGAGCGTGAGCCGCAGCCCCTGCTTCTGGTAGTGCTCCACGACCTCGTTGACCTGAGCCAAGCGCGCGAGCGTGTCCAGGCGCATCCTGGGCGGCTTGTAGCACTGCTTCATGACACGGCCTCCAACGTCTTCTTCTTGATCGACAGAGCCTTGCCCTCCCAGATCGCGCCCTTGGCCCACGCGGCGCAATCCTCGGTGCGTGCCCACGGCTTCAGAGGCATGTAGTCGGCGCGCCGCCTGCGCTCGCGCGTCACGCTCTTGTCCTTGTGCTCGGTCTCGACGATCTCCGTGAACCGCTCCCGGTGGGCACGGCGCAGGACCTTCATGTTCACGATCAGCAGCATTGTCTCTCCTCCTTTGCTCGGCGCGAGCATGCGGGACAGTAGTCCGTGACCTTGCCGTCCACTTTGCTGCACGTCCACCCAAACCTTTTGAGTTCCTGTCTCACATCAGCTACGCGGCTTCCAGAACGCTGCTCCCACCGCCAGCATCCAGAGGCGTCGCACCAGATGGTTGTCTCTCTGGACCAGCTCATTCCGTGACCTTGTCCCGCAGCGCGTCACGCACCAGCGCGCCCATGATGTGGAGTGCATCCTCGGCGTCACACAGCTCTTCCTCCGTCATCTCCGCTAGGCCCTTGTTCTGGACCATGACCATGGCGGATAGCACGTCGTTGAGTGTGGCGACCTCTTTCGGGGTGCGGCTGTTCATGTCGTCCCTCCTACAGCAGCGTCCAGTCGCCCACGTACACCTCCTCAAGGATCTCGTGGACCATCTGTCGGGCGCGCCGGGCAAACGTGACTTCCGCCTCGGCCTCGGAGTACTTCGCTTGCATCCGCAACTCCTCGTCGAGGCTCTGCAGGGCACCGAGCAGGTGGCGTCCGCGCATCAGGAGCAGCATCAGGTCGTCGTTGCTCCCGTCCTGGGGCAGGTCGAGCGTGACGCGTTTGTCGATGCCCTCGAGACGCGCTAGGCGCTCTTCGAGGTCAGCCAGCTTGGCTGTGATCTCGTCCATCGTTCTCCTCCTCCAGCCACCAGCGCACCGCGTCCTCTACGATCGCGCTCAGGCTCGCAGGCGCTTTGGCTGCGCGCCGGCGGCGCTGCTCCAGCTCGAGGCGCTTGCGCAGGTCCTCGTCGATCTCGATCACCGTCGGTACTTGGCGTGCCATTCGTCTCTCCCTCCTCTAGAGTGCCTCGACTGTGAGGCGATTGTCAACGCTATTCGCCTCAGGCGCGATCCCCCTCCGGCAGGCACGCGAGCAGGTAGGCGCCTACGTCGACGTCCTCGTAGCGCTCCAGCTCGTCGATCGTCTGCGCGCGCACCTCGAGCACGAGGCGCCCCACGACGGGCGTGCCGTCGGGCGGCACGACGATCCCGTAGGCTCGAGCCGGGTACTCTCGGTGGTAGCCCAGCAGGCGTTTGATGGCTTCCTTGATCACGACGGCACCTCCTCCACCTTGATCTCGCCGGGCTCGGCGCAGCCCTCGGCCTGGAGCGCGTCGTAGTCGCGGTAGCCGGCCTCCTGGGCCAGCGCGTCCAGCGCACCCTCCTCGGTGAAGGCGTTGTGCTCCCCGAGCACGTGGCCCGAGATCACGTTGGTGATGCGGTAGCGGTTCATCTCTTGTCCTCCGTCATGCCCTCCCCTATCTGCTATCCCCGTGCCAACGCGCAACCTACCGGGATCACGCCAAGCGGTCAACTCCCTATTGCGCAGAGGATTGCGCACCTATTGCGCGTTTTGCGCTTTGAAATCTGAAATGACTAGTGATCGCGCAGCGTTGTATTGCGCGCTCTCCGGTGCGAAGAGCAATACGCAGCGTTACGCAGTAGGGATCGGAATGCGCGGTAGCGGCCAGCCCGTGATCCACAGCTCGGCTGCTTTGCCTCGCATGGCATCGCGCCAGGCGTCCCTGAGCCGCTCCTCGCACCAGGCGCCCTCGCCCCAGACGAGATCGAGTACCGATAGCCCAGGCTGCCCCGCCTGCCCCCAGCCGCTGGGGAACTCCCTCGCCGCGGGGTTGGCGGTGACGTGTCCTACGGTCGCGTGCGCGCGTACACTACCTCTCCAGCCCAGCGCGTAGAGCGCGTCGCGGAGCCGCGCGGCCACGCCCCGCTCGCCCCCGGGCCCGTAGCTGCCGGCGTACCAGTCGGGCTCGCCCGGGTTCGCGGCGGTGCGGCAGTTGGCCAGGCCGATCACGCCACGCTGCACGGTCACGTGCGCGAGGCCTCGAGCCAGGCGCGCGAGGTCGAGGTTGTACTGGGGCAGGATCTCGCGTGGGGTGCCGTGGCCGACGATCACGACCGGGCCGGCGGAGCGGCGGGGTCGGGACTCGAGGGCGCGGTAGACATCGGCGGCGCTGCCTACGGGCACGCGGTCGCCCTGGAGTACGTTGTGGATGCGGTCGGCAGTCTCGCGCATCTCGGAGACTCCCGTGTCCGCGCGCGTCTGGTAGAGGACCAGGGGGCGGCCTCTCGCGCGCATGAGCGAGACGATCCAGGCGAGAGCGCCGGCGCCAAGCCCCGCGAGCAGCCATTTGGGGGGACGTCGCATCTTGCCCTGATCCTACCAGAGGTGGTACTCTTAGTCTACAAGAGAGGACGCGCGCACATGAAAGCCACCGCCAAGAAGACCGCCTCTGGATACTCCGTCTCCATCGTCGACCGCAACGGCAGGAAGCTGACCATCGCGGTCTCGTCCAAGGCCAAGGCCGACAAGATCAAGAAGCTCGTCACCGTCGACGGCTTCACCGTCGGTCAGATCAAGATGCTCTACGGCAAGCGGCCGAAGGGCAAGGCCAAGCCAAAGCGCTCGACCACGAAGCCGCGCAAGAAGAAGCCAAGCGCGGCTGCTGTGCGGCGGGGAGCCGAAGCCCCCAAGCGCAAAGCCAAGCGTAACGTTTCGCGAGCGAAGACCAAGGCCAAGGTCACGATCCGCAAGCTCGCCAAGGGCTACTCGGTCAGTGGCAAGGACCGCCTGGGCAAGGCGATCCCCAAGATCACCGTGACGACCAAGGCGAAGGCCGACAACGCCAAGCGCCTCGTCGAGCAGAAGGGCATGACCGCCAAGCAAATCAAGATGCTCTTCGGAGCCGCGAAGAGGGCCGTCAAGCGCGTCGTGCGCAAGGCCAAGGCTCCGCAGCGCAACGCGGGCAAGACGGTCAAGCTGCTCCTTGGGGAGTACGGAGCCTACGTCGACGTCCCCATCAACGCCTGGGTCTACCAAGGTGACCCCAAAGAGGACAAGTACGGCGACTGGGAGGTCAGAGTCAAGAGCATGCGCGCGAAGGACGTCCCTAAGGGCCAGATGGCCTTCGAGACGAGGCACGAGGCCGAGAAGGACGTACAGCACTGGCTCAAGTCCAACCCCGGGCGCAAGGCGACTGCGAAGCGGCAGGCGGCGAAGCGCAATGCCCCCGGCATCACGATGGTGCTGGCAGACTACGGCGGGGACTACACCACCAGCGTGCCGCCCAACAAGTTCCTCTACATGTTCAAGCGCGGCGTGCTCCAGCGCATCAAGGCCAAGGACGTGCCCAAGTCGAAGCGGCTGACTGGAGACGTGTGGGAGTCCAAGCAGGGCGCGATCCAAGACGCACAGGACTACGCCGCTGGGGGACCTCGCGGACCGCGTAGTAGGGGCATGGCCGAGTACAACCCCAAGCGCACGCGCCGCAACAAGTGCAAGAACCCCAGCCCCCACGACCGCGTAGCGACGTACAAGATCAAGGGGAAGGTGGGCATCGACGCCGGCACGTACAACTACATCGTCTACGCCATGACCAACAAGGGGCGGAAGGATCTCGCGTACTACAAGAGCTACCGGTCTGCTAGCGCAGCCGCCAACTCGATCAACAAGCACGGCAAGTGGACTGGGGGGCGGGACCCAAAGCGCGGCATCTCCGTCATTCAGGTCCGGGGCAAGACGGCGACGGTGCACTACACCGGCAGCCGCAAGAACCCCGCGAAGCCCAAGCGCAAGAAGCACTCCAACGCCGCGCTCAAGAAGGCCTTCCTCGCGATGCGCGCGAAGGTCGCCAAGCGCTGCCCGCAGATCAAGTCCATCGGTTTCGGCATCGATCCCAAGATCCACGACAAGCCCCGGCACTTTGGCCTGTACTACCCGATGACGAAGAGCCGTGGCGGCCAGGTTGGCCTCGCGCCCGAGATCGCCTACCAGCCCATGAGCGTCGTCCGCGGCATCATCCTCCACGAGCTGGGCCACGCCCTCATCGACCTCGGTTGCTTCCCCAAGGCCAAGAGTTGCAGCTACGACGCCATCGAGCGTCGGGCCGACGCCGCCGCCAAAGCCGCTTCGGGCATGCAGATCTACTACGGCAAGGACAACGTACAGCGCGCAGGGCCGGGCGCTAGCGGCAAGAAGCTCCGCCCGAAGGGTCTGCGGTGAGGCTCCTCGCACGCGCCATCGTCTCCCTGATCTTCCTGCTCTTCGTCGCGTTCGTGCTGCCCTTCTACTCGTCCACCGCCGCCGTCGTCACGGGCCTCGTCATGTGCGCCGCGATCCTCGTGCATTGGGCCTGGACTGAGAGGAGGTACAGATGAGAGTCGGCTTCTACTTGGTCAAGGACAGGCCGCGCAGGGTCCGTACCTTCATGCGCGCCGCGCGCTGGTGGCGCCAGCAGTGCTACGGGGACGAGGTGCGCATGTTCGCCTTCGCCGAGGGGCAGGACGTGCTCGCCGTGCTCGAGGACTTCCCCGACGACAGCCTCGAGCAGGTGGCCTTCTTCTGCCACGGGATCTCGTATGCGCTCGGCCGCCCCGGCAGGCTCGGCTTCGACGTCAGGCCCAAGCGCTACTCGCCCCCCGAGATCTGCGCGCACACCGAACTAGCCGAAGTCCTCGCGCGCAAGATGAAGCAAGGCGGGCTCGTCTCCCTCTGCGCGTGCCTGTGCTCTCGCTCGCCCCGCTGGCGCATCCGACAGCTCTTCGGCCGCATCCTCGACCCGTGGTCCCCGCAGTCCTACAAGGACGGGGGCGACGCCTCTTTCTCCTCGCGCTTGTGTCGGACGATCGACCGCATCGGCAAGCGCGTCCAGGTGCGCGGGCACGTCGCTGCGGGGCACACGATCAACCTCGCCTTGCTGCGCCAGCACGAGGGCGACGAGGCTGTGGGGCGCGCCTTGTTCCAGATGGTGCACGGCACCGGGACCAAGCCAACCTTGCGTTTGCGCCGCCAGTGGAATAGGATCGTGCGAGGCCGGCTGGCCGCGCGCTGGCTCTTGGGCCTGTGTGAGGTGGACGATGTGCGACGAACTCTGCAGCGATAGCCTTCCGACCTGCCCCGAGTGCGGCTCCGAGCTAGAAGAGCGCGGCGGCCTGCGCTACTGCCTGGACTGCTCGTACCAGGAGGAGATCCCCGACGACCTCTTCTGCGACGCTACCTAGGCGGGGGGCGGCGCTGGGTTCTGGAAGGTAAACGCCTGATAGCTATCGAGCACGTCCCATGTGCCGGCCTCGGCACAGCCTACCTCCAGAGATCCTCCGATCACAGCCATGCGTGCGAAGAAGGCGCCTTCGTTGCGGAAGCCTTCGCCCCCTTGAGGTCGAATGTCTAGGTTGACGGAGTCCCACGCCTGCGTGAAGTGGTAATGCAGTCCAACGGTGGCCGTGGGTAGGTTGAGCGTCCAGTCACTCTCCGAGGCGGTGTTGATGATCCACTTGCCTGTATCATCAGCCAAGATGTTGTAGGGAGAGGACGCAGGCGCGACGATGTCCAGTAGCCCATCATCGCCTGAGGCCCCGCCTAGCGCCTCCCACCCGCTGGCGCCGTAGATGCGGTACAGGCCCGAGGTGCTGTTCTTGTACAGCAGGCCAGGGGTGAGGGTGGTTGTTGCCTGCTGCTGCACGGCCGAGCCCGTCGGGCGCCAGCCCATCGACGAGATAAAGGCGCTTGCAGCCGCGTCCGATGCAAACTGTCCGATGTAATGGGGGACGAGCGTGCTCATACGTACACCTTTCCAAGCTCTGTGGCTGACGGCTCTGGCTCGTGCTCGCCGTGGGGGAGCATCGCCGCCTTGGTCGCGTAGCTCGCGCCCGTGAGGATGAGCGCCGCGAGCCAGGGCTTGTCGCTGAACGCCGGGACGGCCCAGAGCCCTAGAGGGACGCCGATGGCCGTGCCGACGAGGCCCACGATCGTGAGCTGCGTCGCGAGGTCCTTCTGCTCGTCGCTCAGGACGTGCCGGCCGACGAGCACGCCGCCGGTGGTGAGGATCGCGAGCGCCCCGAGCATGCCAAGCTGAGCTTGAGTCATCGGTTCCACCTCTCGCGCGCGTAGGCCGTGCCATTGGAGCGGAGCCACGCCACGGGGTCGAGCCTCCGGGGCGTGCGGCCTAGCCGCGGACGTGACCAGGGATGCACCTCCATGTGCAAGTGCGGCCCCATCGCGGCTGCCTGCCCTGGCGCCCAGTCTGGCGGCCTCCCGCCGGGGCCATGAGTCGTGGCACCCACGTCGCCGATGCGCCAGCCGGGGACTACGCTCTGCCCCACGCGGACGCGGATGCGGCTCAGGTGGCCGTAGAGCGTGCTCTGGCCGTCCCCATGATCGATCTGGACCGTCTCGCCGTAGCCGCTGATGGGGCTGGCGTGGACGACCGTCCCGCCCTTGACTGCGTAGATCGCCGTCCCGACAGGTGCTGCGATGTCGACGCCCCAGTGGGGGCTGATCTCGCCCGCGCCCGTGCGCCGCTGCATGTCGAGCCCGCGTACGAAGTTGCCCTGTGCGAGGACGTACTGGGCCGCGCCGCGCGTTGTGGTTCGGGGGGCCTCGCCGGGCTTGGTGCCGGGGCTGGGAAGCGTGCCGCCTGCGGCGAACCACTCACGAGCTGTGCGGCGTTTGAGGGCGAGGATGGCAGCGACACCGAGGCCGGCGCCAGCAGCGGCTAGGAGGGCTCCACCTGGCATTGGACACCTTTCCGCCGGGCACCCCTAGGGTACCATGATCGCGCGCGATGTGCTAGACTCGTGGCATGCCACGGATCAAAGGCCCTCGCGAGACCCGCCAGCTGCTATTCTACGACACGCTCCTCCTGGACTACCGGGAGGACCCTTATCTGGAGTCCTACCACTGGGAGTGGGACAAGCAGACGACCTACCCGGGCATGATCTTCGTCAACATGTTCCAAGCGGCGTCAGGGGGGGACCTACGCGTCACCAACATGGAAGGCCTCGGGTGCTTCCCCTTCGATCAGAGCGCGTCCGTAAACGGGCTTGACCTGCACTGCGCCTTCAGCGACCCTACGATGATCCGAGACCTGTTCCTGGGCTGCACATTCGAGCTGTTCGTCGCGCAGATGTCTCAGACCAACCTGCCCTTTGCCGCCTTTGCCGACCCAGCGCGTTGGGAGTGCTCGGAAGCGGGAGTGCCCGTCACGGCCTACCCCCACGGCATCTCGGCTGGCTATCCATTGCAGACGCGTCCCATCGACATCCCTCCACGACAGAACTTCCGCGTGGTCACCTATCTGGACCGCGCGTTCGCGGACAAGCTCTGGACCCTCTACGAGCGCAAGGAGCGCGGCACCTTCGCCATGATCCGCATCGGGCTTGACTGCCTCCTCACGCGGGACATCCTGTAGCCTCGCGCCATGATCATGGGGCGGTCAACTGCCCAGGGGGTCGAGCGTCCCAGGCCAGAGCGGCGGAGGGGCAAGCCGAAGGAGTAGTCGGGCGCCTCCGGCCAAGGCTGGATCGTCTCGAGCAGATCGTCGATGATGCTAGCCTTTGCGCGCGTCACGCGTACCTCACGTAGAGCGGGACCTGACCGTGCGCGGGGCAGACGTAGGCGACCTCGCCGCAGCACAGCCGGACTAGGACCGCACGCCGGCCGCACTCGCAGGCGAGCACCTTGCGCGCCGGGCGGCGGGCTACTCGACGTCGCACGCGGGCCTCCGCAGCGACCGGATGTCATCGCGGATGATGCGCAAGTCGGAAGCCCTCCCCGCAGCCGAGATCTTGAACTGCTCCTTGATGATCTCGATATCCTTGGTGTGCTCGTTGACCATGGTGCGCGTCTCGACGGCCTGGTCTCGGTGCTGCGAGCAGGTGACCAGGAAGCCGCCAGAGAGGCCGATGAGCGCGACCGTGAGCGCGATGCCCCAGGTGCGCAGGCCCTTCCAGCGGCTCTCGTGGACGGCGCAGGGGAGGTCCGCGAGCTGCTCGAGGTGCTCCTTGATCCAGCGCACGTCGGACTCGAGCGCGCCGGCCGCCTTCTCGCGCGCGAGCTTGTCCTCGAGTGGCAGGCTGTCTCGCTTCTTGGCGGCGGCCATCAGTCCTGCGCCATGACCAGGCGCTTGGCCTTCTCGGTCTCGAGCGCCATGACCTCCTCGGACTGGAGGCGCTCGCCAGGTGGGAGGACCTGCTGGACCTTCTCGAGCTTCGAGGGGTCGCCGTTGACGTAGGCCTCGACGGCCTCGGTGACAGTGGAGACGAGCGACTGGATCAGCCGCCCCAAAACCTGAGTGAAGTTCATGGATCTACCTCGAGAAGTAGGGGCCGGCTACAGCGCAGGCCTCGTCCAACATGCCAACGACGGTGCGCACCTGCTCCGGGATGCCGTCCACGCCCGCAGCGTCGAGCGCTTCGAGTAGATGACTCGCTGCGTCACCGACGCCGTCGCAGAAGGGCCCCCACTCCTCAGGCAGCTCGCCGCCCTCGATCCAGGCCGTGAGCGCGCCCTGGGCCGTGAGGAGTGCCTCCTTGATCACGCGCAGTGCCCTCGTCACCTGGGCCAGGGGCTCGAGCCGAACGACGAGCACGCTGAGCCAATGCTCGGGCGGCATCTCGACGGGGGACTCGAGGCGCTCGCGACGGACCTCGTGGGCGATCTCCTCGACCATGGGTGGGATGCGCGAGGCAAGCTCCTGGTCGACGGCCGCGACCACGTGGGCTGCGGCGGTGAGGCTGGACTGCACGGCGACCTGGGCGCGCTGCTGGCTGCAGGAGCACAGCACGAGGGCTAGTGCGAGCAAGAGGGCATGGATACGCATAGAGGACCTTTCCGCCGGGTCTCTCTAGTGTATCAGTCGCGCGCACGTTCCTCAACCCTCGCTTTAGTTTCGTGCCCAAACCGCCCCAGCAGCCAGCGCGCGATGTAGTCGGTCACCGACGCCGGGTGCGGGATCTCGGGGTTGCTGCTGCGTCCGGGCATCATGCCGCAGGGCTCGAAGCGCTTGCCGATCTCGCCCCGGACCAGGACCTCGAGCGGGATGCCGTGCTGGAGTCCCTTTGACACGGCCGTGCACCACGCGTCGACAATCGCGCTCAGGGTCGAGCCTGCCTGGCCGATCGAGCAGAAGACCTCGGCGAGGCTGCCGTCCTCGTAGGGGTTGGCCGTGAGGTAGATGTCGGTCTTCACCGAGCACGCTGTCTTGCCGTCTGGGCCCACCTCTGACGAGTAGATCACGACGTGGTGGTCGATGCCCTCGCGCGTGTTTGGGAGCCTGTGGCGGGGCGGCTGGGGCGGGGGGCTATCCACCGCTGTCGTTGCCCAGCGCAGCCTCGCCAGCTTGCGTGATCACCCAGCCGCTGGGATCGTGGGACCATGCAGCCGGCCCCATGTCCTGAAGCTGTCGCAGAAGCCTCCCAGCAGGGCGAGCGTAGTGCTGCGGCAGCCGAAAGGACCTACCCCAAAGGAAGAACCCTAGCCAGCCAGGTAGTTTGGGCTTCTGAGTGAGCTGCGAGAGCATCTTGTGCTGTGCGACGGTCAGTTCCATCGTTCGTCCGTGTCTCTCCTCCCTTATCGCGCATCTCCGGGCTCCCCCAACTGCCGAAGACGCTCTGCCATGAACTCGATCGTCGACTGCCGTCCCCCCTGCCACCACGGACTGATCACGCGATCGATCTCGGCGAGCAACTCGGCGCGCATCCTAGACACCTCCCGGGGATGGCTCGGCGGACGGAATGCAGTAAGCGACGCCTCACACGACCTGGCGCAGTCATAGGCCTCCTCGGATGTCGAGTACAGCCTGCTGCAGTAGAAACACTCGTAGCCGTATTTCTCCTCGAGCATCCGTCTCTCCTCTCCCCTACTTCTTGTGTCGTCGCCGCCCAGTCCTACTCCCACAGACGGGGCACTTGGCCCACTCGGCCACGATCTGCATGTCGCATGGCCAGCACCAGAAGGCTCCAAGACGAGGCGCGCGGACCTGCTCGCGGTTGCTGCGCTTACGGCCCCACTCGTCCTCGCCCCGCTTGTGCATCTTCGGCTCTCCCTACCGAGTCTAACGCACCTCGGCCGGAAAGTCTTCCCCGAGATCACCTACCGGGATCACCACGGGCTCGAGGCGCATGATCTCGCGGGCCTCTACCTCGCCACCGTCGAGCCACCAGAGCGTGACGACGCAGGCCGCAATGATAGCAGCGATCAGCGAGGCGATCATCTGGAGCCGGCCGCTCATGAGGGGGAGACTACCGCGGCTTGCGGCGCCTGTCCAGAGGAGAGTGCATCAGGAAGTACGCCCGCCAGAGCATGCACTGGAGGCACAGCCACTTACGGGAGACGTGATCGTAGATCCAGAAGTACGTGCGGCAGGTGGGACAAGGCTCGATCAGAGGGACACCTCGGAGAAGGCCATCTCGCGCGTGGCGGGGATGATGGTGATGCAGGCGTGGCCGATGGGCGTCGCCTGGTAGCCCTTCATCTCGCCGTAGCCGCCCTCGCCCTCGGAGTAGGTCCGGAGGTAGGTGCCGGTCATCACGCCCAGCTGGGACGCGTTGCCGATGCCCTCTTCGGTCTGGCGCAGGCGGATGGACGTGACCTTCATCGTGTCGTGCAGGTGGCCCATGAGGACGAGGTCGCTGTCGACCATGTCGCAGTACTTCTTGAGCCTCTGCATCTTGCCGCCGGGCGTGGCCGCATTTCCCGCGCCGTGGGTCGCGAAGACGGACAACTTGGCGCGCTTCTTCGTGGACTTCTCGACAAAGATAAGCGTGAACAGGCCCGAGTAGCCCAGGTAGCGGCACCCGAGCCGGTCCGCGATCGCGCGCCCGAGGTTGCGGTGCGTCTTGACGCTCATCGTGTTCTCGTGGTTGCCCTTGAGAGCGCCGATGATCTTGCCAGGGCCGCCGGCGCTGCCGCCGCGCAAAGGGCGAGCGACGGACGCGATCTTGTCGATCAAGAAGTCGGCCCAGTCGCCCAAGTCCTCGACCTTCGCGTCCTGGCACACCGCCATCGGATCGAAGCGGTTATCGCTCGGGATGATGAACTCCCCGAGGTCGCCCATGAGCAGCACGATCGCGTTGCGCTTGCGCCCGACCCTCTCCATCGTCGCCCGGAGACGGTTCTCGGCGCACCCCCGGGCGCCTAGGTGCCAGTCCCCCGTGGCATGGATCTCGTAGGGCTTGGTGAGGTCGTCAACGACGATCTCGGTTGGCGTGAATACCTGCATCTATCGCATCTCCTCCTGCAGCATGGCCCTGACCAGGTCGATCGCCTGGTCCAGGGCGTTATTGGGCGGACCGCTCGACAGCATGCGCTCGGTCACGCGCTTGATCATCTCGGGCATGTCGCCGAGGGCGGGCGCCGTCGCTTCCTCGGCATCCTCCTCGAACTCGGCGTCGATGACGTCGGGGTCGGTCAGGTCGATCGTATTCGGCTCTGTTGGCGGTTTTGGTGACTTCTTCGGCGGGGGCTGAGAGGGCGCAGCTGCGTCAGGTATCGGGCGCGCCCGCCGGATCGACCCGTCTGGGTTCCTTCGACTCTCGGCGTACTTCTTGTAGCACCCGCTGCACCTGCCAGTACCAGCGCCTTTGCAGTACTCACCGCAGTCGATGCAGTACCCTGCCTCACCCTTCTTGGGGCCGCCGTTCTTCAGTGGCATCTCTCTCACTCTCCTCTCTGCCCTAGAGTCGGTATCGGTCCGCTCCGGGCGTTACGGTACTTGGCGCGCTTGAGGCCCTCGAGCACGTCTCGCAGCGACCTTCTCACTCGAGCGGATCGCTGGCACTCTGCGCACTCTCCCTTGAGCCGCGTTTCCCTACCACAGGTGACGCAGCGTCGTTGCACCTTGATCTCCACCATCTCCGCATCCGACGGAGTCGATCCGAACGTGATCATCCTAGATCCTCCAGGTACTCAGCGAACACCTCGGCGACCTCGGGGGCAGGCCGCGTCTCCATCGGAGTGAAGAGCTGGCACTGCGTGCACGTGAACGAGCGCCAGTTCTCCTTGGCCGCCTTCCAGAGGCACTCATCGTAGAACGGGCACGGGTAGGGACCGTCGCCCGGCCCCTGCGCCCTGTGCTCGTCGACCTTGGCGTCCGTGCCCAGCTCCTCGCGCAGCCTCACCGGGTTGGGCTTGCCCGGCGGGATCAGGGACTTCACTTGAGCATCCCCAGCCCGCGCGCCTGGGCAGCCAGTTTGAGGACCTGATCGAGCCGGATGGGCTTCATGATCGACACGTCGCGCAGGTTGACCTTGCCCCCGGGCGTGTTCGGGTTGAGGTTGCGCCCCTCGCCCTTGTAGCTGCCGTAGCACTTCGGGCAGTAGGCGTGGAGCAGGTAGCCCGTGGTCGTCTTGATGATGTCGACCTCGGCGCCGGGCGTCTTGCCTATGGGCTGGTGTTGCGCCATGCGCGAGAGGTCGTCCATCGAGAGAATCCCGTAGGAGTGGTATGTGCAGGTGGTGCAGTCCATCGGGACCGTGACCACGCCCTCCTTCACCATGAGCTTGGGGCGGTCGGGGTTGCGCTCGTCGTCGTGGTGTCCGATCGAGCCCTGGTTCCAGATGCTACGCATGTTGCTATTCCTCCTCTGGCCAAATGTAGCCTGTCTTGATCTCCTCTAGAAGCGCCCAAAGGGCCTCCTCGATACAGTCCCCGTTCCGCGTGAGGCTCTCTGCCGTGCCGCGAAGCCGTGCCGTAGCGCAGCCCTGCTCCGCGTCTGGGCTCTGGACGGCGAAGACCGCGTCGTATTGCTCGAGGCGCTTTGCCTCGGACTCGGTCAGCCCCTCGTCAAATCCCCGGAGACCTTGCCTCTCTCCGATGAACGCGCGCGACCAGCAGTTGGGGCACCACAGGACAGGCTTGCGGCGCTTGTCCGGCTTCAAAGTCGCCCCGTGAGTCAGGCAAAAGGGGCAGAAGACCTTGGAACCATCCTCCTCGAACTTGAACTCCATGTCTTATTCCTCCTCCCCGAGGCGGATGAGCTTCCAGCCCTCGGGCGCTTTGCCCTTGTACGATACCGCGCAGACGATCGCCTGGCCAGGCCCTCCGTCGCTCTCGACTGCCTTGCGCAGCGTCTTGCACAGCTCGCGCAGGCGCTTGGGGTCGAACCAGACCTCGTCGATCACGATCATGTTGACGTGCTCGTCGCCCAGCAGCGCGCTGGCGAAGGCCGTGACGAGCAGGGTGCGCTCGGCGCCGCTCAGGGCCCGGAGGTCGCGCGCGGGGTCCTTGCCCGTCTTGAGCGCGATCTGGCAAACGTCCCTCGAGCCGTCACGCAACTTGATCGAGCAGTTGGTCCCGCGGGGCAGGAAGGCGTTGATGCGCTTCTCGAGGCCCTCCACGCGGCTGTCGAGCAGGTCGCCCACGATGCGCTTGGCCGTGGCCTGCAGGCTCTCGGCGGTCTGGATGGCCTTCTCGCACGCCACCTTGGTCTCGGCTGCGCGAGCACGCTGCTCGATCGCGCCCTGCCGCCGCTCCAGCTCGGCAAGGCGGCCCTGGTCGACGGGCTCGGCCAGCGTAGCCTGGTTGAGCTGCTTGGACAGCGCGTTACGGTCGGCCTTGAGGGCGCGCAGCCCCGCGGCCTTGCGTTCCTGGCCCTCGATCTGGGCGAGGCTGTCCTGGCTGCGGGCGAGGATGCCGCCGATAGCCCCCGCGCAGTCCTCCAGGGTCCGGAGCGCTACGCCCTTGGTACCGCAGCACGCGCAGTTAGCCTGCTGCACGCCCGCGTTGGACATGCGCTGCCGAAGCCAGATGTTGACGTCGCGCGCTTGCTTGAGCGCCGTCACGGTCGCGTGATCGAGCGCGCCGGGCGGGGGCTGCATGGCTGCGACCTCGGCCGCGAGGACACGGATGTCAGCGTCGAGGTTGTCACGCCGGGCGCGCATGCTGTTGATCTGCTCCTCGGTCATGCCCGTGCGCGCAGAGGCCGCAGCGAGCGCCTCGAACTCCTCGATCTCGTCGGGGGAGAGCGGCTCGGGCTCGTCTTCGAGGACCTCCTCGGCGAGCTTCAGCTCCTTGCGCTGGGCTGTCTTGCGCTTCTTGAGCGCTGCCTCGGTCGCGAGGATCGCGTCGATGTCCCAGAGCACGCCGGGCGTGTCGTCGGTCGCGCCGCACCAGTCGTCCCACAGCTCGGCGGGGATCTTGCCCTTCAGCTCCTCGGTGGGCAGCTCGGCGCCGAGGCGCGAGAGCAGCGCTGCGCGGATGCGCTTCGGGTCGCCCCGGAGGAGCGCCTGCGCCTCCTCGTTGATGATCGCCGCGACGGGCGTGTGTATGGCCGTCTCGCCTTCGCGGTCGGTCAGTTGGCCTAGCCACTCGGCGCGCTTGGCCTTGGCCGTCGTGCCCTCGGCCGTCCAGCGCAGGACCGTCCCATCGGACAGGTCGACACGCGAGCGCAGCGAGGTGTCCTCGAGCGGCTTGAGCGTCATCAGGTCGATCTCGCGCTTGCCCAGCCCGGCGGATCGCGCCGTGCCCGTGAGCGCCAGGGACAGCGAGTCCACAACGCGGCTCTTGCCCGATCGGTTCTCGCCGACGATCAGGGTGCAGGGTTCGAGGTCGTGGTTGAGCAGCCCCTTGACATTGCTCTCGACGTGCTTCGCAAACGCCTTCTCGGTCTTCTTCTCTTCGGTCACGTTGTCTCTCCTCCTCCGCTTGCGCGGCTTGGTCTTTGACTCGAGCGGTAGGTCCATCTGTGCGGCGGTCATGACCTTACCTCGTGGAAGCCCGCCTCGCCCTTGTACAGGATCGTCTCTCCATCCTCGGGGTAGTCCGGATGTACGCCCTTTCGCGCCAGGCCTAGCACCAGCAACGCTTCGTCGCACCCGAGTTGGTAGTAGTCGAAGTCGTACTCGTATATCTCCTCCCACAACTCGTGCGCCTCTGCTAGGGCGTCGCCTCCGCCGACCTTGGCGAGGTAGGTGAAGAACCGGGCGAACAAGCGCGCTGAAGTTCTATCTGCCATCGTTTACCTCCTCCTCGAAGTACCTGCAGATCTCCGTGCGACGGCGGTCTCCAGAGTTCAGCGCTGCAAACCAAGGCTCCATGGACGCCGCGGTGTGGACGCTCTCGTAGATCTTGGCGCGGTCCCCGCCAGTGAGGACGCGGAGAGCCGCCACGAGCATCGAGTGTGCCGAGTCGAGCGGGCTGATCCTGCGGTAGCCCCAGCTCTCGTGGCGCGCCCTCTCGACCTCGCGCAAGTGTGCCAGAGCGCCTAGGACGCAGCGCGCGCCTTCGAGGCACGTCTCGCAGTCTGCCGGCCCTTGAGTGAGCCGCGCCAGCTGCTCCTCTAGATCCTCGAGACGCTGCTCAAAGCTCTTGTTGCTCATCCCAGCACCGCCGTCGCATACGCGCCCTTCCAGTCCCCGTCGGGCAGGACGCTCACGCCCACCATGCGGGAGAAGATGCCTGCGCGCCAGACGTAGCAGCGTGTGCCCTTCTCGAGGGCCGCCTCGGCGATCGTGGTCTGTCCCTTGGCGAGGAAGTGGCCGTGCTCGTCGGAGCCCTCGATGAAGATCAAGGCCTCGTAGGCCCCGGCCACGTAGCGGTACCCGCCGTTCCAGCCGCCGTGGTTCGCGCGCAGGCCCTTCCAGTCCAGCTCACCGTCGAGCGTGACCTCGTGGCCTGCGCCCTCGAGCTGGTCCCGTGCGCCGTAGACCGCCTCTTGCTCTCGCGTCGTCTTGTTCAGCCGTGACAGGATGATGCAGCGTTTCATGAGTCGTCCTCCTTGCGCGAGCGCTCTTCGACCTCGAGAACGGCCTCTCTGACCACGCTCTCGTAGCACACGCAGAGCAGGCATTCCTTGACGCGTCGGTAGCCGATCCACTCCCCGCAGCCAGCGAAGGTCCCCTTGCAGTGCTCGGGGTGCCGAATGCAGCGCTCGCCGCCGCCTGTGCGGTGGTAGATGCACGTGTAACACAGCACGGTCTTGTCGATCCTCGCACGCACCTCGGCCATCTCTTTGGCGCTAAGCAGCTTCATCTAGATCCCTCCAGTTAGGCCCGACACCCAGGTCAGTGGGTAGGGGCATTCCTTCCAAGTGAGACGCCATCAGCTCTTGCACTCTACGCCCCACAGTCCATCCCATATCCTCGGGCACCTCGAGCCCAAGGCTGTCGTAGTTGTAGTGGATCACGCCGGTCGACTCGCCCGCGAATCCCCAGGGGAACTCCGCGATCACGCGCTCGGTTGCGTCGTTGACATCTGCGGCTCCCAGGCTCTGCACGGGGAAGTTGTTTTGAGCCTCTTTGACCGACTCGTCTCCGCCGCCGTCGAGGAAGTAGCGCCTGCGGTTGTGCAGGGGCTCCTCTAGGTACCCCTGCTCAGCCCACAGGTCCTGGTTTGCCTTCTGGTACACCTTGATCGCGTTGCGCTGGCGCCAAAAGCGCTTGTACAACGTCTCTATCTGCCCGATGGTCCGGTCTCGATAAGGACGCTGACCAAACTCGTCTCGGTGGTTGCGGATCATACGGAAAGCAGTGTTGAGCGCCGCCCCATACTGCACCGCATATACAAAGGCCTTGGTGAACTTGCGCGCCCCTTTGTTGACCCGCTCGATTGGCATCTCAAGGAGCTTTGACGCATTGAACGTGTGAACGTCGAACTTGTCCTCCTGGAACACACGGATCAGCTCCCAGTCCTGCGCCAGCCAAGCAATGATACGCAACTCGAGCTGCTTCTTGTCACAGAAGACCAAGATGTGGCCTGGGGGCGCCGCCCACATGGAGCGCAGATCGCCCTTGACGTTCATGACGTTGGGGTCAGAGCACGAGAGGCGGCCCGAGACGACGACGTGGGGGTTCCAGTTGGGCCGGACGCGCCCGTCCTCCATCGGGACGATCGAGCAGTAGCCGCGCAGCTTGCTTGCCTCGCGGTAGTCGATGATCAGCTGGACGGTCTCCTCGAGCTGGGGCGTCAGGCCCTTGTCAACGAGGTAGAGCAGGTTGTCCTTGCTCACGCTGGGCTCGCCCGTGTCGGTGTAGCCGCCCTCCTTGCCGGGGACGGGAGCGACGCCGCAGACCTCGAACATGAACGCACCGACCTGCTGCGGGCTGTTGGGGTTGAGCCCCTCGGCCAGCTTGCGCGCGCCCTTGCTCGCGTCCGAGGGCAACGCCTGGACCGCCATGGCCTGCGCCGCGACGCGCGCCTCGTCCATGCGCTCGGTGAAGACCTTGTAGTGGCGCTTCATCTCGGGGACGTCGAGCCACATGCCGACCTCGTGCAGCTCGCGACAGAAGCGAGACAGGCGCATGTCGGCCTCGAAGGCGCGCTTCTGCCCCCAGAGGCGCACGTCCTTGACCATGAGGTCGCCCACGCGCGATGTTCCCGCGCAGTCGAGCATGCAGTATTTGGCGATGTCCTCGTCCGACGCCCACTTGTCGTGGTCGACGTTCTTGTGCTGTGGGCTGTCGGTGTACTGGGCCATGACGAAGCCCAGGTTGTGGGGCAGCTCGCTCCAGATCACGTGGTGCGAGATCACGGTGTCGAACTCGCGGCGCAGGACCGGGATGTCGGGGCACTGGTGCCGCATGACGAGCGCGTCGTACTGGACGTTGTGAGCCATGATGGCCTGGTCGGGGGCACCAAAGAACTCGCGCAGCAGCGCACGCACTCGCGCCTGGTCCTCGGGCGAGTAGAACGCGCTCATGCCGAAGGGCTTCTTGCGATCGACGACGGACTCGAAGTGCACGCAGGTGGCGAGGTCCTTGTCACTGATGCCGATGCAGCGCAGCACGTCCGTTGTGGGGTCGAAGGGGTGGTCGGGGCTCTTGGGCCGGGTCTCGACGTCGTAGGTGATGGGGCTCCTGAGACGCGCCAGGATGTCGCGCAGCTGGTCCACGGTGGGATTGAACACCATGTCGGGATCGCGCCACTGGAGCCGGCCTCGCGCCATCCTGACAGCCTTGTCGAGGTCGCCCTCGTAGATGGTCGTCCAGCGCCTGGAGCGCAGAACGAAGGCCGGGTGCACCGACGAGAGGAGGTTGTACTCGCGCCCGTCGATCACCTTACGATCAGGGAAGCCCCGCGACGCCATCATGGACTTCTCGGAGCCCTCCTTGCTCTCGAGTAGGACCTGGCGCGCGGTCGCGCCGAGCAGGAGCAAGTTGTCGTGCCCCTTGATCTCCTCGAAGAGGTGTGCCGAGCAGCAGGCGATGGGCGAGGGAAGGGGCTCTTCGCCCTTGGCCTTGCGGCGCTTGTTGCGCTTGGACCAGCCCGCCATGAGCTTCTTCAGGTCGTTGCCGGGCGGCCGGCACAACAGCGCGTTGGTCAGGGAGGTGCGCTCACGCGACGACCCTGCCTTGAGCAGCGCGCGGCTGTGCTCACGGCCCGACGACCCCACGAGGGGCCGGCGTAGCTCCTCCTCGGTATGGCCCGGGGCCTCGGCTATCACGAGCAGCTCAGCGCCTTGCCTGATCTCCGGCGGCACGTACTTGTTTTGCCTCCGCACTGGATACAGGATGCACTCGCTGCAGCGACAGCCGTGGTCCTCGGGCACATACCGGCTGGTGTCGTTGATGGTGTTGTACGCCGTCACGGTCCCTCACGTGAAGGGGGAACGGCAGACCGAGAGCCCCGGGCACGACACCCTCGGTCTGCCGGACCCAGCTAGCTACACGGCGAAGCCGCCGCCCCCGGTGGGCTGGGACTGCGTCTGGCCGCCGCCCGTGCCGAGGAAGTTGTCGACGTCACCGTTGACCCCCGCTGCCCCGTTGTCGGGGGCTGCGTTCTGGTCACCGCCGCCCATCATCTCGGGGGCCTCGCCCTGGGGCGCAGGCTCGCTCCAGACGGTCACGCAGGTGGGGCCAGCGTCCTTGGCGTACTCCTCGGCGTCCATGAAGTAGGCGACGCGGGAGGACTGGCGGTCGGACGAGTCGTCATCGACGATGAAGGCACACAGCTCCTTGCCCTCGAGCTTGGAGGGGGTGACGTCGATCCGGCCTGCGGCGCGGGCGTCTTCGAGGCGCCCCTCGGCGCTCATGATCGAGGCGAAGAAGTTGGCGAAGTTGCGCTGCGCCTTGGCGAGGTCGTCGCCGGTCTTCTCGTTGTCGGGCACGGTCTGGTAGTGCACGATCTTGGTGCCCAGGGCGTCGCAGCCGGGGGGGCCAACGATCTTCATGGACGTCTTGAGCGTGAGCTTGTTCTTGCGGTACCACTCCGCCTTGCTGATCTTGAGGCGGTAGTTGCCCTCGTCGCAGAAGCCGGAGGTGTCGCCCCCGAACTTCTGCCCCTCCATGTCGACGGTGACCGCCGTCCCCTGGTCGCCCGACTGGACCTTTGCCAAATGCTCGTTCATCTCTTCTCTTCCCTTTCCCCGCGCCCTCGCGCGGATTGTTCATTTACTTGCAGGCGCGTCCACGTACACGCTCTTGGGCGTGTACGGGAACTCGATGTAGACGCGACTGTCGCGGTTCGTGAAGCAAGCCCCCGACGGCTCACGGAAGATCCTCCCCTCGCTGTCATAGGCCCGCCCGTTGGACTCCTTGAAAACGTGGGGGCACCGCTTGTTCTGCCACTTCGGCTTGCACTTCGCGCTCCCGACCTCCGTCCACTCCTCGTCTGCGCCAGTCAAGGGCGTCACGGGCTCCCAGCGCGCCACCTTGTTGAAGATGGACAGGATTATCGGAGCTGACGCCCCCGAGTGCCCCTGCTTCTCGAACACGTCGATCAGCTCGAGGACGTTCTCTGCGGCCCACTTGTTGGGCCCCTCCTCGGGGTCGTCGACGCGGCTGCCGATCAGCTCCAGCTCCCTCTCCGCGAACTTCCTAAAGCTGCTGCTCATGATCCTGATCCTCCCTTGCAGTCGCCGCCCGCGCATCCGTCGCCCGAGCCGCAGCAGTCCTTGGCGCCACCCTTGCGGTGCTTCTCGTTCCATTTCACACGGAAGTTCATGCACGTGAAGCAGTTGGGCCAGTCCCCCGTCTGGTGGAGCGTCTTCGTCTTGTGATCGATGTGCCACTCACGCCCGCACTGGGTGCAGTGTCCTGATTCGAGGTTGCACTTCGATTTGCAGGTGCTACTTTCCATCGCTGCCGTCTCCTCGGTCTGGGGCGTCCCTAGGTTAGCAAGGGAGTCGCACTCTGGACACACGCCTCCCGGCTCGGGCAGCATGCCCATGTAGAAGCGCTTCCCGCATGAGGGACAGTCGAACGGTGCGCCATACCTGATCCTTGGCATCAGCCCAGCCTCCTCTCCTCGCGCGGCACCGACTCGAGGATCTGCAGCTGTCCGCCCCAAGCGAGAGTGCCCCAGTGGAACCAAGCGTATTCCTGCATGTCAGTCCGCCCGTTGATCGTGAACGACGGCCGGTTGGGCAGCACGTGCGCGTCCGGCGGGTTCGCCCGCAGCCACTCGTTGCGCTTGTGCGACGCCAACCAGTTGAGCCTCATGAGCAGGTACACGTCGTCGGCGACCTCGAGCCCGCGTTGCGCGAAGGCGAGGCCCAACGAGAAGGGCGGGTTGGTTACCATGTTGTCGTGTCCATCGATCGCGGACGGCTTCGTGAAGTCGAAGACGTGCTGGGCTGCGTTGGTCCTGCGGATGTCGATCGTGGTCCACTGGCAGAACCCATCCCCTTGCATCTCGTCGATCGTGTGGACGATCGCGCCGTCGCCAACCGCAGGCTCGAGGCACTTGCCACTGATGGCCGGCGCGACCTCTCGCACGAACTGCCGAACGACCCAGCACGGCGTCGAGTACACCTCGTAGAAGCAGGTGTCGCAGAGCATCTTCTTGCCCCGCGGTTGGAGCCGCCGCGGAGGGTTGACGATCCGCTTGCACTTGTCGCAGACGTTCATCAGAACCCCACAGCCCGCACGGTCTTGCGCTCTACCCTCTCGCCGTCGCCATCGGCCAGCGCGTACACGTCAGCCAGCGAAGTGGGCCGGGTGAACTCGTGCTCCTTGCTCGTCAGCCGCTTGTACACGGCCGCAGCGTGCACCGGCTCGAGGTCGTCGATCTGGATGTGGCGGAAGGTCCGCCCCTTGCGCAGCACGGCGCGGTCGATCTTCTCGAGGGGCGCGTTGGTCGTGGCAATCAGGCGCGCGTCGAGCGACGAGCCAATGAGGCCGTCTGCCAGGTTGAGGATCGCGCTGATCGCGCCGAGGTCCCCGCTCTCACGTGGGACGAGACATCGGTCAGCGTCCTCGAGCACGAGTACGATCTGATCGTCCCCGTAGGACTCCTGGAGCAGCACCGGCAGCAGGGTAGGCCCGCTGATCTCCTCCACGAGCGCCGCCGGGATCACGATGAACCGCGCCTTCTCGGCTGCCTTGATCAGGCTGCGGATCATGAAGGTCTTGCCCGTGCCGGGCGGCCCCTCGATGATGGTCAGCTGGCCGCGGTCTTGGTGCGCGCCGCCAGTCCACTCGAGGATGTCCTTGTAGGCAACCTGAGCGTCCTTCGTGTAGTTGTCGGGCTCGAGGTCGCAGAACTCGCCTCGGGGCATCGGAGAGACGTCCAGCCCTTGCTTCGTGGCAACCAGCGCATAGACCTTCGTCTTGGCCTTCTTGGTCGCCTTCTCCGTGCACATCGACGCGATCCGATCAGCCGTGGCTTGGTCGAACGTCGTCAAGAGGACGTTGCACGACAGGCTCATGGGCCCAGGCTTCTTCGGTTTGAACACCGTCAGCACGCTCTGCGCGTTCGCGAACCCGCGCCAAACGCCCGCAGGGCCCTCTTTGCGGTAGAACAGCTTGAAGTAGTGGGGCAGCCACTCCAGAAGGGGCTCCACGTCCTCCACGGCCCACTTGTGCAACAAGCACGGGCGGCCAGTAGAGACGGCTCGCGCACAAAGGGCATCCTCGAAAGGAGCCTCTTCGTCCCAGCCTTGCATGAGCTGGCCATCCGTCAGGCCGTCGATGACGAAGTGCTCGATCTCCTCGATAGGTCTCATCTCTCCCTCCCGTACGTGTTCCTGTACTCGATGCGTGCGCCGCTCGGGGCCGTGCACCAGCACTGGCCTGAACTGCCCCGCGCCGAGTACCTCAGGCACTCGTGCGCCCTGCCGACGACCTCGCACTGCTGTGTGTGGCGTCCGTGCCTTGCGCCGCTGCAGACGAAAGGGCTACCCACCAGCGACCCCACCCAGAGCAGCAGGCCCGCGAAGACCAGTACCACCACGAACACGACAACGTCCCCTGACGATCTCACAACAAACCTCCCCCTCCGCTGTTCTCCGCCATGCGGATCGGCTTCGGCGCGAACTCCGGCATCGGCTTGTCGCCTGCCATGATGCGCCAGAGGATCGGGCGCAGGTCGAGCGGCTGCTCCTTGGCAGCGGCGCCGTAGCGGCACTTCTGAATCCACATGGCGTCGGTCCCGTCACACTGGTAGACGCGCTTGCCGTTGACCACGGCCGCGCGGTAGACCGCAGAGAACTTGCCTGCAATGGGCTGACGTAACTTGCGCCACCCGCACGCCGGGCCGCCCCGGAAGAAGCCGTCCGAGGTGGACTCGCTCTCCTCCTCGTGCCAGAGGGTCACGATCCAGATGGGCAGGGCGAGGAGCTTGTCCATCGTGCGTCGCAACTGGGTCGCAAACTTGGTGTAGCCCTGCCTCGAATCGCCCGCCTTGGACACGGCCGTCATGAGCAGGCCCTCGGCCCACGCGGTGCCAGAGTCGAGGATCAGGGAGGTGATCTCGCCCGTCTGCACGCGCGGGGTGATCTGCTTGTTGATCGTGTCGAGCATGGCCCGGTAGGGGTCGTCCGGCGCAATCAGCTCAAAGTGCTTGGGCTCGCGCCCCAGGTTTGCTGAGACGGAGTCGAGAGCGCCGCGCTCGGTGACGATGCCCCAGGCGCGCTCGAAACAGTGGAACGCATCCAGCGTCTTGCCGATGCCCGTGCGCCCGTAGATCAGGATCGTCCCTCCTCGACGTGTCATCTCTCCTCCGTTTCCCTCACGCGCTCCCAGTCTGAGCTGACCGCTAGATGCACCACAAGCCCGCAGCGGCAGCGTGCCCGGATGAGGTCTGCGGCAGAGCAATCGGCGAAGTCCCACTGCCGGCTGCCGCAAAAGGGACAGTCCTCGCAGAAACCGTGCGCCGCCATCCACCGCAGCCACAACTCGCCCCACTCGCAGGCCGGTCGCAAGGACTTCATCTCGCCACCTCGTACTGCCCCATCATCCGTCTCCCATACGTGCAGAGGTCGTCGTAAGCGCATCGGCCGAACCGGCCGTCGCACGCGCCCGACCGTGGATGCGCCCAGGGGTCAACGTCCTTGAGCGCCTCGACCATGCGCAGGTACCAGCAGATCGACCGCGGCATCTCCTCGAGCATGCGCTCAGGGAACCTGATCGGCTGGCGCCGGAACTCGTGCGCGTCCCCGCTGCCGATGAGGTTGAGCACGAAGCCGCCGTAGGGCAGCCCGAAGTGCGTCGGCAGCGTCGCACGGCCAATCAGCTCCTGCGTCGCGAGGGACCAGTCCTTGGTCGCTCCTCGCAGACGGTCGGGGATACGCGCTGCGCTCTTGTGATCCATAATCCAGATTCGGCCACTTCTCTTGTACACCAGGTCGAGCTTTCGCGTCAAGGGCAGCCCACCGAATTTGGCCTCGACCTCGTACTCCGTCGCCAGGACAACGAAGCTGCGGTCGTTGCCGTAGTGGTCCAAGTAGCGCTGCAACAGCTCCAGTCCCCTGGGGATGCAGTGCGCGAGGCGCTTGGGCGCCGCCGCGGCCGTCGCTTCGGCCAGGACGCGATTCCGGTTGTTGTTCTGGTAGAACGCCGCGAGCCCGTCGTGGAGCACCGTGCCCGAACCCGTGGCCATCTTCTCGACAGCGGGGACGAGGCGCAGGCGCCACCTGTACGCGCCGCGCTGGGCGCACCTGATGTAGTCCGCGAGGCGGTGCCAGCCCGCCCGGGAGGGGCCTGATACGATCTGTGTCATCGCGTGCACCTCTCGCGCGCCGTGATGACCTTCTCGACTAGCGGTCCGACGATGTGGCGCTCGAGGATCTCGCGCACGGCCGCACGCTCGGGCATCGGGCCCTCAAAGCCATCGGCTACGTCGACGTGACACCCTTCCTCGGACAGTTGCACGATCCCGATGCACTCGCCTTCGTAGCGCACGACGTAGGCGGCGAGAGACGCTGTCGGGCCCACCACCAGCAGATCCTCCTGCAGACTCTTGCGGCACTCGGCCAGCTTCTGGGCCAAGCGGCGCTTGATCTCGCGCTGGCGCGCGATCTCGGCGCGGGCCTTCTCGATCGCTACCTCGCGACACTCCCACGCTCGAGTCAAGTCGTGGTAGCGCTCGCGCACGTCACGCTCCCTGGAGAACTCAGGCATAAGCCAGTAGAGCAGCCCCGCGCCCAGGTCACACAGCTCTCGCACCAGCAGCGCTAGGCGGTTCATCTGGTTGCCTCCTTGGCGTAGCGCCACTCGGCTAGCTCTTGGATCGCGTCTCTTGCGTCCCGAATCAGCTCTTGCGCGACCTCCCTCTGGGGACGCGTTCTCGCTGCCCGCTCAGCCTGCAGCGCATCCCACAAGAACACCGCGGGGCAATCAGAGTGCATCCACGCATCCCACTCCCAGGAGAAGGCGTCGCAGCCGTCCATGTAACAGAACCAACAGCCGCCCAGATTTGGATCGAGCCTCTTGCGGTTCATCGTTCCCCCAGGATCGTGACAGCGTCCTCGACGTCCTCGGGCGTCAGACCCACAGTAGGGATCGTCTGGACGAAGTGGCCCTCGATCCCAGCGTCGGCGTAGTCGTCCAGGATCACGAACTGCTCGACGTCCTCACCGTGCCCGGCCAGCCACGCTTGGATCTCCGAAGCACGCTGGTTGTACGAGATCCGGGGTGTCGCACCGATCACGTCGCCCAGGAAGCCGACCTCCTCGAGTACCTCCTGGAGCCATTCGAGCGTCGCGCCCTGCCTCCACGAGGAGGAGACCACGACCTGGGCGCCCGTGCGCTCGATGATCTCGTTGACCAGCGCCACGAGGTCGGGGTCGAGCCCCGCCGCATACCACGGGATCGACAAGTGGGGCTGATCGTCAGCATCCGGCACCCACGAGGTGCTGTTGATCACGCCATCGAAGTCGAGGAAGATGACCTTCATTGCTTGGCCTCCATGTCCGCCACGATCCGGACGCACTCGTCGACCATGCGGTCCACGTCGACACCCACGTCCGAGAGGTCCTCCTTCATCTCGTCCACGGTCAGCCCCAGGCTCGCCTCGATGACGAACTTGTCGATGTGCTCGGCCATCTTGCTCGCCAGCTTCCCTGCACAGTGTTGTGCCCAGAGCTTGCGCGCCTCGGGGATGGCCCTGTTCGTGCTCGACAGTACCGTGTCGGGGGACACGCCGCGCGCCAGCGCAAGGAACGCAGCCTCTACGTCACCGTTTGGGATCTCGTAGATGGCCGGCGCCGTCTCGCCGCCACGCCCGCAGCACTCGCAGGTCTCGACGACAGCATCGCTGATCTTGCGCACCGGGAAGGGCACGCCCTCGTCGTTGGTCTGGTCAACGGTGTGCGACCAGGCGAACTTGGCGCCGCACTCCCGGCAGGTGTCTTTGCCGTCCCAGGCGTAGACGTCGATCTCGTCGTAATGCCCGTGGCGGCAGATCCTCTGAACGTAGCCCTCGAAGCTCATGACTCGTCCTCCTCGTCGCCCTCGTCGAAGGCAGACACGTTGTCCAGCTGGTTGAACTCGAACCACTCCTCCTCGTCGTCGCCCTCGTCATAGCGAGAGAAGTCGACCCAGGCTCCGAACTGGCCCACGTCCGTGACGCACCCGACGTGGTTGAACCTGTCCTCGCTCAGATCGACCACCCGAACGCGGTCGAGCCTCTCGAGGGGCCAGTGCTCGACGTCGCGCGCGACCACGCCGTAGCGATCATCGCCGTCAGTGGTGATCATGACCATGTCGGACCTCTCGGGCTTGGCCGAGGTCGCGCGCCCGGTCAGCGGGAGTCCCTGCAGCAGTGCGTGGGGCGCGCGCACTAGATCACCGGCCTTGAACTCTGGCTCCTCAAGCGCGTTGAACGCTCCAATGTCTGCGCAGGCCTCTAGCTCACTGGCAGAGTAGCAACAGCCCCTCCCACCGAAGTGCACGCCGTAGACAAGCGTCTGCCGGTCCCAATGAATCTGAGTCACCGTACCCAACTCGCCCGCGTAGGCGTTGCCCGCACGAACGCGTACGCCCTGGCCGACCTTGAACTCCTGCTCATCTGCTTCCATCTGCCTCTTCACGTTCGGATGCTCCCAGTATGGGAGCGTCCTGCACTTCGCGCAGTAGAAGCGGCCGTCCTCAGACTTGAACCAGCCCTCGGGCAGCTCAAAGTTGGTCGTCTTGCCGATCGCGCTACATCCCCCGCACTGGTACGTCAGATCTTCGTCCCCCCGCACCGCCGCAGCTACGGTCTCTCTGAACGCGCGCGACTCCCAGTGGACCGGCGTGAGCCCGCTCGCCGCGCAGTCGCGCGTCGTAGCGCCCCCTCTGCAGTTGCCGAACGACACGGTACTGTCCGCCCCGCAGTCCTGCAGCACCAGTTTCTCAGACGCGACAGGCCACTGATACCCGCAGTGCTCGCAGCGCAGGTCCGCCTCGTCGAAGGGCAGGTCCCACGGGCTCTCGCGACGAAACTCGAAGGGCCGGCCCTCCTCGACGGGACGCCAGAAGCCCTCGGCGGGTGTCAGGAGCACGACTGCCTCGCGCGAGGCGCCGCACTTCGGGCACGTGGGCTCGGGCTTGTCGGCTCGCACGGACTCGAGGCGCGTGCACCCGTCGTAGGGCTCGCAGACCTCGCCGGGCTCGTAGGGGCACCTGTAGCGGCCGGAGCCGATGGGCTCGGCCTTGGGACACTCGTCACACCTCATCGTTCCCTCCCAGCACGGCTCTCGCGCGCGTTGCGAAGCGACTGAAGGACTGGTCGAACTGGCGCCAGCGCTTGGCGAGGTACTTCGCTGCCGTGCGCAGCTGCTGGTCCGGGCCAGTCCGCCCAGCCTCACACGTTACCCGCACGATCGCGCGCATCGCCGTGAGCACGTCCCCAGGATGCGCCTCGCCCTCGAGGATGAGACGCGTCACCGGGTTCGGCTCCTTGCGCAGCTCGTCGTGCAGCTTCTCGGTCAGGGCGTCGCTCACAGTCCGATGCCCTCGCCCCCCTCAGAGGCTGCCTTCGGCGCCAGCATGGCCACCTTGGCGAAGAGGGGCTCCAGTTGGCCCAGGACCTCGGCGGACAGCTGCGCGGCCTCGCCGGTCATGGCGTAGCTGCACGCGGCCTGGACGCCCCTGGCGTGCGGGACGGTCTCGTGAAAGGCGTTGGCGGCGATGTGGAGCATCGTGATCAGGAGCGGGATCTCGACCTTCTGCCCGAGCGGCGTCGAGAAGAACTCCGGGTAGGCGTCGCCCGCCTGGGACTTGATGAGGTCCCGCACGCCGTGGGCGACCTTCTGCGCGCCGGCGATCTTCACGCCGTCCTTCGCGGCCTCTGCCAACTGCCTCGTGCTCTGCTTCGCTGCCCTCGTGATCTTCTCCATCGTACTCTCCTCTTTCTCCCCCTCTCGGGGGTTGGTTGCTAGGATCTCGTCGTCTTCGGACGCGTAGTGCTCGAAGCGACTCACACTGTACCATCTCATGCTGCCGCTTACTTGGATGCTGTTGAAGGCGCTAACGTCCTCCACCTCCACGACGTCACCCAGGGTCAGGTCGCTATGGTCGGCGCCGATTACCCGAACGTGCTCGCCATGCTTGAACTTCATCTTGCTCTTCTCCTTCTCGTTCGATCGCGCCGGGCCGGCGACCTTCTGGAGCCATCGCTCGTCAATGCGGAGACCTCCTCCACGCTCAGTGTGCTCCGCGTCGACAGTCCACCCACTACTCCCATCCCAACGGGTAGCCTGCAGCACCCGGCCCGCAAGGCCGCTCCACACTCGCACGGCTGAAGACTGGTGGCCCGACACATCGTCCGGCTTGAACACACGCACCCAGTCGCCCTTGACGATGGGCTCGGGGTCGAGGTCGCCCGGCAGGTATGCCTCCTTGCCGCCCCCGTCGAAGAGCACCACGGGGTACCCGCCCTCGTCCAGCTCTGCCACCGTCCCCGAGCTATGGTGGTACGTCTTCACGCGGTCGCCTACCTGGTACCGCGGGGGCTTCTTGTCCGTGGCCGGCGTCAGCCAGCTCTCACGGGCGTAGCAGCGGTTGTCACCCGCAGCCACGTAGTAGTTCCAGGTCCGATGGTTGTCACTCCACGCCCTGGACAGGATCTCGCAGGTCTGGCCGTCGAATACGTCCATGTGGTCAGTCCAGGAGGGCCACTCGGCGCGGTCACTCGGGCAACTGACGATGACGCACTCGCCGACCTTGAACTTCGCGTCGAGGGTGCCACCATCGATCAGGCGATCCAGCGCGTCGGGGTCGATCAACTTCCACGTGCGAAAGTCCTGCTGCTGCACGACACCACGTTCCTCGAGCCACCGTGCCGCAGCGCCAAAACGGCTCCAACGGCCGCCCGGGGCAAAGAACCTCTCCCGCCCAGCCCCGCACTCTGTCCGGCACCACTCCCGGATCGTCTCCAACGCCTCTCGATCAGGTCTCTCCGTCATTGGTCTCCTCCAAGGCCCCGCCGGCCACGATGGCCGGCTCCAACATTATCGTGAACGGCGCTTCGAGTAAAGGGCAATCGCCCGAGGACCCGTGTAGGGGGATCTTCCCCGGGCCCGCTGGGTGCCTGCACCAGGCGCGCGCGAAGGTCGCCTGCCTGAGCGGGCAGCCCCGACATCGGGACACGACGACCCGGCGCTTGAGGCTGTCGTGCGGGGGGCGTCCCTTGCGCGGGGGCATCAGTTCTCCTCCTCGTCCCAGATCGCGTAGTCAGCCATCACTCCTCCGGCGACCACGACACGACGGCCAACAGCTCGCAGGACTCGACGCGCTTGGCCGCGTCCCACAGACGCTGCGCCTCGTCGCGGGCCTCGTGCACGGTCTGGGTCGCGAACTCATAGACCACGCGCATGCCCTCACGCTCCTCGATCACGAAGCGGTACGATCTCATTCCGCGTCCCTTTCTGCTACAAGCCGATCGATTTCGGCCTCTGCGCGCTCGACCGATCGCGTTATGCGTGCGATGGCCGCCCGGCTCTCGCTCAGGATGGTGCGTTGGTTGTCGATGGCCTGCTCGAACGCGCCCTCTCTTGAGGCGAAAGCGCGAAACCCCATCTCGTACCAGAGATCGGTCTGGGTGCAGCGCACCGAGCACTCGTCCTCCGGGTCTACCTCCGCGATCGTGGTCCGCACGTCCCCGTCCGCGGTGATGATCCACATCGGCACGCGCTTGGCCGCGATCGCGTTTTCGCACCTGGCGCAATAGGCAGCCTTGCGTGTCATCCTTGCTCCTCCACCAGCCTCTTGCGCGCTGCCTCGAGCCACTTGATCTTGCGCTCGCAGGACGCGATCAGGCCGCGATTGTACGTGAGGTCCGCGTCGATCCAGCTGACTGCGGCAGCAACGGCCTCCTCACGCGTCGCGTAGTGGCACTCTGCTGCGTCCTCGCCGTTGATGGGCCAGAACACCTGATCATCAGGGTGGTCGTCGGGATGGTCGAGTGTGCCCTCACGCTCCACGACCTCGTAGCTCTCCAATCCCTCCCCGATGATCCAGCGCTTGATCACCTTGGGGTTGAGCATCACGGCCCAGCCGGTCTTGGCCGAGAGCTTGTCCGACGCGCACTGCGCGCAGTAGTGGCGGTCTTTGATGATCGTGGTTGCGTGCGCCCCACAGCTGCAGAGTCTCATTCCGATCGCTCCTTCCCGTTGCGCATGGCCCAGTCGTAGCCCCGCTTGCACCGGTCCTGCCACTGCACCCCGGTTTGGCCCTCGTCACCCACCGAGCACCGCAGCACGGGCCCGGTCCGCTGCTCGAGCGTCAGCCCGAGACACTTGGCGCCAGTCCCCTCGGGCCGGCACAGGTAGGGGCAGGGCGGGTGCTCGTCGTCGCCTCCGCAGGTGCGGAGGGGGCGGACAGCGTGCTCCATCTCGCTGACGGTGTACCAGAAGACCTTCGGATCTTGTCCGTCGGCGAGAGCCACCAGAAGCATGCCACCGTCAATCTCGCGGATCACGCCGCTGCGCACCCGGTGCGACCCGCCCTGGTTGAAGCACTGCACGTAGTCTCCGACCTCAAACTGCTGCCGCTTTCGGTGCAGCACCAGTTCACGGCCTGGCACGGCGTCGTATGGGGTGCACGCGTCGGCGCCGATGTCGCCCAGGCCGCATGTGTCGTGGGACACGACGACCACCTGACGAACGCGGCCTTCGTGCACGACCAGATCGCCCAGTTCGAAGGCGTGCTCGTCCTCGGGGGGCGCGTCCTCGATCGCGCGCAGGTCTTTGGCCTGGCCCCAGAAACGCTCGTGCTCGTTGTCGAGAAAATAGATGCACACGCCGTCCTCGCGCCACTTACGCCCCACGACCTCGAACTTTTCCCGCGCCGATCGGACGAACTGGCCGACCTCGAAGACAGGGGCCTCGACGCGCATGAGATCGCTGCCACGGCGAAAGGCTGCGCCCGTGAGCGTTTTCACGAACCAGCGGCCGTCGGGCATGCGCATGGTGATCTCGCCCTCCTGACCGTCGAACTTGCCCCTGAACACGCGCACCCAGTCTCCGGCCTTGAGCGCACCCAGCGCGCTGGCCTTCTCCGCCGGCGGGGCGACCTCGCGGAAGCCATCAAGCCCGCCGGTCACAGCCCACTTTTCGCCGGTCTCCCAGTCGATGATCGCGGCGCCTGCCTCGACAGCACGGAAGTGGCCAATTGGAGCGTGTCCGATCTCACGCACCCAGTCCCCGACGCCGAAGGGATCTTCGTGGAGGTTCCCGGGATTGGCCTTGAAGATCCGATCGTCGCTGCCGCCCTCGC